ATTAACCCGTGCCATCGCTGAACTACAAGCTGAATCCGTATCGTTTGTTGTCATCAAGTACTTTAATCTCCCAGTTCAACATCAAGCAACATATTTGGCGTTGTGGAAAGCCAACAAGGACGCCATTCGAGAAAATCTGACAACCATCAAAAAATGTGCTGATTTCATTATCGGTGAAATAGAAAAAATCAATGCAGCCAAAGCTAAACAGGCTCCACAAACACCTGTAGCTGAACAACTTTTTGAGTGTGTTGGACAGCATACTTTCAGATTAAGAAAAGCTTGACACTTGTTTTATTTCGTGGTAAGCTTTACCCATGAAAAAAATATGGGGCTTTGCCTTATTGTCGTTTTTGACAGGATGTCGTCCTCCACAGCCATCCATTCCCGAGACCGTAACCGATATTAATGGTTACGTGTATCGCTTAATATCTCCAGAAAAGTCTCTTGGAAACGGTATGGTTCAAGTAGAACTATGGGAAAGAATAGAGCCGTTGGAAACTAATCATTACTACACGCCAACGTTGGGTTCTAAAATTAATGGCGGCACGCCTATATTTATCTCACTTTCAAGGTAATTATGGCTGGAGTTTGTAGCAGGCATTTTCATGACGAGCCGGATTGTCCAATTTGCAAGTCAACCCCGGCTACTGTTCTCGGTGTAACCGAAGATGAGTTTGAAGAAAAATGTTGTCAATCAAAAGCGGCTGGACTTCACAAATGCGAAAAATGTGGATTCGAATATTACAAAGTAAGTCTGACCACTAAAATCATATGCCCGAAGTGTTCCCATCCTCTTCCAAAGTCTTTGTATCCACAGGACGGTGGCACTACTACAACCACTGGCTCATAGTGGACTGCTGTGAAGAATTAGCTCGGTATTATCGCTCGTTAGTCCATGCTTATTCCCCATCAATTAATTTACAAATCCCAATGCACGGTTCTCATATTACCGTCATTGCAGGAAAATATGAACCCAACCACGATGAACGATTCTGGAGGAAATATGATGGACAGCCTGTCCAGTTCAGTTATTCCCCAGAGATTGAATCGGACGGTTGTTATTTCTGGCTTCCGGTTTATTGTCGAGACTTTGAAAAAGTACGAATTGAACTTGGTCTCAATCCCACAACACCAATACCTTGGCACCTTACAATAGGCAACCTAAAATAATCAGCTTGACTTTTTCAGAAGAATCAATACAGTAAGTGGAAACATCGGATACAGTTATGCAAAAATCAAAAACGTTTATTTATTACGCAGGGTGGTCTATCTTTTGGATCATTGTTCTTGCGGGTGCAATTTGGTTTTCAGTTGAAACCAAAACGTTTCGCTTTACTGCTCCCATTATGTTCATCACTTTCATCGGGTATGCATTCTACGTAATGCTAAAAACCAAACCCGAACTTTCTACCAAACACAATCTCGATGATCATTGTGATGAGAAATGTGATTGTAAGGAAGCGAAGTAATTTCCAAACTTGGAAACTAAGAAAAAGTAGGAAACGTCGGAATAGTTAACTAAAATCACAAATACAAACACAAACACAGTTATGACAGAATCAAATAGTATCGTTCGAACAATCAAACTTATAATGCTAGGCATCGTTGCTATTATTGGATTGATTGTGTTATTCACAATGGTTAAGTTCACCACCGTCAAAGGAAATGAATACGGTATTCTTGAAACATGGACTGATGGTGTCATTAATCAAGTCTATCCTCCGAAAACCCATATTTTGTTTCCCGGTTTCATGAAACAAATGTACATTTATGATGGTGCTTCTCAAGTGTTCGTTATGAATGACAAGACGGAGGAAGCAGGAGAAAAGGGAATCGGGCGTGATGCCGATGCATATCTCGTACAGTCTCAGGAAGGTCAGGACATGAAGATTTCCTTGAATCTTCGGTGGCGTATTGATCCCACGAAATTGGTTGAGATTCATAAGACTGTTCGCAACAATATTGAGGACAAAATCATTCGTCCAGTAGTGATGCGGGTCGTCAAGGACAAGGCCACCAAGATGAAAGCTATTGATGCTTATAGCGGTGAAGGTCTGGTTCGTCTGCAACAAGAGATTCAAGATGCCCTCTCAGGTGCAGATAAAAATGAGACCGACGAACTAGCCGAACGTGGTGTGATTGTCGAGAATTTCGTTATCGAACATATTGAGTTAGATCCTAACTATATCGCTGAAATCAAAAAGAAGCAAATTGCTACGCAACAACAATTACGAGCCGTTGAAGAGGAAAAGGCAGCGATTGCCGAAGCACTCGTTGCTAAAGCAAGGGCGCAAGCAGACTTGAACACTCAAGTTGTCGGTGCCGAACGTGATGCCAAGATTATGGTTCTCCGTGCTCAAGCAGAAAACGAGAAAGTGGTAATTGCGGCCAAGGCAGCAGCAGAACAAGTTCGTATAGCCGCCGAAGCCATGAAAGAGCAAAAAGCTCTTGAGGGAGAGGGTGAAAAGTTGAAAATGATTGCCGAAGCAGAAGGTACTCTCGCCAAGGGTAAGGCAGAAGCGGCTGCGAAGCAGTTGATGCTCGACTCTTATAAATCAGCGGGACCGGACGCTTTCGTGAAAGTAGAAATTGCAAAGGCATTATCCGAGGGAACTAAAGGTATTCAAGGGTATCTTCCCAACAACTTCAATCCAACTGTTATCTCGGGTAACTTTATGGATGCTATCATGACAATCCTGAAACCAACTCCTTCTCAAGTTGGTAATACAGAAACGGTGAAGTGAACTATCTCTGTTGATTTTGTTCAGCGGGGTCTGGGAAACCAGACCCCGACTTTCTTTATATGAAATACTTTTTCCTTTCCATTCTTTTCGTTTGCAATCTTTGCAATGCCCAACCGTGGAGTTTTGTTGCCATGGGAGATACTCGTGGAACAAGTTCTTCTGACCCTCTAAACGAATCCATTATGTCAGAAATAGCAAACGAAATCGTTCGTCAACAAGCCGAGTTCGTCATTGTTGTTGGTGACTTGGCATATTCAGGGTCATATACTTGGTTCAGTAATTGGAAAACCGTTATGGCTCCAGTTTATCAAGCAGGAATTCCCGTTTTTCCCGTGTTGGGAAATCACGATGTTAATGATATTACTTCCTACCTCTCTCTTTTCAAAAACGATCTTCCAACAAATGGACCCGCAGGGGAAACATATCGAACATTCGCATATTATCACAAAAATGTTCTCATGATTGGAATGGACAATTATGTAACTCCCGCACGAGTTAACCAGACATGGTTGAATCAGGTATTAGCCCAAAATAAACTTCCACACGTTTTCGTTTATGCTCACCAACCCGCATTCAAAGCAAATCACACCGATTGTATGGATGATTATCCTGCTAATCGGGATGTATTTTGGACGAGCTTGATAAACAGTGGTTGTAAAATTTATCTCTGTGGACATGACCATTTCTATGATCGTCTTAAAGCGGGAGGAATTTATCAAATGATTGTTGGAAATGGAGGAGCACCCATAAATTCATCATATTCGTATAATGGAAATAATTCGTCTTGGAATCCTGTGAACCAATATCATGCTGCTCAATACGGTTATATATTGGTTACTATTGATGGATACAAAGTTACGGTTTCAATGTTTGAAAGAGTGGGTGCAGGAATTTACACAGAAAAAGACAAGTGGAGTTATTTGGTCCCAGACCCCCATCCATTTCCTCCTCAAAATATGAGGACTTCAAAATAGTTTTACTTTGTTGTTGACTTTTTCCGAAAAACTAGTATAGTATTCCATGTTGAAAGTAAGAAAGGATTCAACACATCGACCTTGGCAACGAAAAAGTTGCGAAAAAGTGAGAAAGATGTTGACATTTTTCTGAAATCGTGTATAGTTATAGGCATAGGGTGAGAGTATCACCTAACAAAAGAAAATGAAACAATCAAAACAACATTGGTTTAAGTCAGCGGGCGAGCAAAGCCTTAATGGAAGTGCTTTGTATATTGATAATCGCCCAGAAAGGATCGGCTTCTGAGGTAAACCGTACATAGAAACCTCGAAGCCGACCAGAAAAAGGTCGGCTTTTTGTTGGAAAAATTTCAGAGATAGAGTTGGGTTTAAGCAAACTCCATCGGCCCTTTAAAAGGTCTGCTTTCCCAAGAGTGACAAAAAAGGTGATTGGTCAGTGGGTGTTATGACTGGAATAGTGCAGAACCCAACTGGCGATAAAGTAACTCTATGGATTACATGTGTATGGTGTCATCAATCGTATCACCGATGCAATACTCCGATAGAAAAGAAATACGGAGTGTAATGTCAATTGGGAGACGGCCTGATCTGGAGTCAGGAGGTTGGCGGTTCGAATCCGCCCATTCCGACCATTTTGAATGCACCGCTGGTGAAATGGATATCACGTTGCTCTACGGAAGCAAAATTCGGGGTTCAAATCCTCGGTGGTGTACCAATTTTGTTTGCCTGAAAAAGTATAGTATAGACGTGAGCAAGTAAAACATAAGAACTACCCAATCCGTATGTTCCGAATAGCATACTCCTTGACGCAATCTGAAAAGATTCCCTCTTGAGCTACGGCTTACAGAAATTCGGACAGGAACAAACAAATCTCTTTGGGCATGTCGCATAGTGGCTATTGCACGGGACTGTAAATCCTGCGTCTTTCGGGACTTCGGAGGTTCGAGTCCTCCCATGCCCACCACTTTAGTCAATTACAAATGAATAGGCGGGGTGCTTGGGCACGGGCAGGTCTCCAAAACCAGCTACGGGATAAGGGTTCGAATCCCCCACCGCCTGCCATCCCAACCAAACTAATCTAGTGAAAGTGGCAGACTGAAAATCTGCAAAGCTCGGGGCAGAACCGAGGGTTGGGACCATTTTCAACCCGAAAGTGTAAATCTTACGTTTGCCAAGTGAAAGACTTTTATTGGCGATTGGTGTAATGGTAGCACACGGGTCTCTGAAACCTTTGGTGAAGGTTCGACTCCTTCATCGCTAGCCAATTTTATTGTGGTGTAGTGTTAATTGGTAGCACGTCTGACTGTTACTCAGATAGTTCTGGTTCGAGTCCAGAGACCACAGCCATTTCATTCCAGTGTAGCTCGAACGGTAGAGCGAGATGCTGTTAACATCAGGGTTGATGGTTCGAATCCATCCACTGGAGCCAATTTCAACCCGTCTGAAAGCAGGTAAGAACCCATAAACGAAAACTTTCTGCACACGTAGTCCCCTCTCGCTTCGAACGAGTTGATGCGGTAATTGGAAACTGAAACTGCGGGTTCGAATCCTGCCGTGTGTACCACTTTTAATGGCCTCGTCGTCTAGCTCAGGTTAGGACACTGCCCTCTCAAGGCGGAAAGTCGGGTTCGAATCCCGGTGAGGCTACCAATTTTTGGATTGTTTTCAGTATGGTTGGACTATTTATAGGTTGAACTGTAATCAAAAACCTATATGTATATCATCACACCTTACGATCCATACGCTCCCAAGAAAAAGAAAACTTGGCAGGAGGAACTATGGGAACAGCAACAAATTGCTGAAACCGAAGCTAAAATGTTGGCCGAAGCGGCTAGCAAAACACTTCCTCCAAATGCACCCGAAACTTCGGTTGCCACAGCAGGACCAATGGTGAATGCAATGGCAGGTGGTGGAGGTCAAGCAAGACCAGCATTTTATCAAAGAAACGATCTTTTGGTTGCTGGATTTACGTTTACTTCATCGTCCAAAACTGCTCCTGCGAATATTACTTTCGTCAACACCTCCACTAATGGCGGTCCCGGTACTATGACTTATTTTTGGGATTTAGGTTCCGGAAGTTTGACTTCCACGGCAACAACTCCTCCGGTTCAAGCATATACGGTAGCAGGAACATACACCGTTACTTTGACAGTTACGGAGAATATGTATGGAACCACCAAGGTTACTATTGGAACATTTACTTTGGGATAATAGGAACAATTTTTACAGAAGATCACGAAAGGGGCGTCAAAAGACGCCTTTTTCTTTTCTGTGTATGGTGATAGTGGTGTAATAGTTAGCATTCCAGTTTGTGAAGCTGGCGGTGCGGGAGCATAACCCGTCTATCACCCCAATTTTAATGTCACTGTGATGGAATCGGCAGACATGGTTGCCTCAGAAGCAGCCGCCGAAAGGCGTGGGGGTTCAAATTCCCCCAGTGACACCATTTTTCAAATGCCAACGTGAGCCGAGTGGTTGAAGGCCCCTGTTTTGTAAACAGGAAAATCATCGTGGGTTCGAATCCCACCGTTGGCTCCAATTTCTTAACAATCCTGAGAAGGCAATCTACTATGGTGTATGTAGGAGCACAACAGCATGTAAGCTGGAAGAATCGGTGCAAGTCCGAATGATTGATGTAGTATCTTGATTGTAAAGATCTTGATAGACGGTGTGTACAGCCGGAACTTTAAGTGAAATCCAGAAACGTTTTTAGAAGCATCAAAAGGATCAGTAAACATGATCTTTATGCCGAGTTGATGTAAGAGTAGCCTGCAAGTTTCGTAAACTTGATGCGTCGGAGCGTTACCGACACTCGGCTCCATTTGCCATATTATTGCTGCCCATTAACAATTCACAATCGTAAGAGTATTTGTCCCGGTACCCAACTAGTGAAGGGGCCAGTCTGCAAAACTGGTATGGATGGAGCGTAACCATCACGGGACTCCAATTTTAGAATAGTTCATCGTTTAGTAAGTCTTCTAAATATGATTTCGTCATAAAGGGATGGTCATCTAGCGGCTAGGATATCGCACTGTCACTGCGACAACGGGGGTTCGATTCCCCTCCATCCCGCCAATCAGGGTGTAGTGTAGCGGTAACACGCTCGGTTCGGGGCCGAGAGAACATGAGTTCGAATCTCATCATCCTGACCAATTTCTCCCTTGTGCAAGGCAAGGGATTGGGTGCATCAGCAAACCTCGCTGATTACCCTCTTCACGTCGGTATGGTGTAATTGGCTAACACATCGCACTTTCACTGCGAAGACATGGTGGGTTCAAATCCCCCTACCGATACCAGTTTTATTGATCCGTGGTGTAATTGGTAACACGCCTGACTTTGACTCAGGAGACAGTTTGTTTATGTAGGTTCGACTCCTACCGGATCAGCCATTTTTTGACTATTTATAGTCATGAAACGAAAACTTGCTTGGAGACCTGATCTTCCCGATCAGCGAGATTATACCTTTTCTCAACTTACTATTGATCAAAATATTCCTATCACCGCCTCAGTAACCTCAAGTCTTAGGTTCTGGTGTTCTTCTGTAGAGGACCAAGGAACTCTTGGAAGTTGCGTGAGTAATGCAGTTGTTGGGCTTTATGAGTTCAATCGAAATTTCTCTGGTTTGGGAGGCTCAAACTATCGCAATTTCAGCCGTCTGTTTAACTATTACAACTCTCGGGTACTTTCAGAAAATGTCGATGAAGATTCCGGAACTTATATTCGAGATGCCATCAAAAGTGCTAAGTTGAATGGAATTTGCTATGAATTTCAATGGCCGTATGACGTGAATGCTTGGATGAATGAACCTCCATTAGGATGCTATCGGGAAGCCATCAATCACAAAGTTAGCAAGTATTACAGAATTGAGACGTTGGATGAAATGAGGACATCTTTGGCAAATTTTCATCCGTTTGTTTTTGGTATTGCTGTTTACGAGTCTTTTCTGAGTGATGCTGTTGCTGCCACGGGTGATGTTCCCATGCCCTCGTCAAGGGAACAAATGTTGGGTGGTCATGCAATGCTCTGCATAGGACACGATGATATTACTCGACGTTTCTTAGTTCGTAATTCATGGGGAAAAAATTGGGGAATTCCTTACGGAAATCTTGGAGGCTATTGTTGGATTCCTTACGATTACCTCACCGATAGAAATTTGAGTGACGACTTTTGGACTGCTTATTGATATTTATAAAATATGCGTCTTTCAGAACTGATTATACATAAAATTTCTCCAGATCATCTTTTTGAAACTTACACGCTTCCTGAAATGGCCGCTGGCGATGTAAAAGAAATCTCTCAAGAAGAATGGCAAGAGGGCATTCGGTTGGCGAAAGAACACAACGAGTCTCCAGCGATTGACCCACAAATCAAAGGGTTCTATTACATTGATGTCACTGGAAGATATCAGGTGTATTTTACGCTATGGCGTTGGAAAGATGTTGATCCAACGGTTGCTCAATGGGTAAAGAACCCCATTTACATGGGGAACATGACCACGAATTTTTTGACTTCGGTTAAAAAAGCATTGGAAAAAATTCCTCGAAGTGTCCGTTTTCAAATCATGACGGACAAAAATCGAGAAGGTCTCATTGGAAAGAATGTCGTTCGAAGTAATGAAGACATCAAATTTACTTTTGGAAAATACCGTGGAAAATCACTTGGAGAAGTTTACCTTGAAGACCCTCGTTACATTATTTGGCTAGTTCAAAATCAAGATCCAAAATATGAGAATACGAAACTAGGTCAGGCATTAAGAGTATTCGCCAACATGTATTACGAGGAAGTCACCAAGCAAAATCAAGAAAAATACAAGGATGTTCAATACGTCGGTGCCATCGGAGACCAATATGAAGGGGAAATTGAGGTTTACAAGATTGAAACTAAGGAGGGACGGTCGTTCAATCGATGGGAAAAGAATCCAACTTATACAGATGCCCGTGCAGTGGACGATAAAGGAAACAAGTTCATTATCTATAATCTTGATAAAGCATTTCCAAATCATATCATAACAAAAGGAACCAAGGTCAAAATTCGTGGAAAAATTAAAGACCAAAAGGAAATCCTTGGAATCAAATTCAATCGAATCGGTTACGTCAAGGGTATTGATCCCGGCAATGCTCAACCAAAACATCCCGAACTTCAACTTCAATCACAGCCGGAAATTCCACACCCAGAAAACCCAGAGTTTTAATGCGGTAGTCGTTCAATAGTAAGACACGACATTGCCAATGTTGAAAGGGAGTATTGCCTCCTTACCGCACCACGCACGCATGATGTTTAACGGCAGCATATCTGCCTTCCAAGCAGATCGTGGGGGTTCAAATCCCCCTGCGTGCTCCAATTTATCCCGGTATGCGTACTGCCACACAGCCAACATCCTCGCAGTAGGTGGAATTGACTAACTGGACCGGGAGAATGGGTTCGAAGCTTTAATAGTGAAGCACGAAGCTTTTAACTTTGAGAAGACGGAGCATTACCGTCCGAACCCACCAATTATTTTATTCGCCATGTAGCTCATCATTGGAAGAGCAGCGTCTTGATAAGGCGAAGGTGGCAGGTTCGAGTCCTGCCATGGCGACCATTTTTATCGTACGGGGGGCAGAGTTTACGAGCCACCATCCATTCGGGATGGAGTAAATCAGGTGTGAGTCCTGAACGTACGACTATTTATTGACATAGACAATACCATGTTTTGTTTCTTTCATGTTACGAAAACGGCAGGAATGTCGCTTACGAAAATAGTGACAACGTGTCTTTCTCGGTCTTTTTTATACGAAAACCACGTCGTTCTTTCAAATAATCGAACTCGATATCGTTCTCGTCCGTTGGTACAATCTCCGGACACCGATGCTGCCAAATATTTTACGGGGCATTTGGTCTATTACGGAATGCACGAAGATATCCAAAGACCGGGAAAGTACATTCTTTTTTTACGAGATCCCGTTCAGCGTATTATTTCTCTCTACCATCATGACAACATTGAGACAGTAAGGAATGAAAGACCATTTCCGAATTTTACCGATTGGATAAAAGCGAATCTGGATAAAACCATGATTCATGGTATAACATCAGGATCGAAATTTCCTGCAACATTAGATGGAGCAATTAAGATTTTGGAAAGGACAGCATTCATTGGTCTTCAAGAAACTTTTGCATTAGATGTTCAACAACTTTTCTATCGGGATATTATTATTCCACACGAAAATGTAACTGAAAAACGAAAAAAAAAATATTTCGGAATAAAACTCAATGAAGTGAATAAATCGGATTATGATTTAATGCAAATTGTTCTTGCTGATGATATCAAATTACATAAATATGCTTTGAAACTCAGAGCAGATGGTCACAACGAAGGATTTCGTTTGCCATTATTTTAACCTATTGAATGTTCTGCTAATTCCAAACTCCATTTAACCAAAAAGAAAAAAGAATAACAGATAGGAAATACAAAATAAATGTCCTATCAATTAACCATGCAAGTGAAGCCATAGAGGACGGGCATCTGGCTTTTAACCAGACTATTCGTGTGGGTTCAAGTCCCACCACTTGCACCAATTTAGAGGAGTTGGGTTCAAATCCCAATATCCTCTCCACATTATGGGGAGGTAGCTCAGAGGTTAGAGCGTCGAGCCAATGGTTGATTATATCTTCCAGTAACCCGAAGGTCGCAGGTTCAAATCCTGCCCTCCCTGCCAAATTCATGAAATCAATGACATTCATAGCATAGAAATCTCTAGCGTGATTCCGAGTGGTAACACCTATTTATAGGCATGACAAAAGAAGAACTACGCCAATTGATTCAAGAAGCGATTCAGACTGCATTGAATGAAAGGCAAAATTTGGAATATTTAAGTGATGACATTCCAACTCGTACAATCATTGGCGAAGCGTGGACTCAAATTATCCGGAAACTGGAAACTTTAATAGGAGAAGTTGAAAGTTTTAATGATTCTTTTGGATACACCATGCAGAAAATGGGAATGAAAGAAAAGCTCGCCGTTCAGTCTTACGTGGCGCAACTCCAGCAAATTGTGAAAATACTTGAGCAGCTTCATCCCGCCATCAAAATTATGACGAAAATCGAACAATATGATGAACTGCATGAAGGTCATCCCCATGGGCGTTATGCACAGCAAGCGGGAGCAACTCCGTTTGACACGCCTCAAGATTTCTAATGGGTTGCAAGCATTGCAGCGATGCAGCGGTCTCTTAAACCGCAGAGCACGGGGCAGCACCGTGGCGACCCACCATTACTTTTCATTTTTCATGTCTAATTCATCACAAAATTTGGTGTGTTCATCTCATGAATATTCCGGTTCGTCTCATTTGAATTGTTTTGGATAATCAGATATGGTATGTCGTGAAGCCAAAAAACTTGGTGGATTCGACATGCGGAATACGCATGTAATAATGAAAGGTCAATACATATGAGATTATTCACTTCAATCGTTTGCACAAGATACGAACACGCCGCTTGAAAAAGGTAAACTCGTTATCGGTGAAGTTCAGGGCCGGGGTTTTCATGGTCCCGCATTTCAACATGGATGGAACCAACAAGGTCCAAGAGGTCCAATGTGGGCTCAACGTGGTCCCCGTGGTCCTATAATGTATCAAGATCTTGGGCAACAAGGTAAAGGTTGCTGCTGTCCTTGCCACGAAAAGCATGGTAAAAAACGAGGCAAGCAACATCGTCACGGACGCAAGTAAAAATATGGTCCCTGTCAATAACAGGTACTTTATAAAGGCTTGACCGCTGTGCCAATCTAATAAAACAGCGGTATCTTTATTCCCTCTTGGTGTAATGGCAGCACAGAAGCCTTTGGAGCTTTTAGTTGGGGTTCAAATCCCTGAGAGGGAGCCACGCAGCGGTAATCGGTGCGGTCTTCTAAGCCGTGGTCGTTAAACTCCGAAATTGGATTTGACCTTGTGGGTTCGAGCCCCACCCGCTGTGCCACTTTATATATCAGGGTGTAGTTCAGCTTGGTAGAACGCAACACTGGGGGTGTTGAGGTCGTGGGTTCGAATCCCGCCATCCTGACCATTTTTTCTGATTGACATGCTCCATGAAGTATGGTATGGTGTTTTTCATGAAACTGAAAAAAAGTGATATTGGCCGTTGGGCAACTGTAAAATGGGATGACGTGGGAAGAGTTGATTGTTTGATTGTTGATATCAATCAATCGTCAAAAACACTAAGGATTTTTGAACCATTTAAGGGAACTTCAACGGTGGGTTTTTCTCAAATTACAGAACTGAGAAAGCACCAGACAGCACAATAGTTCTTTGATGCCCAGTTAAACCGTAAAATCGTGACGAGGATTTTCCTAGATAAAAAGCTCCCGCTAGGTTAAAAAGATGTAGGTCTTATGAGCGTAGGCTCAAAAAATGGGAGATTTTGACTCGTCTGAATATGGGTAATGATAGCAATTTCCTTGTCCCCGTGGCTGCGAGGGTACAACAAAGCCCAACGGGGTTGGTACGTGGAAGTGGACGCACGGAAACGATACGTCGGTTGAAGTCCGACACTGGGCTCCTAATTTTGAAAGTAGAATATGTTCTTTCACAAAAACAAGTTGTTTTTCCACTTTGAGATACATTTATTGGCATGAACCTGAAATATCCCAAAGAAATGTTGATCCCGCTTGTCAGGGGAAGCGTGAGTATATCCGACGTTATGAGAAAACTCGGCATTCGACGCTCTGGGGGAAGTCATTCTCACCTTTCCCGAAAACTGAAAGAGTATGAGATTGATACTTCCCATTTCACTGGCAAGACAGCGGCGAAAGGGAGACCTTCGCCTCGGAGAAAGCATTGGACCGAAATCTTAATTTTACGCACATCTGGAAAACGTCAACACGCCATCCAATTAAGAAGAGCGTTAATCGAGAGTGGTGTTCCATATCAATGCTCTGAATGTAGATCGGAGCCCGTATGGAGAAACAAAGAACTCCGATTTCAAGTTGACCATTTGAATAAAAACTGGTTGGATGACAGGAGAGAAAATTTGAAGTTTCTTTGCCCGAATTGTCATTCACAAACGCCGGGATATAATGGTTCAAAAGGATATGCCGACATAATGGATTACAATCGGTATCAGCGAGAAAAGAGAAAACAAAAAATGGCACCGTAGCCCAATTGGAAGATGGCAATACGCTTAGAACGTATGTAGTGCAGGTTCGAATCCTGTCGGTGCTACCAATTTTATGGCCGTGTGGTGTTAAGCGAAATTTGGAAGAAGCGGTGGTTTCAAAAAATACCCCCTTGGAGGTTCAAATCCTCTCACGGCTACTACTTTATGGAATTGACCTTAGACGAACGTTGTGTTACGAAGCAAGGAACTTGCTATCGTTCTTTCATTGGCGACTCGGAGACAACCAAAAAAGAAGTCATCGAGGAACAAGCCAAAATTGCCAAAGCTATCAAAGGGCAAACTGTTGCCATCAACGGAAAGGTTTCAAAAGTACTTGATGCCCGAATTGGAAAGTATTGCAACTTGGTGAATCATCGTTATTATTTGGAAATTTTAACGGACGAAGAATATGAGCGAACAAAAGAAAACAGTTGAGCAGAACGAATTAATTGCAACTCGTGTTCCTCCCGGTGACAAGTGGATGCTTGTTGACGACGAAAAGCGAGTTGTCCATCCGAGTCTGACTGATGTTCTTGAAGCATATTTCCGACTTCACAAATTCGTGGGTGATTTCCGGATATCCCCGAAAGAAGGTAAGCTTTACGCCATCAAACAAGTGGAAGAAATCATTCCGCCGAAACCCGCCCGAGTCTTCAACATGTATGGTGATGGAGAATAATTTATGAGTATTCGACAAAAGGCCAACAAAATCAAAAAAGAGCGTTGCCGCACGTTGATTGCGGTACTCGAAAACCCCAAAACCATTGAAAATATTGGTTCAGTCATTCGAAACGTTGATGCCCTTGGGGTGAGTAAGTTATACGTAATTGACGGCTACAAATTATTACCGGATAATTGGCAGGATATGCGTGAGCGGAGAAGCTTAAATAAAATCTCTGCTTCCGCCGTCAAATGGACTTATATCCATCCTTTCAAAACCACAGCGGAATGTATCGAACATTTGAAAAGAAAGCATTTCTTGTCGGTAGTAACATCGCCGCACGTAAAAGGTAAAAAGAACGTTTCCCTCGATGAGGCCGATTTCACACAGCACCATCTGGCGGTCTGGTTTGGAAACGAAAGTCATGGGATTTCCGACGAAGCCGTTCAAGCTGCGGAATTCTGTGTGAGCATTCCGATGCACGGTATCATTGAAAGCTTCAATCTGGGTACATGCTCGGGTATTGTTCTATATGAGGTCACCAAACAGCGAAGACTTTTCCGAAAAAATAAACAGCAGTGCCGAACGGCTGTAATGGACTAAATCCCGATTCGGCTCCATTTTTACATGACTTCATTTGTTTTCGAACGACAGAAATATTACGTCACAATGGCAGAAGCAAAGCAAAAACAACGCCAGAGAGAACTTCAAAGATTAACATCCCGACAGTGTTTCTTAGACATACCATCTGAGGAAGTTGGTAGTGAGCGGGGTGAATGGTGGACTAAACGAGTCGGCGGTAACAAGCTCAACTAAAGTTTCTCATTTCTCTCCATCCAGAATGAGAAACGAATGCTCTCGTAGCTCAATTGGAAGAGTCAGTGCGTCCTAAGCACTCGGTTGCAGGTTCAAATCCTGCCGGGAGCACCAATTTCGTATGGAAAAGTATCGGAAACTATAACGTTCAAGTAACGGGTGTTTTATGATTAACGGTGCCGCTCTAACTTCGGAGGCTACTTATTCAAACTGTGGCCATAGGTGGATTTTTATTGACAAGTACGGTCCATTTTGCCATACTTGTTCTCTGTATAAAAGAATCAGAAAAGAATAGTATGAGAAAGTGGATCAAACAACTGCCGGAAATGAAGAACTGCGGAGTAATAGCGGTGGCGATCATTGCGGAAGTCTCGGTTGAGGCTGCCGCTGAGGCTATAGGTAAAAAGGGGGCTACATTCACAAAAGACCTTGTCAAGGGTCTCAGAAAATTTGGATTCAAATGTCCAGACCGTTGTGTTCGAGTTAAATCAAATCAACCCCTTCCCAAATTGGCAATCGGCCATTTGTCCGACCCAAAACGAAAAAACGGCTGGCATTGGATTGTGATCGATGGAGACAAAATCTGGGACGGTTTGTTTGGCGATCCCGATGGTAAACCGGTGTATTGGGAATCCGGGTGGAAAATCACATCGTATCTTCCTGTTACGAAATGATATTTATCGTGATGGAAAATGATATTATATCAAAAACGTTTTACTGCCCCAGATGTCAAGCAGTCTTAAAAAAGAAACGACCATCGGACAAATTTCTGGTGGTAGATAAAGAACAGATTGTTCGGTTATTTTGTCCGTGTGGCTACTATCGGGATGAGAAGGTAAACGAAACCTCTTGACAAATCTATTGGTTTTGATATAATTGCGGGTATGGTAGGGTGGCAGAGTTTGGCTTATCGCATCCGACTTGAAATCGGAAGTCCCGGCAAAAACCGGGACCGGGGGTTCAAATCCCTCCCCTACCGCCAATTTATGTGGAACGAGCCAAGAACCAGATAAATGCGTGGTTCTTTGTTGTGTATGTCATCGTCATCGAGAACATAAAAACGAACTTAGGGAAGCGTGGCAGAGTCCGGTCTATTGCGACACTTTGCTAAAGTGTTGGGGTGTTACAGCCCCCGCTGGTTCGAATCCAGCCGCTTCCGCCAATTCAAATGAAACCGTACTGTAAAGAAAAGTGTCCAATCACAAAAATACCACTTGGACGAAGGAAGATAGCGGGAATTCGAAAGTAAAACGTCTGCATCGTAGATGTTGTTTGCGATGGGATAAACACGCCGTAAAGTAGAAAGTAAGAGAACAATGTTTTGGATTGGATTAGCATATTTGGCAATTGGATTCATTAGTGGCGTGTGGATTCTTTTAACGCAACTTAATGACATTAAAGGCGTCGGGGAAGTTGTGGTTTGTCTGATTTGTAATATGGTTTTCTGGCCTTTCATATTGATATTGGCGGTGGCTGCCGGAAAAATGTTCAAAGGTATTGGAGGAAATTGAATTTATGCCTTATTGTTCATCATGCGGATCATTGATTCCAGAAGGACAAGGAAACAGTTGTTCGATGTGTTATGGAGATCCGTGGTATGGCCGGGATGGATATGCCCTGCGAGATTTAGAGCGTCAGATACACGAAGAACAGATTCGTCAACAGGAAATGGAAGAATATTGGCAGAATCAAGAATCGAATAAGGGCGACTAGTTTATCGGAAGAATGCGTCATTCACACTGACGAGAGACAGGTTCGATTCCTGTGTTGCCCACCAAACTTATGAGTTATAAAGTCAACGAAAGTTTCAACGAAATCATGATGCCGCTATGTTGGGTGAGGTTCCTCAAATGAAAAAAGTAATCTATCTTCTCATTGTTCTTGTGTGGTTTACCATTGATATGAGAAACACTCTAATAGTGAATCGGCTTCAACGAGAGAATCGAGTTCTCATGACAAATAACGTCAATCTGGTTCTGTTGAACCAAGCTCTATCTAAGGGCGTGAGTGATATTGCAGATAAACTAATTGAAAAGGCAAAATGGGACGAACAAGTTGCGGCAAAATTTCGTGAATTTGATTCGCTTATGAAAGGACTATATGGACAAACAAATCAAGAGGTTTCAGGAGCAGTTCGTTGAATGTAGTGATGCTGGAATGCACAAACCGGGAGAACTTCAAAAGTTCAAAGACCATCCGGAAATGCTTCCAGCACCATGGCACAGGGCAGCGAAAATCGTTGCCGAGAAAATGAAGGGAGATCCGGATTTCGGATTGGCCCCTCTTCTATGTCTCCGTTTTGGCGGTGAGTGCAATTCAGGTAATCCCGGTTGCCGGAAACTGAGAGGATACACAGATTAACCAATGGGCTGTTAGTTTAATAGTAGAATTCATCATTGACACTGATGAGACGGTGGAGCGTAACCACCATAGCCCACCACTTTATGACCAAAAAAGAAAAACTCAAAGCAATTAATGAACGTCTGAAAGATTTGACGTTGGATAATGAACACATGGTTTCTGTACTTTTGATTGGCCATTATCTCGACAAAATGGCTAAGAAGGGACTTGTCGAGGCACCTTACTCATTTACAGACATGGGAAGTCGTGTTGCTTCCATTTGTGAAGAGTTTGATTGGGAAGTTACAGACGAAGAAATTCAACAGTTTTGTGAGGAATTAGTTCCCCCCCGAACAGAGAAACGCTTTTATTTACTTCATTAAAAAAGAAAGAGACAAAAATGAGTAGTTTACGATCATTGAAAAGACACCTAAACCCCCTGAATGTTTGGCGTGCAAAACAAAAAGTAATTCGAGAACAAGCAAAAAATGAAAGTCAATCGAAGCAAGAAGAAATTACAAATCCGAGTGAGATTGGAGAATCTGGGAACATCGTTTCCGCATCAGAATCTTCGCAAGCTTCTTGATTGGTTGACCGAAAAGGAGACGGAATACATTTCCAAAGGTTTTACTAATCTGGAGCTTCATTTTGATTCCGACTGGGATGGTCCAAGCGATTTGGTTATTTTTGGAACTCGTGAGGAAACCGAAGAGGAATACAACGCTCGTATGAGAGCAATTGCTGAGGAAGAACGTCAAGAAGCTTTCAGGATGCAAGAACATATGAAGTTTATCAAGGCGGAAGCAAGAAAACTAGGAATACTGAAATGAAAAATAAATGGTTCTACGAAGAGATTCTCCAAAAGGCGGGAGATACGGTTATTGCTAGCGACATTCGTCCAGCTACAAAAGCTGATATTACTAAATCAAGGACGCTTCACAAACAAGGCAAATGTCCCCACACAATCATTGTTGATACTGAAGGATGGCCTTATGATGTAAGAAATTGTGCCATTTGCGGAAAAGGATTGGGAATAGTATGAGTAACATTGCCATAGACGATTCAATGGGCGATTTGATTGATGACACTTTGCAATTGGAATTTTTCAAAACACCCATGTACGAACATTTCGAAATCTATCCTCCTGATCCGAGGAAGGAATTCGAGGCTATCGACAAACCAATGTGGCATCCACTTTATTTTGTCGAATTCACTCGATGGAAGCCGGGGGATAAGATGTACTGGCGGCTCTTCAAAAAGAACTTCATTGTTTCCAAGGAAGAATGGAACAAACTGGTTCTGGAAGACCCAGACCGTCTTCATCAATTGACCCTTACGGGCAACGAATACCACCCCTATCAGTTGGAATGTGGCGTTGTCAATGAACGAGAAGGAGTAGTCGATATGAATACGATGGAATTCCTCAAATTCATGGTTGACGCCATCAACGACAGGGCCAGTACCCACGACATGTTCTGAGAAATGCTGGTGGAAGCCATAGGATGGGCAAAAAAAATCTCAAGATCCCACTTGACTTTTTACTCAAAACATGTATAGTTATGTGCGTAATGATTATCGGAGTGTAGCACAGCTTGGCGAGTGCGTCTGCTTTGGGAGCAGAAGGTCGTAGGTTCAAATCCTATCACTCCGACCATGCGATTGTGGCACAGCGGCGACTGCGCCTCGTTTACACCGAGGTATCACCACAGGTTCGAGTCCTGTCAATCGCACCAATTTTATGGGGCCGTCATTCAACGGGAGGATACAACTCTGGCAGAGTTGAGATAGGGGTTCGATTCCCCTCGGCTCCACCAATTTAGTTATGAAAAACAAAACAATTATCATTCTGTTGCTTCTGTTGGCTATTCTCACTCTGGGAACCATTGCTATCTCTATGGGAGCATCAGTAACTCTCGCATGGGATGGAAACTGTGATACGAATGTTATTGGTTATACCCTTTACTATGGCGGGCCAGCTACATCAATCAAAACAAACATTATTCGAGCTTACACAAATGATTGTGGAATTTTCATCCCAAACAAAACGAACCTCTATTTCGGGGTGTACACAAACACACTAGAGATTAATGGTCGAACCAATAATATGTGTACCGTGAGCAACCTTACGGCTGGAGGTCAGTACTATTTTACAATAACGTCCAGAAGTAGAGATGGACTTGAAAGCGATTATGCCAATGAAGTTGGCTATTTGATACCGACAAATCTACCGTCTGGTATGCCTTCGGCGGTTTTGAATTTTCGGATTATCAAAATTGAACGTTAGATTTTAACCTGACTATTTATAGACGTATGAGAAAACTATTGACCACTCTCGTTCTGGTTCTCACCATCGCCATTACTGCTTTTGGTGAAGACATTTGGTTTACTTGGGATAAAAACCCCGCCAACGAGCTTATTGGCACCTATCGATTAGAATATATCAAACTTCCAGTGATTACCAATTGGACTTTATTAAGTAACATTCCCGGTACCACTAATGTTGCTGTTGTAAAAGGTGTCCAAGGCGGTTTTACTTACAAATTCAGAATATTTGCTCAGAATTCAAAAGGTATTGGAACCAATCTTTCCAATATCATTGAAATTCCAACTAATGCACCAACAACAGTAAGCAATTTTAACCTTACTACGCCTCGCTAATGCTAATCATCTTTGTTCAACTACTATTCTATGGTACATGATTTACCGTTTGGTAAATTCATAGATACCATGAGAATACAGCATAAATACTTAAGAAATCGTCACTTCCGATTGAAAAATTGGAAGCGCATTCGTAATACCGAACATCCATTCGAGACTGACATGCCTTGGTTTTTCTATAATTCGACGGAATGTTACTCAGCGGAAAAACAAATTGCCAATCACTTTGAGAGGATTACCAATCATGCTCGTGGCCTAGAAAGTGGTTTTAACCATGTAGCACTGAACTACAAAAACGCTCCTTCCGATTATCGCCGTCGTTGTAATGCACGAGATAAGGCAAAGGTTCGTGCGGCGATGCAAAAAATTAACAATGGACAATACGAGACCGAACTTCCGGTTTTCAAACAGGATGCGGGTTGGGACTATTGGTAAAAAAGTTGTAGAAATCACTTGATTTTTTTCTGGTTTCTGATATAGTTATTGACGATACTACTAGCCTAGGCTAGTGTGAAAGGGGTCATCCGTCTAACGGTAAGACGCCAGCTTTGCAAGCTGGAAATAGGGGTTCGATTCCCCTTGGCTCCACCAATTTATAGCAGGTTGGAGAAGTCTGGCCTATCTCGCAACGCTCATAACGTTGAGAACCTTGGTTCGAATCCAAGACCTGCAACCAATTTTGTGAAGTTTGAATGCCAAGGTAAGAAGCAATATGAGTCTCAGGATGAAGCCAATCGGGAAGCATATCGGTTGATGGTTGAATCCCTGTCGAACCAACCAAGTGTTCGGCCTTACAAGTGCAAATATTGCAAGAAATGGCATTTGACTTCTTTTAGATAATGCTGCTGTGGTGGAATGGCAGACACGCCAGCTTGAGGTGCTGGTGGGGAAACCCGTGAAGGTTCAAATCCTTTCAGCAGCACCAATTTTGCCGGTGTAGTATAAAAGTATTACACTGCTTTGGTAAAGCAGAGAAGAGGGAGCGTTACCCTTCACTGGCTCCATTTTTCGGAATTGGCCTTCATATTTATACGATATGAAGGCATTTTTTTATGGTTTGACTCAATTCGTTCGGGATGATACGGGAGCATTATCATCCATGAGATTATTATTTTTGGCATGGGGATTTGCCGCTTTGGTAATTTGGGTAATAATCTGTTTGAAAACAGGTGCTATTGCAGCGTTGCCGTGGTCTTTGACTTCGTTCATCATTAGTTTGGTAGGTGGAAAGGTTCTTCAAAGTTGGACCGAGAGCATTGGTCAACCTATAACCCCATCAGTATCACAACCGAAGATTGCTGTTGACAATACACCGAGAAACGATATAATGATGCCCTGATCTTTGAAATTTTGTCGTAAGCGAGTTCACGCTGGAAGGTTTGCCACAAGGCATTCACGCACCAGAGGAAGTTCGATACTCTACAGCAGCGGATTGGGAGGGCGCATTCTGAAAAGATCGCCCGAGAACACCACAACGTAAGAGCAACCCGAAAAAGGCAAGGGTAGTGCTGCCCGTTATAAAGCCAAGGTTGGGGCACTCCGAATTACAATTTCGGAGCACGTCAAATGACGTGAGACAAATGTGAACATAAAACAGAATATCGGCTACGGCTGCGACAATATAACTCGATGTAGGAACTTAGTTCTGTAGATATCGAGTACAGGAGCGAGATTAAATACCTCGCTCCATCTGGGGTCATCGTTCAACGGTAGGATAAGTCACTCGCACTGACTAGATAGGGGTTCGATTCCCCTTGGCTCCACCAGCTTAAAAGTTTTGCGTAGTCGCCGGATTGGAGTATTCTTTAACGGCTTGGGCGAAAGTGCCGCATCCCATGGGAAATAATAGCACTGACTACGTATTGGGGGGGTGCCAGAGAATTGCTGATCAGATGCTCAGATTATTTTGGGAATCCGACCAGCAATTTTTTTCTTGCTTTCTGGGCACTATTCTATTATATGTATGGACAGTTAAGTGTGCAGTTTAATTCTCGTAGTATGGATACACGAGATCGTCATGGACAAAAGTAGGGTGTTAAGTTCACCTCGAATACCGTGACAGGTGCCGTCACCGTAATGAAATGACGGCTTTGACGATGGGACAAGATTCTCATTTTACACTTAACTTATTATGGCGGATTGCCAGAACGGTAATGGGCCTGCTTGGAAGGCAGAGGCACGGTTATCCGTGAACAGGTTCGACTCCTGTATCCGCCGCCAATTTTAAGATAATAGGTTGAACGTCAATATAAAAAATGTAAGACCTAAGTAATTTCTGAAACAATTATGAGCACAAAAGCAAAACGAATTGGTGACGTTCAACGGGTTATTAACAAGAACCCGCATTGGGCCGCATTGTCTGAATACAATCATATTCGGATTCAGTTTCCTGATGGCTGTGAACGAAGTCTTTTATTGACTGACAACGAATTGAAGCGAGCACTTGAAAGGGCAGACAAGAATCCAGAGGATTTGCCAAAGGTTTCTTGGCTTCGAGACATTCTCGATTAAACGGTAGGTTGGCCGAGTCTGGCTTATGGCACCAGTTTCGAAAACTGGAGTGGAGTAAACCCACCGAGGGTTCGAATCCCTCACCTACCGCCATTTCATACACCGATTTCATATCTTCCAACGGGAAAGAAAAAGTTTCAACATTTCTGTGGAAGTTATGTCAAACGCCTTTAGAGTTACTGAGAATAAGTTTAACATGAAACTAAAATTGTTATTGTCATTGGGTTTAGCAATTTCATTGGTGACTTCGGCTGTCGGAGGGGAAGTCCGAGGAATACGAAATAATAACCCCGGCAATATTAGAAAAAGTAACATCCAATGGAAGGGTGCAATTGGTGACGATGGGGTATTTGTAAAATTCGCCTCACCAGAATATGGTATTCGTGCTATGGCACGGATTCTCAGGGTGTACAATAACAAATATAAAATAAATACCGTTCGTGGTATTATTTCTCGATGGGCTCCTACATCTGAGAACCGAACGGATGATTATGTCGCTTTTGTTTCAAAAAAGATTGGAAAAAAACCAGACGAGCCAATAGATATAAACAACAAGCAAGAACTTGCAAAGTTAATAACCGCTATCATTCAAAAAGAGGTAGGAAGGGTTCCCTATAATCATGTAACAATTTTGCGGGGTATAGAAAAACAATGAAAGAAGTTCGTACAATAACGGTTAATAACGAAACAGGGTTGCATTGCCGACCATCGGCATCTTTTGTTAAACTTGCCAACCAATTTGAATCGGATATTACGATTGAAAAGGATGGTGAATCCGTCAACGGAAAAAGTATTGTCGGGCTTCTCATGCTTGGGGCTGGTAAGGGATCCAAACTTCATATTTTGCCTCTACTGAATAATGGGCTTGACATTCCCTCCTAAATGTGCTAGGATGCCCTTACAAAGTAGAACACTATGAACTTAAATACAACGGTTTTCGTGATTATTTTTTTATTGACGATTATCTTTTTGGCACCACTCGCTTTGATTTGGGCATTTAATACCCTCTTTTCTTTTTCCATTGCTTTTACAGGAAAAACTTGGCTGGCAGCTTTAGTCCTCCTGATGGCTACAGGAGGAATTAAAGTATCTCTCTCAGCCAAAAATTAGAGTAAACCAATCCCATATGGGAAGAAAAAAACAAAAAACCAATGAAGCCGCCCCTGTTTCTCCACAGGGGACTACGGTCAAACCGGAGAACCCAGAATCCAAAGAATCTCGCTATGTCGTCGTTCGTGACGGATATAGAGTATCATCTAACGAGTATTCTGATCCAAACGACCAACAAGCAATTGCCGAGTTAGAGTTCTGGAAACTGGTAGAAAAAAACCATTCATGGGGAGCACCAGTGCTCATCGTGAAGTATGATAATAAACTCCACCGAGTTTGGGACTATGGGACTGAACGATAAACTCAAAGCGGCGGCTACGCCAGTGGCCATTGATAAACTGCTCCTTGAGTCCGTTGAACTAAAGGACGCATCACCAAAAACAAAACGACGTTGGAAATATGTTGCTGCACGCCGTTTGAAAGAACTACAACAGATTCAAGAAGCAAAAGCTGCTTCCGACAAGAAAGCTGAGAATGCTGAAAAAAGCAATCGGTCAAACAAGGGAAAAAAGCAAAAGAAATAATTACATAACTATTTCACATAACGCAGTCTTCTGAAAAGGAGGCTGCGTTTTTTTGTTGTTATATTCGACAACAAGCTATTTATGAAGTAGAACTTTATGGCGATCCGTATAAAAAAATCAGGCCAAGAAAATCAGCCGTATGTTCTACCTGCTGATAATAAAGAGTTACAGGCTTTTGTTGACAAGTACAAGGTTGACATGACGGAACAAGTGGTATCTTCTATTGAATTCGCCATCAACCATAAACTTCCAATCATTGAGGTGTTTCAGTTCAAAGACTCAAAGTTCGTTGTCACCGTTTGTCCGAAAGAGTTTGATATCAACCTTGAGGCAATTTACAAGTACTATCTGGAAACCGAACAGTATGAACTGTGCGGACGGGTAGCCAAGTTGCGGAATAAACTCAAAGCACAACTGAATGAAAAAAAGAAAAAAACTCCTACTAGAACAAAATGAAAATCCACAGCCCAACCCTCCATATGACAAGAGTCCAATCATACCTCAACGAGAAAAACTACGTATTAATCTTGACATATTTCAACGCCAACTAACTCCTAAACAGCAATCATTCCTAGACTTAGCTCTAGACAAACAATCTAAACTCATTTTTGTCTCCGGACCAGCCGGAACGGCAAAAACGTATCTGTCTGTACAGGCGGCTCTCACAATGATTAGTAATAAACGTGTCAGTGATTTGATTTACGTTCGAAGTGTAGTCGAAAGTGCCGAAACCAAAATGGGATTCTTACCGGGAGAAGTCGTAGATAAACTGGCCCCGTTTTTGGCCCCTATGATGGAAAAAGTCGAAGAACTTCTTCCCAAAAATCAGGTTGATTTACTCAAAAAAGAAGAGCGAATTTCGGGATTTCCAGTGGGGCATCTCAGGGGTAGAAACTGGAATGCCAAAGTTATTATTGGTGATGAGGCTCAAAATATGACAGAAAAAGAGCTTATCACTTTAATAACCAGAACTGGCGAATTTGCCAAAGTATTCATCATTGGAGACCCAGAACAGTCGGACATAAACGGAAAAAGTGGTTTTATAAAAATGATTTCTCGCTTCGATGATGAGGAGGCCAGAGAGAACGGAATTCACGTTTTTCGGTTTGACGATGATGACATCGTTCGTAGCGGTTTGGTGAGATTTATCTCAAAACGATTAAAAAAGGTTGTTTGACCGATATGTATAGGGTGTCACTCTACGTAGAAATATATGGCCAATAGACGTGTATCTGAACTCAATGAACTTCTGTCAACGCAAGTTGCCGCATCTGACTTGTTTTTGATTACAGACGTTAGTAACGTTGAGTCTAAGAAAATTAAAGCGTCCGAGTTACGAACGTTTGCACTGAACGGAACGTCAAGTTATACTTTAGCTTGCCTTACTTCCAGTTATGCTCTCTTTGCTCTCTCGGCATCATGGGCACCCGGTGCAGTATCCGCATCATATGCTCTTTCAGCTTCCTATGCTGATTGGGCCAAGACGGCTTCTTACGTTATATCAGCATCGTATGCATTATCGTCTTCTTATGCATTCCGTTCATTTTGGTCTGAAACGGCTTCATATGCTTTAACTTCCTCTGTGCAATTGGTTATTTCCAGTGGTCTTGCAAACTATGCTGATACAGCTTCGTATTTGCTCTATGTACCCGGAAGAAACAACGGCACTGCTTCCCATGCCATGTCGGCATCAAGAGCCTTTGTTTCCAATACAGCAGACTTTTTGAATTATGTTGCCGGAACCCCCAACGGTACCGCATCATATTCCATGACGGCTTCATTAGCCAGAACGGCGTCATTTTTGAGATATAACGGTTCTTTCAATGGAACGGCGTCATATTCCATCCGATCCGACACTTGTCGAATGGCCGATTCCGCATCCACTGCGGATAGAACAGGTAACGCATTTCTGTTTAGAGAGTTTCCAATCGTAACATCAAGTCTAGTCAACGACCAAACCGCTTCTTTCGGATGGATGCAATTTTCAGCATCTAATGGACCAGTTAAAGTTTCCATGGAAGCATGGGGAGATGTTCAAATCCCAATTAACGATTACTACGATTCCAGTGGCTCAATTCAACTTCATATGGATGGAACTGCTGGCCTTTATAACCTTGACAGATCAACGCTCAGAGGGTATTACACGGGCTCAAATACTCAAGGAACGGGATCAATAATCTGTCCATTTATTTTGAAGAGTCAATTTACAGTTATCCCGATTCCTCAAAGATTTTCGGGATCTGTTAGGGCCTATAATGGAATTAGAATTTATACTGGAAGTCGTCAAGTACAAGCAATAGTTCGAGCGACAACCGATATTTTTGTGGACGAATAAGGAATAACAAATGGCCTCAGTAAAAATCAGTGAACTCAATGTGCTATCCTCGATAACGAGTGATGATTTTATTCCTATCGTTGATAGTGGCTCAGGTACAACTTATCGTGTTACGTTCAATGTATTAAACAATTGGATGGCGGTGTCGGCTTCGTGTCTTTCTGCTTCGTATGCTCTATCTGCCTCATACGCTACGACAGCTTCATATTCTAACTCATCAAGTTATTCTTTGTATGCGGTTTCGTCGAGTTATGCTACAACTGCTTCCTACTATGATATCAGTGGATATAGTCCTACGAATTCCGAATCTTCTTCTTATTCGGAAACCGCTAGTTGCTTGCATGGAGTAGGAACTTCGTGGGAACAAAGTCTTCAAATTAGTTCATCGTTGAAAGTTTCTGCAAGTGCATATATTGACTTACCCAGAAGACCAGCCGGAAGTGCATTCAAACAAAGTGCTATTCATTTCAATTCTGAATATGGAGTTGCTCCCGCCATAACCAATGATTTTGTTCAGATGTATTTCGAAGAAGAAACTTTGGATGCGGGTAGGTTGGTTTTTGAACATGGAGATAATATCGATCCGTTACTTCCCAGTGGTCCTAACCTCGATTTCCAAAATTCAAATAGTCCCGGTTTCACTTGGAGAACCAAATCTGGGGAAGTTACTGGAAGTCTGATGTTTCTCAAAACAGATGGGCGACTTTATGTTCGTTCAGTTGAAGCAAGAGATTTCACTTCCAGTTTAGATATTGGTTTGGGTTTTCAAGGAACAGCAAGTTATGCTCTAAATGCCGGAACCGCTTCGGTTCTTGTTGGAAACATTCCATCAACATCAATGCCTTGGACTGTTCAAGGATTGAGAGTATTTGCCAACTGGGCACCAATGTACGACACCAATGATGACAAGTACCGAATCACAGTCCAAGCCCGTAGAATTGTTGTTCACAACGCAGTAGGAAATACACTTGAAATTTCCGGAGTGAACGCAACAAACAATCGAACCGTTTCGGGAATCGGAGGACTTCTTCTTGCTGGAGATGACGAATTCAAAGAAACAAAATGGTATGATATCTTTTTGATCTATCGCTCAGATACACAACAAACTTCAACCGTCATCATGAAATCGGGCGATAGCGGTGATCAACTTTCTTTCGCAACCGATGTGTATCCCGAACTTGTTGATGAGGAGCTTTCAGAATGGGATTATGGTGTTAAAGTTGGAACAATCAAGTCGAATTCTGCGGGTGCATGGACACAGTGGTTTACTTATGGGGCACGTATGATGTTAACTTTCCAAGCCGCCCACCCAAAGGAACCCGGTGTTGGTGCTGGAACGGGCACTGATAATAAGGGGTTTGAAATCACTCATGGGCTTGGTATTCTTCCATCCGATGTTAGAGTAGCAGTTATTCGACAAAAAAGTAATATAGCTAATGAGTGGCAAAATCACGGTTGGAATTTAGGAGATCAGTTCTTCCAAGAATGCAGCATAAGTAGCCATACGGTTACTTTGGGAAATCCACCAATTGTGGAAAGACCAATTTGGTTCGTAAAGTGTACAACCACCACCGTTGAAATCGGTCATACTGAACATGAAGGTGGTTATATAGTGGTAGATAAAAATGGAACCTTTTTTGACGCCGATCAGAGTCAAAAGGATTTAATGGTGATTGTTCGAATGTGGTTCGATTAAAAAAAGTTGATTTTTTTTCTTGAATGATATATTTATTTGGCGATGATACAGATGTATCATCGTGGTAATGCCTCTTGTGAGGGTTACCGAACTTAACAGACAATAATTGTTGTTAAACAGAAAGGAAAATAGTGTATGAATAGTCTAGTTCGTTATCAACGTCCGTCCTTCCCTTCATTCTTTGACCCAGACTTCTTCGGTCCTACCGATGCATTACTGGACAGAGTATTATCACAAGTATTTCCTGAATTCACGACGGTATTCGGCACGAAAGCATTTGAATCTGCTGCGTACCCAAAAGTAGATATTCGGGAAACAGAAAAGGAATTCATCATTGAAGCCGAGATTCCCGGTCTTTCCAAAGATCAGGTAAGAGTCGAAGTCAAGGATGATATTCTAGTTATCAAAGGAGAAAAGCGTTCCGAAGACAAGAAAGAAGGAAAGTACCATGTTCAGGAAATTAAACGTTCTTCGTTTGTACGGTCTTACACCCTTCCACCCGACCTAGTAGATAAAAATACGGTAGAGGCGAAATTCCAAGATGGTGTTCTGGAAGTGAAGGTTCAAAAAGTAAAACCAACCCCGCCTCCAAAACCCGATGTCAAGGTAATCGACATCAAATAAAGACATACGTAGTTACGTTCAACCCCGTCGAAAGACGGGGTTTTTTTATTGTACGGTATGATATTTATAAATTATGAAAGATAAATTACTTGACCGTATTATTCGATTTGATGTATTGCTTGGAACTGTGGCTTTATTGATTGCTATCGTAGCTGCTTTTTTTAGCGTATATGGTATTGCAACCTTGTTTGCGGGTGCATTCGTTTCAACTGTAGTTATGGGAACCTCCCTTGAAATCGGAAAATTGGTTGCCGTAACTTATCTCTATAGATATTGGAAAAAAACTAAAGCATGGCTTTCTTTATATCTTTCTCTGGCATTGGTAGTTCTGATGATTATAACATCCTTGGGTATATTTGGATACCTTTCCTCCGCATATCAAAAATCTTCAACGGCCTATAAAGCTCAACAAGATCAAATCGTTTTGATAGAAAAAACCAAAACTTACGCCAAAAATAAGATTGATCAAGCTCAATTACGCATCGTTGCCCTCAATGAACTTCGAAAAGCACAAGAAGCTCGCATGTCTGAGGCGATGACAAATGCATTTATTTCACGTAATGCCATTTCTCTTAAACAGTTACAAGATCAAACCGCAGAAATGATTAAAGCCACCGAAGCTGATGTAAAAGCCGAACAAGCTAAAATCGACGCCGGAATCCAAGAAATCTCAGATATCGATAAGAAAGTATCAGAAATGAAATTCGGTGAGAACAACAAAGACATTCGAACATTTGAATTTGTCGCTAAATTGTTCGGAACAGATTTAGATACTGTTGCCAAATGGTTCATTTTTGCCCTTATCGTTGTTTTTGACCCCCTTGCAATTGCATTAATCCTTGCTTACAACGTGGTAGTTTATAAAAAACCGGAAGAGGTAATTAACGTCCCAAAAGCAGAAAAGGTAGAATTAGTTAACTCGATTCCAGAATCCGTCGTTGTAAAAAAGGTGGGAAAACCTAAAGCATTCAAATTTCCTTTTCAGAAGATTCCAAAAACTAAACCAGTGGAGGAGAAACCCACCCCAGTTCCAGTTTCCCCAACACTTCCGTCTGCACCGGTTGATGACTTTACTCAAAGATATTTCAAACAATATTGAAATTTTTGCTTGACTTTGTTTGAAACATTTGATATGGTTAATGCGTCTTAAAATGAAGAAAAAGTTAGTTTTTGAAAAAAAAGGTTATATATATGAGCGATTCGACTAGAAGTAAAATTGTTCGAAATAATATGGATCAAACTGATATTGCATATGTAATCGAATTGCTCACAGACGCATTACGAGACCAAGAATGGGAAACAGTAATTGAAGCCAAGCTTTTCTTACAAGAATATCTTGATGACGACGGTGGCTCCATTGAACTGGAAGAGTGATTTATGTGGTTAACTATTTTGTTGGGATTTGTCATTGTTCTTCTTTTGACTGTGATTGGGTTTTTGACCAAAGCCTTATCGATTCAGGTTAGGAAGAATGAAATATACACACAATGGATTATTGAACTTCAAAATAAAGTCGAAGAGGTTCAGCAAAACATGATTCGTTTGGATGAGAAACAGATGTTCTCGAAAGACGATGAAGTAGGGACAATTTTTCAACAGATGGTTGACTTGATTGCTTCTCTTAACGAGAAGACAACCAGAGAATAAATTATGCTGAAAAAGAAAAGAATGTCCCATAAGAAGTCTGTACCCGAAAAGAAAAAGAAACAAGTTATAAAGAAGACAAAGACTCCAGTCGCCAAAGAAGTTCCTTGTACGCCGCCAGAAGTTAAAAAGAAAACTGGCACACGCAAACCAGCAGCCTCTCGAATGTATTGGACCGATGAAACAGAACAAGCTGTTATTCGTTATAATTCCACAACAGATAGCGAATTGAGAGAAAAGATTTATCGGGAACTTCTGGAGTTTCCTTTCCATAAACTCATTGAGAACGTTTTTAACCGTTTTGGTTTTACCTATTTCAGAACGGAGCCCAAAAAAGTACAAGAAGAAGCACTGGCTCATTTGGTATCAAATATAGGAAAATTTGACCCCAATCGTCCTAGTAAAGTTCATCGAAAAAAGAAAAGTAAAGCCTTCGCTTATTTTTCTGTCATTGCCAAGAACTGGTTTATTCTTCTCAACAATACCACCTACAAAGATTTTCAAACACATAGTCCCATCAGTGAAGAGAGAAGTGAAGATACCGTACAACTTCAAACGGTTGATAAACATTACGCACAAGCAGAACTCGATGAGTTCATGAAGTTAACCCTCGATTTTTGGGAAGCCAATGTGAAGAAAATCTTTTCCAAGCAACGAGACTTGGAAATAGCGTATGCCGTCATGGAACTTCTAAGGAGCGCAAAGCGTATTGATGCCTTCAACAAAAAAGCACTCTACCTTTATATTAGAAACATGTCAGACTGCAAAACGCAACAGATAACCAAAGTGATTAATAAGATGCGCCAGTATCACAAAACAATTTACCGTTCCTACCTGAACGAGGGAAATATTTCAACTTCCACTCTTCATTTGTCCTAAGAAGTTTTTATAACTTGAGACGAAAAGACACCCCAAAACGGGAGTGTTCTTCTATTTATTTGCGTATGGACAATGAATTCGAAATATTCGAAGGTAAAAGTTTTAAGAACCTCTGTAAAGACATTTACGAGCGGTCTGAACATAAACACGAGCAGTTAGATCTATTGATTTCTGAACTAAGACCACTAGTAAAGAGTATCGATGACGCCCGTGAAGTGGTTCCGTTGATTCAAGGTTATTTTGAAATTGGGGTTAGAAATGACGAGCAACTCGTCAAACTTGCACAAGTTGTTCAACGGTTGCAAGCAGCCAAGATTGAAGGAGGGACTGGCGTAATTCTATCTGAGGCCGAAAAAGAACAACTTTGGAAAGAAGTAAAAGAAGTAGCTGCCGAAGTTCAGGCTCCCATACCCGATGCTCACGACATTCTTCTAAAGGAAAAATAAGATATGGCATACTGGAAAAACAAATCTCAAGGTAGCTCTAAAAGTGACAGCTTTGGTCTTGGATCTTCCATTTCTGCTGGAGGTGGAGGGGAATTTTATGAAATAGAACCAGCGATTGTGTTGGATGTTATTTTAGATAAAGACCATCCGTTTCTAAAACTGTCCAAGAATATTGAAACTGTAATTGATGCAGACCGATGGCCAGATGATGTTCAAAAGAAAAAGGCCAATCCTACCGATATCGATTATTCGTGGGTTGGAAGAGCCTTGGTTAGAATGCAATTTTCCGATTCGACCACCGATAAAGAAAAACTTGTATGGGCGTATCCTTTGGATTCTGGTATTTCTGAATATCCAGTGCTAAATGAGATAGTGATGGTGATTACATATCGAAACAAACATTTTTATAGTCGCCGTCTAAACCTTCGCAACCTCCCAAACGAAAGTGTCGATTTTTCCATTAATAAAACAATTAGCGGTAAAGAAAACACAGAACTTTACACCACGACGCCATATACCGGAAGGAGTTCAAAGACAAACCACGATGGTTCACTTGGGTACAAGGGTGTAGCTGGTAAGTATTACAAAATAAACAATAGGATTCGACGGATCAAACGATATGAAGGAGACTTAGTAATTGAAAGTCGTTTCGGGCAATCTATTAGGTTTGGTGCGTATGATTCGAACAGGGACAACGATAAAGGAGATCCGAAAAACACGGATTACGCAGATTTCGGCGGCAATCCAATGATTATCATTCGAAATCGTCAACGAAAACTTCTCAAAAAAGGAGAGGCCCTTAAACTCACAAATAGTCCCAATCCAGCTACTATTTTAGGAACAGAGGAAGAAAAAAATGCAGGTGGATATATCGAACCAGACATCAACCACGATGGTTCCACAATTGCCATTACGACGGGACAAACGATTAGCAAGTGGGTGACGACTTGTTACAAGAAGATGTTTGGGGTCGGCGAGGAGGTTCCTGCATTCAATGGAACAACTTCGTTTACATATCCTGTTTTGAAAGGAGACCAAATTATCATTCAATCCGATAGATTGGTTCTGTCTTCCCGATATGCTGAAACATTCCATTATTCCAAGAAACGTTATGCTATTGTTACCGATTCCGAATATACCGTTGATGCTCATGATCAAATCGTAATGACAACTCACAATAAAACCGTTTTTAACTCCCCTGCTATCTATCTTGGGGAATATGATACTACAGGAGAACCAGTATTACTTGGTCAAACAACGGTTGCGTGGTTGTATGCTCTATGTAATTGGCTTCTTGAGCACACCCATTGGTATAAACATTCTCATGTGGATGCTGGAAAAGAATCACCGTCACAAACTCAATTACCAGTTCAAATTGAAAAACTAAAACAACTTCGGGATTCCCTCCATACACTTTTGAGCCGCAGGGTTTTTGTGGTTGGTGGTGGATATGCACCGGGATCCGATGGAGCAAAGATTTAATATGGCTTTACCTTCATTATCACCAACTCCAAGTCTTCCTTCGTTGAGTTTACCAAAACCTCCAGCAGCTAACGTTAAAACTCCGAAGTTGAAGGCTCCAATCAAAATCAATGTCAAAACCGGAACGGGTACTCCCGGTGGATTTTCAGGTGCATCAACCAAAAAACCATCTACAGAATCGGCTAAACTTTCGGCGGCGGCAGGAACGGTTGCTGGTCAAATAGCTACTATTGCATCATTGGCAACCAATCCATTAGCGGCTGTGGCGTTGGCTCCTATTAAAGCAAAACTATCCTCACTTGCGGCTGGTTATAAAAAGAAAGCAGCGGATGTTACTAAATCGGCAAACGATTATTCGAGACCAGCAAAGGTTCCAAAACTTCCCTCGGCACCAAAAATTGATGTTCCAAAACTGGATATTCCGAAGTTGCCTGCAACACCACAAGTCTCTGTACCATCAATTCCATCTGTTCCTTCGGCACCTTCGGCATCGTCTTTGCCATCACTTCCAAAGGTGTAATGTCTAAAAATGAACTATTTATACACAACACACATATGAAAAAATCAGATCTAATCAAACTCATCAGGGAAATCGTGAGGCAAGAAATTAAAAAAGAGCTTCCGAATGCCCTCGCTCAGTGGTTCGCCCTCAATGTTATGGGCCAATCACAACAGTCAAGAGTTCAGTCCATCGACACGACTAAGAATCTTTCAAAGAATGAACAACCTGTTTCTCAACCCCAAATTCCCGCCGATGAGGTGGATAAAATGGCATCATTGAAATCTCAACTTCAAGAAATGTTCAATGGTGGTGCTCCAATTCAGAAAGCAACATCTCAACAAACATCACCGCAACAAAAGAGATTTACAAGTAATCCAGTTTTGAATGAAATTTTGAATCAAACCAAACCATTTAATAATTCCGAAAGAATGGCAAACCGTGTAGGAGGTGGTGGAGCGGCGGTAATGTCTCCCGGCGTGGCAATGGCAGCAGCACAATTCACCCCCGCTGCCTCAACAACCGGAGTGGGGGAAATGATGAGCGAATCCGATTTGGAATTTATGAAGAATGTTCCCAGTATGCCGGGAGCTAATGATCCTGTTTTAACAGAATTGCCTGCTTGTACGGCTCCTGTCCTACAAGAAGGGCAAGAAGGCGGTCCTGCTCCAATGGAAGGAATGGCAATAGATTCGGCATTGGATTTGAAAAATCATCCTGCACTTCCAGATAGTATCAAAAATATTTTAAGTCGTGATTACCGTTCATTGGTAAGAGCGATGGATAAGAAGAAATAACATATGGCAACAACCAAGACGCCCCTTGGATTGATGATTCCAATCCAAAATGGAAATAGTGGGTATTTTGATCAAGCATACGACACTTTTACCCAAAAACGTATGAACATCATAAACCTGTTACGTACTCGTATTGGGGAACGTCGAATGCAACCATTATTTGGGTCTCGTCTTTGGACTGTTGCTTTTGAACAAAATACAGAACTCCTTCCAGAAATCATCCGAAATATTGTTACCGAAGATATAAATCGGTGGATTGATGGGGTTTCTGTAAAAAAAGTCACGGTATCTATCCCTAAAATCAACGAAACAACGGATTACCGAGATATTTATACAGTGCTGGTCCAAGTAAATTTTGTGGATGTGACTTCCCAACAGGAAGGTTCGATAGAGATTTATATTGACAGCGGCAAATTATAATATGTCTAAATACACTAGAAAATGTCCGGAGTGTCGGCGGAAAATAGTCCACGCCAATAGAGACATTCTCTTAAAATCCGTTAAAGAAAACAGGTTGTGTAAATCGTGCTGTCAAACTGGTAAAACATTTTCAAAGGAACTTTGTTATATTGATGGATATGATAAAGAACATAATGTTGTTTTGGAATATGATTCAAAATACCATCTGAAACTTTCTCAGCAAAACAAGGATAAAAAGAGACAACAAAAAATTATAGATATTTTGAAACCACGTAGGTTTTGGAGATATGATGCGGTCAACAAAACGTTTGTTAACGTTGTAGGAGAATCATAATGGCGACTACTGTTCAGAAATCATTTGCCCCTAACAGCAAAGATGTGCGATATCTCAACCGGGATTTTACCCAGTTAAGACAATCGCTTATGGACTTTGCCAAAACGTATTTTCCGAATACGTACAACGACTTCTCAACGGCTTCTCCCGGCACCATGTTCATCGAAATGGCGGCATATGTTGGAGACGTGTTGTCCTACTACACAGATTATGCTTTCAAAGAAAGTCTAATTCAAAATGCTACCGAAAGACGGAATATTTTGAACTTAGCAAAGTATTTGGGTTATAAAGTAAAACCCATTCAAGGAGCGGTTGGAACCGTAGAACTATATCAGCTTTGTCCTTCAAAGGTTTCTACATCAGATTCCTATGTTCCCGATTCTGATTATTGTCTGTTGATTAAAGAAGGTATGCAGGTTTCCAACAACGCCGGAGCTTATTTTATATTAAATGAGACAGTCGATTTTTCGGTAAGTACATCCTTATCTCCACGAATCGATACGGTTTATTCAAGGTTTCCAGATGGAACGCCTGAATTTTTCCTTCTTCAAAAAACGGGTAAGATATCGGCAGGAAGAATCGTCACAAAAACTTTCACGGTTGGAAATCCTGTTCCTTTTTATAAGATAAGTTTGGATGACACAAATGTTCTTGGAATTCTCGATGTCGTTGACGACAATAATAACAAATGGTATGAAGTTGATTATCTAGCACAAGAGCTTGTTCCGATTGCCGTTCCCAACGATGCTGAACATGAAGGGGAACTTTCAACCTATAAGGATTCCGTTCCTTATATTTTAAGATATCTGAGAACCCCACGACGGTTTACAGTATCCATAGATGAAAACAATATAACATCGATAGAATTTGGAGCCGGAATAGAAGGATTTTCCGAAGAGTTCGTAACATTCGATTCTCGATTGATTGGTGTTGGTCTGAAAAATATCAACAAATACAATGTACCTCTAGATCCCGCAAACTTTCTCAAAAATGAAACATATGGCATTGCACCATCAAATACAACATTAACTGTAAGATATCTGGTGGGTGGAGGTATTGATTCAAATTCCCCCTCGAACTCTATTCGAAATATTGTTTCAGTTGAATTTGCGAATTCCACGGATGGATGGCCTCCGGAAAAGATAGAATTGATGACAACCGTTCAAAATTCTCTTCAAGTGGACAATTCAACTGCCGCAGTTGGTGGGAAAGAAGGGGAGACGGATGACGAAATCAAACAGAATGCCATTGCTCATTTTGCAACTCAGAATCGAGCGGTTACCCGAGACGATTATTTGGTTAGAGTGTATTCTATGCCATCCAAATTTGGATCAATTGCTAAAGCACAAGTCATCACCGATACAAATCTTGATGTTGCATCTAACAGAGTTCTTAATGGTATCATCGATCCTTCCAATATAGGAGCCGTAACCAATATGGGTTTGGATACCTATTTCAGGAAACTGACATATGATATCAATAATCCGTTTTCCATCAATGTGTATCTTTTAGCATATGATGCGAACAAAAACCTTGTTCCTGCTAATCGGGCTTTAGTGACAAATTTGATGACTTATTTGAAACGATACCGCATGATGACAGATGGTATCAATATTATCGATGGTTATGTTATAAACATTGGTGTTAATTTTTCAATTACCGTTTTCAAAGGATACACCAAAAAAGACGTATTGTATGATTGCATTACAGCAATTCAGAATTTTTTCAACATTGACAATTGGAACTTTTCACAGCCTATTAACTTGAGCCAATTGCGTCTCGAAATCGCAAAGGTCGAAGGGGTTCAAGCCGTGGTTGACTTGGAAATCGTTAACAAAACAGTGTTGGACGGAAACTACTCAACGGTTGAGTATGATATTCAGGCTGCAACCAAAAACGGAATCATTTATTCGTCAGTTGACCCCGCTATTTTTGAAATTAAATATCCGGACACGGATATTGTAGGAACTGCACTCTAATATGCACCATCACTTATATCCAGTCGAAGACACGTATATCACAAACTTGTCTGGTTATGAAGACAAGAATTTCGGGATAAACGAAATTCTTCGTATTGGGACGTACAATAAACATGTGCGGTCTCTGCAAAACACAAAAGATTTCACTTATATAGGGGTTGTTTGGAACAATTATTGCGCCACAAGTTTTACCGGATTTTTTTCGGGTTCATTTTCTGGGAATGCCATATCAGTAGATGGCGTAATTGCATCAAGTGCATCTTTCACGGCATCATATTTTAGTGGTTCCATTGATGGAGCGGCTATTGCCGAATACAGTGGGGGTATTTCCGGAAGTATTTCCGGTAGTGTAACGGGTTCCTTGAGTGCCAGTTTTGTTCCAAATTTCTCCGGAACAATGACGGGTTCAAGCGGAAGATTTACCGGAACGGTTACCGGAATCGATACTATCAATGAAAAATGGTGGGATACGACAACTACAAAATTTATTGACCGAACTCTTATAAAGTTTGACATAACCGCCATTTCGGAATCTATCGCTAGCGGTGAGATTACAGATCCAAAATTTAAGCTAAATTTGAAGGTATGTAATGAATGCGAACTTCCTATTACCTACGCAATTTACGCATTTCCAGTAAGCCAAAGTTGGATAATGGGAAATGGATATTACTCAGATGGTGGTTCGGACACAGGCGCAAGCTGGTATTACAGAGATTACAATCCCGGAACAGCTTGGTATTCTCCGATCACCACAAGTTTACGTCCGGTGGTTGATTTCCTAAATAATCCCGCCAATGCAACAGCATCATTTGCCTATGGTGGTGGAACGTGGTATTACAATAGTAGCTCTAAACAGACATTCTCTTACGAATCATCGGATATTTCGATGGATGTAACGGATATCGTAATGGCGTGGATTAGCGGTACTCTTCCAAACCATGGATTCATTTTGATGTCATCGGATGAAATTGTGAACAGTGGTTCTGGTTTCTCCTTGACGTTTTATAGTAAAGATACCAATTCCATCAATTCTCCATACCTTGATGTCATGTGGAGTGACTACGTATGGAATGTTGGACAGGTTGGAACCTCTAGTGTAACGATTGAAACCGAATCAGGAATAGATGCTGTAGCCCAAACTGGTTCGACGTTTTCAATAAATGCTGGTGTGGACGGCACGTTTTCAGGGAATGCCATCATCTTCACTAACGTTTATTATATTACCGCAAGTAACGTAGCAGTTACGGAATCTGTTCAACAATTTACAGGAAGTTTCACAGGAAGCCTGACAACAAATTTTTCTACGGTAAACGGAACAGTAAGCGGAACAGTTACGTTGGCGAGTGCTACTTATTTTAGTGGTTCCATCGACGGTGGACCTATTTCCGAATCTCCTATTGGTCCATTAACTGGAAATTTCTTATTTGGGTTAATGACAGGTTCGTTAATTTCGGCCAGCCTTGATTATTTTGAAGGGTCACTAACCGCACAAATGGCAACCATTACAGCCTTCATTACAGATGCTTATTATCTCGACACAATCAACTACTATGCAAGCGGTATTTTCCTTGGTAATGGATTAACTGGAAATATTGCTAATCTTCCAGTAATAGGTGCTTATACTGGTTCTTTAACTATTCTTTCACAATCAATAACTGGACCATGTGGTTCCGTATTCAATGCTCAAATTATTTCTGCATCATTTACGGACGGTGTTTGGAGCGAGTTGATGTTTTCCGGATACTATGTAGATGGTAGATTTGAAAATGTGTATTTTACGGGTCAATGGCCAGCTACAACAATCGTAGGGGCTCATGTGGTTATTCCACTCCCATCAGGTATTGACCCATATGCATACGCAACTGTAACCAGTCCGTTTGTCTGGGGAACAGCCTTTGGAACATATAACGTCACTCGGTCAATTGAAGATACGTCAAGTGTGGCATTAGATAGTGCTAGTTTCTCCGGTCAGTTTATCGACGGTCCATTAGTCGGAGGCTATTTGAACCTCCAGTTGAGCGGAAGTATCTACACTTCGAGTTATACTTACACAAGTAGCGTAGAAATAACTTCAAGCACATTCACTCCATTGGATACCAATCGTGCCTTCACGGTTATTATAAAAGACCTCAAGCCGACCTACAAAGGTGGGGATCTTGCCAGAATAAAAGTATTCGGAAGACGAGAGTTTCCTCTTAAGACCTTCGAAAGGACTTCCCAACAATCTGGGTATGTCGTTCCTGAACTGTTGCCAACTTCGTCATACTATGCCATCAAGGATAATATGAGTGAAGAAATAATTGTGGACTTCGATAATTATACTAGGTTAAGCTGCGAGTATCCTTATGGAAACTTCTTTATATTGGATACCACTGGTTTAGCTCAAGAAAGATCCTATCGCATCCTTATCAGGGTCGAAAATAGTGGGTCGAAATATACGTTCGATAATGGCGACGTGTTCAAGATAACGAGATAATATGTCCTATAGAGAATACTACAGTCAAGACATAGCAAATTTTCAGAGATACGGAACTTACAATTATCAGTATGATGAAGTTGGGAATCTCATTTTTAATTCGTCATCTGGAAATTTTCATCAAGTCTTTCTTGGGCTTCCGCTTCAAAACTTCATCTATGACACTACTAAAATCATAGGGTTTTATGACCCAACATTTACAGAGTTCGTTACGCAAACCGAAAACGTAACAACAGAAGAACAACTTCAAGAAATGCAAGATGAATTAGAAGCTCAGAAAGCTCAAACCGAAGAATTGACAAACGAATTGGAAAGATTGATAGAGGCCAGTGAATCCAATACAACAGAAGCCGAAAAAGAAGCGGCACGTCAAGTTATTTTGGAACTGAGAAAGGCTCTTGGAGAAGGAAGAGTAGATTCAGATTTTTCAACCGATTTTCCTTACACGCCTCTGATAAAGCCATCAAGTATTGCAGCACCAGAAGAAACTACATCTACACCAACAGTTACACCAACACCAACACCAGTAACAATATCCTCTGTTGTACCCGTTCCGGAACCAACAACTAAAACCTTATCTCCAAGCGTAGAGGAACTAAAAGCACAGGCTTCGGCCTCAGCAGCTTTACAAGCTTCGGCCTCAGCAGCAGCACTAGCAACTGCAATGAAGAATGCCGTTAGCCAATGGAAAGAGGAAAACAGAACTCTCCGTGGCTCTCGAAAACCATACTATTCTAGATAATATGGCTATCCCATATCCATACACAACAGATAACGTCAACCACATAAACACCGGTTCATATTTTGATGAAACCGAAACCAAGATGTTTGTGAATGGCTATGGTACCGATTTGTGGTATGGTTTTGGAGAGACCGATGTTATCGAACTGTCTGTTTTTGATTTGGACCAAAATCCGTTAGGTTGGGCGACAATCAACTCCGAAAAATCCTACAAAACCGTCCAAATGACCTATCAGGATGCTTTGAATAGGCCAATAACATACAATTATCGAGAACTTCTAACAGACTTCATTCTCTACAAAAACGCAAAGATTCTTGTAAATCCGATTGAACAACTTTCGGCGTCATTTGGAATTACAAGTGGTAGCTATTTCGTAGCTTACAACTTTGTGCGTGAGATGGCCGGAACTCCATCTTTTCCATTGGCGGTAAAGGATATCTCTCCATCCAGAAAAGAAATCAAACTCATTCCAATTGGAAGCAATACGCCACGCTATGAGGCATTTTGCCGAAAGAAGTTTCAAGTTAAAGACGTTGCACCACTTCTTTTGCAGCTTACAAATCAATGTCCTTACGACCAAATTTACAATCAAGTTAAAACAAAATACGCTAATGAAATAGCATTTCTTAAGCAGTTACTTTTCTTGACCTCCGATGGAGCAATGATGGCATTCCTCAAAACTATCTATGAGGATACTGTCATTTACACGAACCCAACCGGAACTCAACCCATCGAAAAAATCAAAAGAGTTCAAGGTATTCGAAATTATTATCAGAATCTTCTCTTATCCAATTACGAAACCATTTCAGATTTTATCGCTATTGACGATGCCTATGATGCGTTTGTCATAGGTAGGATAGAACAACAGTTCAAACCTTACGGAAATCAAACAAGTCCGGAGTTTATTGCTGCCAAACAGTTCTTAGTGGAATTTTTCACAACGGAATTCTATCACAAAATAACCGTTTCAACGAAAGCGGCGTTTGAAGAAAAATACTTCTCATACTTTAAGAATGCTCTGAACATCGGCAATAATACGATGTTCCAAATCATCGACCACACTTATTTGGATGAACGTCTTGTTGAAACAGACCCATTAACACTCCTAATCAAACTCAAAAGTGAGCTACCTGACGAAATTAAAATTCAGACACCGTGTTGGATTACTAACATAAGCATTGCTCCCTACATAATCAATGCAGTTGTGCGATCATCTGGTGGGCGTCAAACTATCAAAATTTCTCCTCCAAATTTCCTAGCTCATTCGGACAACATTAGTCTTTACAATAGCAATGAATCCTTCACTGCCGCCGATTTACGAAACGATCCGACGCTTCAACAAACGATCAACGTCAATAAAACGTTGAGCGAATTGCAAGTTGATTATACCGATTTTCATAACTTTGTTGTCTTTTCGTCTGCGGCTCAACGATTGAAGAACTTCAAAACCAAGATTTCAACATGGTACATGCTTAGTTCTTCTCTGGAGGCGTTAGAAACCGAAGCTAGTCGTTCTTTAGCATCTGGAACTCTTTATCCACAATACTCTCTGGAAAAAAGTTCTCTGGAGAGTCAAATGAATGATATTGTCAACTCATTTGACGGCTATGAATCTTATTTATTTCAAACTGGTTCTTATGCTTACAACCCACAAACCAAAGAATTTGTAAATGCTTCCTATGTCGCCGACCAAGATACCGATGCAATTCTCTATGACAAATCCAATCGAGACAGTCTGATAAATAATACCCCAGACCACATTGTTTTAGATTCAAGTAATGATGAATACTTGACATTTTTAAACATGGTTGGTCATTTCTTTGACAACCTCTATCTTTACATAACCAACCTCCCATCGGAGAAGGTCATTCAGAATAATTCAACCAGAGCATTCTCTAAGCAAATGGTTGATTATATGTTAGAAACGTTTGGGTGGAAGATTGGTACAACCTATGAAGATTTAACTTCCGAAGACGTTTATACAACCGGTTCATCGCAAATGACCGCTGAGGACAGAGCGAAGACCATTCAAACAAGAGTGCTTAATGCTCTCCCTCAAATCTACAAAACAAAAGGAACCGAAGAATGCATCCAACTTTTTCTTTCCTGTTATGGTATTCCATCAAATCTTTTGGATATTCGAGAATATGGTAACAATGACTATTCCACGTCATCTTTGGTAACTTATACCAAGAGAGAACGAGTTTGCATGTTGGAAAACTCGGCGTCATCTTCGACTATTTCAATTGGATATGCTCCGAAACCAAATATTAGAACAATTGAATTCAAGCTTTTATTGGATAAGCCCGAGTCAGCTAACATCCGAGAACCTCAGTTTATCGTATCTTCCTATCAAAGCTACAGAATGTTATGGGATTTTAATTGGTTTTATCATAGTCGATTTCCATATCTTGTCCCTAACTTCATTAATCTTGGATACTATATTTATTTCACCCTTCCCGCATGGCGTATTGGATATGTTAGAGAATATGGAAATATGGGTAGAATCATTGCTGAAATTCCAGAAATTTCCGCAAGTTTATACTCCACCGGATTAATTGGAACATTTACGGGAGTTTGGTCTGGTAGTGCTCAAAGAGCAAATGGAAGTGTTTCATCTAATGCGTTTTTTATCTCTTCTTATTTCAGCGGATCGATTAATGGTGGTCCAATTGTTCAGATTTCTGGAAGTGTATCTGGAAGTGTATCCGGAATAGTTACGGGATCTCTCAAAACATTGACCGTTCTTAATTTTTCAGGAGAACTTACAGGAGCCAACGGTCAATTCCTCGATGGAACATTTAATCAAACTGGAAATACGTACGCCGTAACGTCACAATGTAATTCAAAAATTGCTTATAATTATCCTCCAGTTTTTCGATTAACCAGTAGCCTTTTACCTTTGTTTGACGGCGAGATTTTCAATGTCCGCTTGCGTCGAAACGCACCCGATCCAACCTACCAATATTTCCAAGATGAAGAAAATGTTCCTACCGTTTATGATTTAACCGTTCAAAGGAATGAAAGGGGCCGAAGAATTTTCCGAAGTATCGATTCGAAAATTGGAACTTACGAAAATAACATGGTCTGGGACGGAAAATCAACACAAGATGTCTGGGAACAAACCGGAAGTCTTGGAAACATGACCACTCAATCCATTGTTATTGGAATCAATGACTTCTCCGACGAAGCACACAAACCAAGTTATTGTATCGGAAATTTTATGGTCTGGGACGTTCCAATTTCCGATCAAGATTTTGAAATTCATTGTAATGATTATAGTTCATTCGCTTACAGTGGATCGGAAGCCAAGCAGCATTTAATAACCAGAATTGATTATGACGAACCAGAATCATTTTACAATTCCTTCTACTCCTACGTTTACACCTACCCGAACAATTCACGGTTCGTTTACGGATCTGCCAATGGATATCTAAAAAGCAAATCCGAATATTACCCCACATATCAAGAATTGTATTTGACGGCTTCCGAAACCCGTGAAGGTGTCGCCGTTTCTGGAAGTTGGACTGGAGCAAAAACAGGAAGTCTTTATAGTATTGAACGCTTTACAGGAAGTTTCAAAGGATACATGTCTGGAAGCATATCCGGAAGTGGTCAGGGGTTTTTCTTCTCACATAGTTTGTTCAGTGGAAAATTATTAGGTTCGGGAACTGGAAGTTTCAATGGAATTGCAACCGGAAGTATTAGCGGATCAGAAGCCATCGCTAAAGGCTTTTTCGGAGATGGCAAATGGTATGGAACATTAATTGATGTAAACAATAACCTTTTAACACAGAGTTACTTCACTGGAAGTTTTTCGGGAAGAGTTTCCGGTACATTTTGGGGAGAAACTTATGGCCATATGACATCAAGTCAGTTTGGTACATTTTATGGTAGTAGGCTAGGACCATGGCAGGGACAATTAACCGGAAGCGTCACTGGGAGTGTTCGAAGTAATTACATGACTGGTTGTTTCATTGGGTTTGCATCATCGAGTCAACACATCATCCAAAACCCCGGCAACTTTTTTGGAACTATTGATCAGATTTGGTTTGGTGCCCTATCTGGAAGTTTAACTGGTAGCTTCACTGGAAGTGGAAATTGGGAGTTTAGTGGACATACTCCGTGGTTACAATATGATTATGGTTACGCTTATTATGATTTAGGTGCGGCTCCTTATTTAGGCCAAGTTGTTTTTAGCGGAAGCTTTTCTGGTGTCATGTCCAGTAGTAACTACAATCTCTCCGATCTTTTGCTCACTTACGCTACGGGAACGTTTTCCGGAAGTTTCTTACAAGTCTGGACTGGAAGTCCGGTAGTTCTTTACAACAAACCAGTTCTACCAACATCAATTTTGTGGTCCTCAGATGATGCTTACTACCCATTGAATGCCACTCGTTCTTATTTTTTGAACGTTTGTAGTGGTTCTGTTATTTATGAGACTTATGTTCCAATATATCCATATGAATTTAGGGTTCTTGATGTGGAAAAAACCTATACAACTCAAAACTATGGACCCAATAGATTCAAAAATGAAAAAATTAAACCGAAAAGTCAAGGTGTAGCCACTCGTTTAGCAAACACAGAACGTTCAACCTTTGATTTGATTCGTGGAATTCAATCTGATTCCAACCTTCTGGGATTGTATTTGGACCCGCAAGATGCCAAAAATCGTGATATTGTCAAGTATTACGGAAACAACAACATGATGGATTTGATTGCAGATCCATCAAACATGTACTCGGCATCTTACACGAATCTGAAAGCTTTGAATGACGCCTATAATTCTTTCGGTTACCGCAAAGTTCTTTACAACGAACTCATAACTCTTTACAAGATTTATTTCAATCGTTCTATTTTTGAAAGCATCAAAAACGTAATACCTGCAAGAGCAAGTGTTAGAACAGGAATTTTGATTGAGCCAACTATATTAGAACGCCCGAAGTATCAACACCGGCCCGTTTTCTCTGAAATTGGTAGTGGTTCTGTTCCTTATTTCGATGTGACCGCCAGTCATTATGCCAAAGATCCGGTTACTAAACTTGTTCGCTTTTCTGGGTCTGTAGGAAATACCTCAGCGGGTTACATGGAATTGTTGTTTGGAGAGTTTAATTGGAATCCGTCCTATTCCCAAACGTCGTTCAATGCTGCATCTCTTCCGGCCAATTCAACAATTTATTTGGATATGTCTTACGCTAATGAAGCGAATTTCATTTACCCTCAAAACTACAACAATGGATACATACCGGATCTTACCGATGAAATTCAATTTGGACATTTTGCTTCCGTTGGTGATTTTAATCCAAAAGGATTTATAGCTGAAAACTTCAAAACCAGTTCTTACTTGGTAAAGAAATGGAACAAGTACATCATATATTCTAAAAGCGGTTCATACATTAGGAGTTCGAATAAAAAAGAAGATGTTTACACATCACATTCGGTTTGGTTGTATAGCCTTGTAAATATGTCCCCACTGGGATATAATCAACTATTTTACACGGCAAGTAAATATGAGCCATCGGGGTCGGTTTTAGATATTACAGACAACACGGATGTGGTTCAAATGAACGGTTACTATTATTATTTACATCGTGCAAATACAGCAAAGAAAACCCCAAATCTTCCGATTACCCATATCAAAGCGTCAGAAAATCATATTGGATGGGCATTTACTACCGCTACAACTCCTTACACGTCACTTGCCGAAGACACCTATTTCGAAGTATTCAATGGATACCCAAGAAATCACTATACGCACAAAAGAATGCAATTCAGTCCTGTTAAATTTAACAGTCTGAGTGGTAAATTTCGTGTTCAAAAAGCACAGATTTACACAAGGGGAAGTCAAACCATAAATACCACGATTGATGATAAATCGGCATTGGAAGATGCTACGCTCCCAGTTCAAAGCATTGAAACCAGTAATGTCAACCTTGTTAAGAGTGACAACGTGATAAATCAGTAAAAAAGGGTTACAGAGCAATACTTATAGATGAGAGACCAACTTTTATAAAAAATGATATATGGCATACATTGATAATACCACCATCACCGTTGATGCGGTTCTTACCAAAAAAGGTCGTGAATTGCTTGCAAAAAATGGTAATCTAAACATCACGTCATTTGCATTAGCAGATGATGAAATTGATTATACGCTTTACCAACCAAATCACCCAAATGGCAGTGCTTTTTATGACATCGCTCTTAGAAATACTCCTGTTTTCGAGCCTTTCACAGATGAAACGCAAGTCATGAAGTACAAGCTGGTAACCCTTAATCAAGGTGTTACATCCATCCCGGTTATTTCGATTGCTCAGGACAAGATTGCGGTTACTCGGGATTTCACTGGCGACATTATCATTTCTCCTTCTACCAACCCTGCTTACAACTTGACCGCAGGTTATACAGCCATTCTCGGAAACAAGAACGTTGGAACTCTCGTGGTAGAAGAAAGTAACTCAATCAATGCTGTTTCGAATACGATCCCAACTTTTGCTGGTGACATCAATACTGCAAGTTCTCAGGTTGTTGTAGGAAAGAAGTTCCGCTTTATTCCAAACGCCCAACTTGGAAGAACGACAACTACAAACTTGACTATTGTTGGAAACGAGTCTGGTGGAAACATCAGTATTGAAGTAACGATAACAGTTCCGACTACAAGCTAACAGACCTATGATATTTAATCAATTTCAACCAGAAGATATTGTTGCAGGACGAACGACTCGTGTTGCTAGTGGTTTTTGGCCAGAAGGCCAAACTAACTGGAGCCAGAGTTTGTTTGTGGACGATTTTTGGGATTTGACGGGCTCTTCGGCCACACCATATCCATCTTATGGATCTTCGTTGTATGATGTTCGTAGAACTATGTACTACGTTAACGTCTTCCCAAGCCTTACCGAAAAACTAAACAATGACCCATATTTCTCCGCAACATATGGACACATTGGAGGGAGTGGTTCTTTCTTAAACGAAACGGCAAGTATCAAAGCCAATCCAACAAAAGCGATTTACACTCAGTACAAAAACCTATTGCTTGGAACATCAGATTTGGATGGAAAGTTTAGTTTCAAAACGGGAAGTGTAGGAGGAACGGTCGATGCTCTTGATATTTTTGTATTGACCTTCTCAACCTATAAGATGAAAGACAGAATAGATGAAGGTATCTTTGAAATATCGATTTCTGGAACTTTAGGTTGTCGAACTTACATTGATGATTCTCCAAATGAAACACAGGTAAAGACGGTTTATAATCTTATCAGTGGATCTTTGGAAACTGGAATTGTTGGAACTGCCTATGAAGGCGTGGGATTGTTCTATCCCCAAAATGGAATCGTTGTTTTCAATGCTGAAAAGTTGAATGAGGCCGTTGGAATGAAAGCTATGGGTAATTTCGCCGGATATAATTCGGATGGTGGTGGACCATATGCTTATAATAGTAGTTCATTCGGCACAGAATATGGACAAAATCACAAAGTGATTGTTGAAGCTATCAAATTAGCCGGAAACAATGGAAATAATGGTAGAGTCAACTTCATGAAGGTTCGTAAGTCTGAATATGTTCCGGCAAGACACTACTTTGTTCGTGTAAAGAACCGTGACTTCAACTATAGCAATAATCCAACGTATGTTTACGATGGAACCGACGGAGAACACGCTCAAGGAACAATCAGAAACGCAGACTTTATTGATAATCCGAGGACGTACCCTACGACAGTTGGTCTTTACAATGATAACAACGAACTGGTAGCTGTCGCCAAATTGAGTCGTCCAGCGGTCAAAAGTTTCGATAATGAGCTTTTGATTAAGTGCAGGCTCGACTTTTGATACAGAGTTGCAAATAAAATGACGTTTTGAACATGTCACTCATTCATGATCAAACAACTCAAAAAGTACGATGTACAGAATACTCCGTTCGTTGCGACCAAAGCTTGGGAACTGCTTAATGTTCAGCATCAAGATTTGGTTCTCGTCGAGGAAAACTCCGAGACGCCACTAGGACAGGATACATTTGTTGCTCTTGAGTTCATTGATTATAGCTTTGGTAATCCTCAAGGTGTTCTAAACACTGATTGTAACATTGCTCTTGAACAACAAATAGCCGATCCCGTATTATACGAAGAAGGCATCAGTGGCAGTGGATTATTTTATCCATCAGACCGTCAAAACCCCAACGGAACTTATACCCGCCTTGTTTATCAGCAGATTCTTCGTGCTTTTTATAATAACTATCATAATCCACTCCGGATTTTTGGTATCGAAAATGTCGATTTCCAAACCTCTGGAATGAAGCGATTTTTGAGTAATTATTTCAGGGTTTTCCGGCTGGAACAACAAAAATTTGGTGACAAAATTGTCGAAGGATCGGTTGAATTTATTGACAATACCTATGACGATAACTATACCATCACGGATGATTGTCAAGGCAATTTGATTGCGTGGCCAAATTTATTTTCAAGAATTCAAGAAGTTCGTCACATTGAAAATGATATTCGTTCTGGTTCTGCGGATTATGATTGTCCATTACCTGTTACGGGGTCTCCAGAAGCACCAATATTGTTGACTGGTTCTTTGACTTCTTCAATTTCTGGTGGTGAATTTTTATTGCCGTACTTAGCATCTTTAAGTTGGAGTTATGATTCCACTAATGAGGATGGTTTTAATATCTATAGAAGCTTGACGACAGATGGTGTCAATTGGAGTGCATTTGGCTTGCGACTCAGTACTCCTGCTGACATTACATGGTCTGTTGATAATATTGATTCTCGTGTGGCGGGTATTTCATACTACGTTACCGCTTACAACATGTTTGGTGAATCGGCGGCTTCTAATACAATTGTTTTTGGTCCTCCTGATTCACCGACTTACATTTCGGCATCTGCTATTGCTTGGTCAGCATCTTATGTTGTATGGTCCGGATCGGCGGGAGCGTACGGCTATTATCTCTTTAGATCTGATGATAGCGGCTCATCGTGGATGAATGTTGCAACAACAAGTTTTGCAGTCACTAGTTCTTATGACCATACTTTGGAACAAACTAGTTCCTATTCTTATAGAGTAGCTGCTTATAATATCCTATCATGGAGTTATTCACCAACGGCTAGTATTTCTACACCAGAATCAGCGAGTGCTGCTCCCGAATCTCTATTAATATTGGAAGTCTCTAGTGGTTCGGCTATATTAAGTTGGAGCTATGCTGAAACACCAAATAGTTATGCTATTTCAAAATCATTAAATGGTTCGACCTTTTTTGGTATAACCAATGTCCCCTACACGAGCCCAACTCAATCTTATAAAGACACAGATGTTTATGGAGATCCACGATCTGCTTCATACTTCTACAAAGTAAATGCAATCTTTCCCGCTTCTTCAAGTACGAGTAATGTGGCTAGTATTTCTTTTGTTAATCCACTTCCTCCGCTTCCATGTGCCGGATTCTCTCCTCTGACTAATATCACTGGAACTATAACAACTAATTACACATCTCCATATCGGGGAGAGTCGTATTATGCCAATACCCATTCGTTTATTTTTGAAGACGGAGTAACATATAACATTTGGTTGAGATCACCAATTGACAACTATTTGGTTCTCTATAATAGTTCAATGACACATATTTCTCATAGCGATTCAGATGGATGGAATCCGTCCAATGATAGCTACAATGGTGCATTAGTATTTACAGCGGTGGGTTCGAATAATCCATACATAATTGAGGCAACAACATATGGCGAAGGACAAACTGGAGACTACACCTTGATTATTGAAACTGGTTCCATTACACAATCGGTTGTTTGTAAAAATGCTCCCCAACAAATGTGGTATTGTTCGGCATCTAATAGAATTTTTGTCGGGGACGCACAAAGTCCGACGATGAGTATCATCAATGCTGACACAAGGCAATTGGAAGGACAACTTATCAATCATCGTTATCTTGATTGGTTAGGAACGCCATATTACGATGTAACATGGGGGTGGCATTGGAGTCCAAATACGATGACAGGATATTGGGTTGTTGGAATGAATCTCAACGATTGTTATATTTTGGAGACAGACTTATCGGGTTCTTCAACAGGAAGTTTAATCAGTTGCAGTGTAAAATCAAACGGCAATACTGTTTGGACGGCGTACGACAGTAAAAACGACCGTATTTTGTTAGTAGGAACGTCCACAACCGCTCGTCCAAACATTGAAATCTTTGATATTGGAACCACATCAACGATCTGGTCGGCAAATCTTTTATCACTGGGGCAATATTTGTGGACTTGTTGCTATGTAGAATCGACAAATGAGTTTTGGGTCCGTGGAGGATATACGGGTCAGATTTACAAGATTAACGCCGATACCTTTACGGTTACCACTTCTTCCATTCCCATTGGAATTTCAGGAAATTCTGGAATAGATTATGTAAAACAAATTGATAGGGTTTTTACGAAGCCAGCTTCGGGATATACTCTTGCCGCCATCAAGCCAGCGGAAGACAGAATTGAAGATTTTTCTTCGCCGTTAGGTCTTGGAAACATCGAGGGTATAGTTTATGATCAATGTCGAGAAGAATTGGTATTTGTTCAATGGGGTCTTGGAGCCTGTGCGTGTGATGCCGTAACATATGAGCCAAAACGCTTCTATGTATTTGATAATAACAACGAAGTCGAAGACATTGTTTATGCCGAAAAGACCGGGGATACCTATGTTGTCGAAGACAACTATCGAGTTCTTCATGTTCTCGGATAACTTTCTTCGATGCATTTAGTCGGATTTGACATGGTTAATGACTGTAGATAGACCCAAATACTTTTGGGAAATAAACTTTTAATCTATTTATAAGTAACATGTACATTTTAGCGAAAAACGTCAACTACGGATATTCGGTAGCCACCCACGGAAAATATGTCGCCGTTGGAAACCCCCCGCTTCTCCGATATGACCATCTAACCTCCAGTCTTTATCAAACTGGCTCTGTGGATGTTTTTCGTTATGACATCAATACAGACCAACATTTTTACATTGACTCATTGACAAAACAGGTGGAAGAAGATGAGGCGATTTTGTTAGCCGAAGAGGTTGCTTCTGTTATGGGAGATGATCTCCAAACAGAAGAGTTTGGTCTAGACTGGGTAAATCGCCTCAAAAACATCCGAGTTGATTATCTCGAATATTTTACCCAATACGAATCCAGTTATGGAGAAGCATTAGATACTTACGATAATAAAATAGTAGTCGGGTGTCCATTTTATTGGGATCGGTTCGTTATTGATGGCCGAACATTCGATTTTACATCCTCCTGCGTTGACATCTGGGATTACACATATTCCGAAAGAAACATTTATACTCACAACGCTGCACCAACCCGAGTAGGATATGGTTGGACGGGTTCTTCTGCACCAACAACTAGTTCTGGATATACCAGTTCACTTGATTTTGGAAATGTGGATTTGTCAACAACTCGTTTGTATTTCGAACAGATTTTAGTTCCATCGGGTTATGATTATTTGATTGTTTCTGTATCTTCTTCGTTTCAGACCGGGTCTCAGGTTGTAGCAAAAATTCCCGTGTCTCCCGAAGGTGAGTATGCAACATATGCTTTCACTGCCTCATTAACCGCCTCGGTAAATGCTATTTTCTACGAAGGGCTTATTACGAATGAAATAAGACATTTTCACATTCCAAATCCAGAATCGGTTTCGGGGTCATTTGGAAAGGCAGTGTCAATCAATCAGGATTGGGTGGCCGTTGGTTCTCCAAACTATGACAACTACAAGGGTGCTGTGTATCTCTATAAAAACGAATGTACTGGAAGCACTTTAAGTTGGTCATTGTATCAAGTGTTGACACCTAGTTCGTTGGTTGCAAACCAAAAGTTTGGTTGGGATTTGTCCTTAAATAAAGAACCGGGAACTTGTCGAAATCGTTTGGTTGTTGGTTGTGGAGCACCAAATAACAATAATGTCTATCTATTTGAATTTTCCGGTTCGACTTGGTATGAATCTTATCAATTTCATCAGGTTACTAGTTCTTTGGCTCCATTGACGTTCAACACATCTAGTTACGGAATTCTCCTTTCTTCTAGTTATAAAACAAGTTCATTTGGTTGGGCCGTATCGACTTATGGGGACACTGTAGTTATTGGTGCTCCAACGGAAAGAAACATATTTGAGTTTACTGGTTCGGTTGGTTATGAACAAGGAACGGCATACATTTTTGAGCGTTGCAATGGTCCGTGTCCAGTAACGGCATCCGAATACCGCCTCGTCCAAAAAGTGTACGGAGATCTATATTCTCTCAAAAATAATAGATTGGGTTGGTCGGTAAGCGTTTATGACAAGAATATGATGATTGGTGTTCCAAAACGGGACGTTACTACAATGTCATCATGTTACATTCGTGGTTCCCTCAACCAGCAACTTTATTGTGGTGTCGATTTGGAAAACGCAATCAATGGGCAATGGATATATTTAACAAAGAATACATCGTCTGGAAATTGGGATTTCCAAAAAACGTTCCAGAAGAAAAAGAAGTTCATGCGACCCTATCGAACATTTGGGTTCGATGTTAGTGTAGGAAATTTTTCTTTGGTTACCGGGGCTCCAATGAACCTCGCCAATAAGGCTCGTGAAATCGATATTGCTTCCACCGGAAGTTTGGGAATTCCGCTAGACGATGTCATGGGTAAAGCATACATTTACAATATTCATAATTACAGACCACAGTTCTATGTTGGCAATGTCTTCTATCGAAACGGAACGTTAGTCGTGAATACGTCTGGTTCTGGTTTTGATGGAATCTTTTTCGACCCTACCAACCCCTACCAGTATGAGTATCTCCTTAGATACAAATCCCGCCATACCATCAACGAAAAACAAATCGTCTGTACAATTGAACCGGGGGAATTCAACGTTAGTACCAATCCTTCTGCTATCGTAAAAGCAACCTCTTCGTTTGATTTAAACAATAACGGTGTGTTTGATTTTCAAGATGCCGACATATTACTGAGATATATGCAGTACAAAAACAGCACGACATTAGGTGGATATTCTTTCGATTGGAGTTCATCTATCGTAAAAAACGATGACGAAGTGAGTTTTTATAACTGGAACGCCGAGCGATGGACAAATACTGATTCATTGTTTTTATCCAGTTTAAAGAGATTCGAAACCGTTGATACTTGGTTTCAAGATTTGTTGGATTTCAATGAGGATAGCAAAATCGATATCAATGATATGTCGATTCTCTGGAAGTATTTTTCCAATCGATTAACCGAAAAGAACTATCTATCTTATATTAACTCCAACTGCCAGCGTCAACAGGTAAATCAAGCAATCTCTTATTTAGATGATCTTTCAAAACGTCATGCGGTTCCGGAGATTAATCCCAATTTCTATGACTATGAAGCTAAATGTTGTCTTGATAAGACAGGTTCTTATTTGGCTCCTTTTGTAACAACCATTGGCCTTTATGATGGATTAGACTTGGTTGCTGTGGCGAAACTTGGGTCTCCTATCAAATTACCAAAGAGTTTGCCAATAAATTTCGTTGTGAAAATGGACTTCTAACCACTATTTATAAGCAGAAACAATTTGACCTATGCCAACACTACAAATCGCAACTGAAAATAAGCGTCCATCGCTGACACAAAACATCGAGGCTCTTTATGCTACATTTCACGCTGGCGGGGCGTTTGACGCCAAGGCCGATATTGTTTCCGATGGAACTCGAAATGAAAGAGTCACCAGTTTAAATTCTCGTCATAACACTCCAAAGGGATTCAAAACCAAGATGCGTGAACAACAAACAGAACTGTTCATGGCAATGGATTCAAAGACAGTAACTACTTCATTAAGAACCAGTATTTACGGCGATCATTCCAGTAAAAAATACGCTGGATAACCATCTTCAAATGAGTTATGGTTTTAGGACTTGATGCCAGTACCACTGTTTGTGGTTGGGCTTTGTCCAATAGTAATAGTATTGAACGTGCTGGTTTTATAGACATTTCCAATCTGGAAACCAACAAAGAAAAAGCTCATTATATTCTCGAAGTCATTTCACCCTATCTTCATAATGTCAAAGAAATCAAGTTAGAAGCCGCTTTGAGCGGTTTTATGAGGGGTCGAACTTCCCAACAGGTGGTTATCAAGCTTGCAAGGTTTAATGCGGTCCTAGAATATGTTTTAAATGAAAAAACGGGAATTCCGGTAACTCTGGTTAATGCCGCCACGGCCCGAAAGAAAGTTCTAGGAAAGGCTTTTATAAAAGGCATGACGGCCAAGGAATACGTTCGTCAGGAACTCCCTAAAATACATCCAGAGATTCGTCAATTCGAAAAATTAAACAAAAAGGGCCAATGGAACGTAAAAAATAGTGATATGTATGATGCAGTAGTAATAAGCTGTTTTTAATGAACTCTACTACAATATGAATACCGAAGTTTTTATCACTTGTGACCGCTGCGGTAAAACCGTTCACGGTGTCATTATTGAAGAAGAGGGATTACCTAAAATTACAGGTGGGTTTTATGATGTAACACCTCCTAGTTATTGGGGAATGTTTGCGTTTCAAGGTGAACAAACAGTTTGTGATGCGTGCATGTGAGCCAATCCCGAATTTTTGAAACTTTATCCCGTCGAAAGAAAAATCCCAAAAGGAGAAATTACGTCGCCTATGACCGTTTCTCCAGAGTATCTCGAACAAATAAAAGCTCAACGAAAACAAGAACGGGCCAAAAGTGGGCGGGAAAGAAAACTTGTCGAAATGGAACGTTTGGGAATTGATAAACTAGAAAAGCCAGAGAAACCAGAGAAACCAGAAAAGCCAGATAAACCGGATAAACCGGATAAACTAGATAAACCGGATAAGAAATGAAAGCAGGTTACCTTTACATCATTACAAACGCCGCTTTTCCCGGTTGGGTTAAAGTAGGCACCACTTGGAATCTCACTGAACGTTTACACACTTATCAAACGGGTGATCCATTTCGTGGGTACAAACTCCAATATTCCCTCCACCATCCTTCATTCCGTGAAGCGGAGAAGAAAATCAAAGAAGCCATGAAACACTTCGCATTAGAAATCCGTGGGGAGTGGTTTCGAGTGGATCTTAACATAGCAAAAAGCCGTCTCGACGAAGCACTTGAATCATATAATAATGGCGAGTGGACGGAAGTATAAAAAGTTGACTGGTTTTCTGTTTCTGTTATAGTTATACACAAAAAATAAAAATATCTTCGCTTTCAAACAAAACGTTTGGAGGCAATTACATGAATGGATTGTTTCTATACCCCAAAGTTTAATGAACCACCTACTTGCTAAAGTAGGTAGATTTTCCGGTTAGGATTTTTAAAAGTATCACAGCTATTAAATTATTTAAGAAATACCCAAAGTTAAAATCTTTTTATGGTAGATGTGGTTCTCTTTGGTCAGTAGGTAAATTTATATCCACTGTTGGCAATGTTTCTGCCGAAACAATCAAAAAATATATTGCTGACCAAAAAGGGACGTAAGATATGTTAATACAACGAGGATATAAAATTAGCTAATTTAATTTGTGAAAAATTGGCTTTATTTAAAAGCAAAATATATCACAATAAAGGGAACAATGCTTTTTATGTAAGTACTCCTGTTCACCATATTTTTACAAATATGTATGATTCGTGGTATATTGAAAAAGAGAAAATTTCCATTCCAATTGATTGCAACCTTACAAAAACACATTTGCTTTATCTCTATATTGGAGATGGGAATTTAGCGAAAAACACAAAGAACACCTATAAAATTCATCTTTCGACAAACTGTTTTGATGATGATAGTCTAAATAAAATTGTGAGTAAATTAAAAACATTCCTTCCATTTCCAAACAGTATAAAAATATATAGCAGAAGAGATGGTAAAGTGATAGTGATTTTAAAAAATAAAAATGTTTTATCGTTTTTAAATTATATTGGTGAATGCCCAGTTAAGGATTTAAGTATCTCTAAAAAATGGGCTTGTGGAGATGGTTCAATAGAACTGTCGTTGAAGCAAGAAAAAGAATGCTTAGTAAACTAAGCAGAAGCCACAGGGCTTGCCCTGTGGAGTGTCACTAACAAAACGTTCAATCCTTCGGATATAATATTTTGACTTCTAACCCAATTTCTGTCATCATCTTCGTATGATTCTTCAAAGTAAGCTGCTTGCCCTTGTTAACGAAGTGCTGTCACAGAATGCCAAACTCCGAAAGGGAGGGTCACAAGCTACGTACTTTTGTCCCTTCTGTAATCACTATAAACGAAAACTTGAAGTCAATTTGGATTATGGTCAGTGGCATTGTTGGGTTTGTCACGCAAAGGGTTCATATTTAGGGAGTTTATTCACTAAAGTCAAAGCTCCACGACACTTTAGAGACCGGCTCTTTGAATTAACGAAGGATGTTCGGCTTCAACGTAAATTGAAGCCAAGGAGGGGAGAAGAAGAAGAGCTTAAACTTCCAGATGATTTCATTTCATTAGCAGTCCCCCCCAAACACGATGTTCATTTCACTGAGCACCATCAAGAATATCGCCGTGCGATGGCTTACTTAAAAAATCGTGGAATCACAATGGAGGATATATGTAGGTACAATATCGGTTATTGCGAATCGGGTGAATACCGAGATTGTATTGTTATTCCTTCGTATGATGATGAAGGAAAATTAAACTATTTTTCATGTCGTTCTTATTATTCTTCCACATGGTCGAAGTATAAGAATGCTCCCGGTTCGAAAAACATTGTTGGTTTTGAAAGTTTTGTTAATTATAATGAGCCCGTTACATTGGTTGAGGGTGTTTTTGATGCTATTGCCGTTAGGAACAATGCGGTTCCCCTGTTCGGGACGATGCCCTCGTTGCGTCTCAAAGAACAACTCGTTCTCCACAAAACTAAAAGAGTGAATCTAGTTTTGGACAATGATGCATTAAGAGAGGCAATCAAAATCGCTCAAGATTTGTGGCAATGGGGAATCACTGTCCATCTAGTAAAGTTACCAGAAAAAGACCCCTCGGATGTAGGTTTTTATGTGGTACACGATTTGATTGAACGTTCGAAACCATTTGAATACGCCGATTTGATTTACTCCAAACTAATGGAATAGCATGATTACGATCAGAGAAACGTTAACCATCATTCAAATGGTAGGTATTGGTTTCGCATTCCTCTCGATTATTTTACTTAGCTTATGATATTTGAAAAACTAACATCTACCGTTTCGGATTTTACCCACATCATTCATATCGCCGACATTCACATTCGGTTGACAAAGCGTCATCAGGAATACCGAGAGGTTTTTCAGAGACTTTATAATGACGTTGCAGCGTCTCCACCAACAACAATTATTTGTGTTCTTGGCGATGTCTGTCATAGCAAATCAGATCTGAGCCCAGAATGCGTCCAGATGGTATCTGATTTTCTTTGGAATCTGGCCAATTTACGTGAAACGATTTTGATTCCCGGCAACCATGACGCTACGCTTTCAAACAAAACTCGTCTGGATAGTTTATCCCCAATTGTAGATGCACTAGCTCATCCGAAACTTCATTATTTGAAAGAAAGCAAGTTATATGGAATAGGAAATATCCTGTTCAATAACATGTGTATATTCGACCCACCCGAAAAATACATTCATGGGCAAAACATTCCAGAAGTCTATCGAAATACGTACAAACACGTCATTGCACTGTTTCACGGCCCCGTCGATAGATCTGTAACGGACACTGGGTTTGCTATCTCAAATCCAGAGATTATGCCTCCATTATTCGATTGGCACCATATTGCTCTTCTGGGAGATATACATCGCCGTCAAAATATACAAGAAGCAGTACCGGAAGAACATAAACCCTGTGTTCACTACCCCGGTTCTTTAATTCAACAAAACCACGGTGAACCACTTCATCCCCATGGTTATACATTATGGGATTTATCAACATATGATTACAAGTACGTGGAGGTTCCCAATGACTATGGATACTTTACAATTGAGTTAAACGGTGCCAAAATTTTGACCGACCTTTCCGATTTACCGAAAAAAACATATCTTCGTGTTAAGTGCATGGACTCCATCGCCACGGAAATAAAAGGAGCCGAAGCACTGGTAGGTGGTCTGACCGAAATTCATGAAATTGCTCGTTTACGTATCGAATCCGAGGCCGATAAAAAAGCCAAGGAAGCTTTGGTCTGTAAGGATGTAAAACTTTCCCAGATTGCCGACATTGATTATCAGGCCAAACTCATCACTGAGTTCCTTCAAACAAAATGTAGTCTGCTCGACCAAACGAAAATTGACAAAATTTTGCTTATAAACCGGGATGTTAATACCGAGATTAAGCAAGATGAGTTTTCTCGAAATTTACGATGGAAACCCATTCGTTTTGAATTTGACAACATGTTTGCTTATGGTGAGGGAAATGTAATCGACTTCACACAAATGCAAGGCGTCTATGGTATTTTCGGACCAAATACTTGCGGTAAATCGAGTATTTTCTCTGCCATGTGTTTTTGTTTATTCGACAAATGGGATCGTGGTTTCAAAGCTATAGTTGCCCGAAACGTTGCTAAGCAAACGTTTCGATGTAAATTCGAATTTGAAATAAGCGGTATCCGTTATTTCATTGAGAAAAAAGGCGAAACCACCAAAACCGGAAACGTAAAGGTGGATGTCAATTTCTGGCGAGTCGTCAATGGAGTAAATGAAGACCTAACCGACCAACAAAGACGCAAAACCAATGATGTTATTCGTGAGTATATTGGAACGTTTGAGGATTTCATTCTCACAACTCTTTCTATCCAAAATACAACAAAGAATAATATCAGCTTTATTGACATGGGCAATACCGAAAGAAAGGATTTGCTTGTACAAATCATGGGCCTGAATATATTTGATCGGCTATATGAAAAAGCATATGAAAAGAGCAAGGAGTTAACCACAAAACTCAAACCCCACAAAGATAAGAATTACATAAAAGATTTGGATGCCGCCGAGACCAATTTGGCGTATGCAGAGTCATCCATCAAAGATTGTCAAGCGGCGATGGATGATTTATCCAGACAGATCAAACAGGTCAATGACAATATCGTTGAAGAGACCACCAAGCTTATTAAGTTGGACGGTGACATTCCTACCGACCTCTCGACTTTAGAGAAAAAACGAACCATTACAAAGGCGGCAATTGAAAAATTGATGTCTCAACTTGAAAAAGACAAAACCGAACTTGCGTTGAGAAAAACCAAGATGGAACGCTTGGCCGAGGAACTTTCCGAAATCATCGCCGAGGATCTAGTCAAAGCTCACAATACCTATAATGATTATAGGAAAAAACTGGAGTTGGCTCGTCAAACATTGGAACTCAAACGAACTTTGGTAAAACATTTGTCGGCTAAACTTGAACAACTTCGGAAGAAATATAGTTATGATCCCAACTGTAAATTTTGCGTTGATAATCTTGCCGAAAAGAACGCCGACGCATCTAAGACTGAAAAAGACCTTCATTCTGAAACCGAAGCAATGAATGCCTCTGAGGTTTCTGTTAAAGAACTCACAACAAAATTAGAAGAATGGGCATGGGTTGACGTGGCATACCAAAACTATACCAAGCTTCTAAACGATCACAGCAAAGCCAAAGACGAATTTACCACTTTGAATACAAAGGTTTTGGTAAATGAAAAAGAAGCCGAAAAACTGACTCAAGCTCTCTTAGAAGTCGAAAAGAAAATCGAATTGTATCACCGAAATCAGGTAGCGTTAGACAATAATCAGAAGGTCAACATGACCATTTTGAGTTACAAAAATGCTCTGAGCAAACTAGAAGGAAACTACAATGTTCAAAACAAGAGGTTATTACAACTCATAGGAGAGCGTGAAGTTTTCAAGAAACAAATAGCCGACATTAATGCCACTATTTTGGACCTTATTGAAACCGAAGAAACCCGAGAACTTTATGAATACTACTGCAAAGCAGTTGGTCGCAATGGTATTCCATATCAGGTTATTATAAACACCATTCCTGAAATCACCAAAGAAATCAATTCCATTCTTACCCAGACTTCGGAGTTTACGGTAGAAATTGAAACAGACGAGAAAAACCTAATGCCTTATGTAAACTACGAAACGAAGGGTCGCTGGCCAATCGAAATGACCAGTGGATTTGAACGATTTGTTGTTTCTATTGCCATTCGGGTTGCATTAAACAATATTACCAATCTCCCTCGTACAAACATGCTATTAATTGACGAAGGTTGGGGTGCGATGGATAAAGAAAATAAAGCCAATGTTCCTATGCTTTTGGCGGCATTGAAACATCACTATGACTTCGTTATTCTGATATCCCACTTGGATGAACTTAGGGACTTTGTTGATAGTCAGATAGAAATAACAAAGGTAGGGGTTTTTTCTAAAGTAGTCTTCGAGTAAAATTACCAGCCATGCTATTTATAGGCATGGCTTTATTATCATCATTTGGAAAAGAAGGCGTAAAATTAGGTCTTCTTACTCGCAAAGTTGACATCGAAGATACTTCCACGACCTCGAAGTACTTTGCCGTTACCGAATTCCCCAAAATCCTCACAGCGGGGAAAAACTCATTTGCCTTTAACGGTTCTCAATTTCTTAAAGACAAATCGGAGATACAAGTTGAATGTCTAGATTCCAACAACAATTCTCTCTATCTTGAACAGGCAAAATCCCAAGAAAGTCAGTTCACCGATGCATCGAAATTCGTAGTTTCCATTCATGTTTACGATGAAACCTACAACGGTCCAGCGAAAATTATCTTGGTTGGAACTACCACAAAGGGGGAAATAGTTCGATGGATTGGAACGGTGACTATTGACAAAACACTTAACAACAATTCCAAAGTTAGGTTTGTAAATCGTCCATCGTTAGAAGTTCGTCCTCTTCTTTATCCCGTCGTCTCACTTACTCGTGCGGCTGTAGATTACCCCCCGCCACCAGTTATTTCCCAAGCGGCTGGATATGCCGTCATCCGGAGTTATGTTAAATCGGTTACTTTGACTGGTGTAGGTGCTGGCTATACTAGCGTTAAAGTCACTGTCGATAACACTGGTACCGGAGGAAGTGGATGTCAATTAGAAGCAACGATTGCACCAGACGGTTCTATTGAATCGGTGACGGTTGTTAATGGAGGTTCTGGATATAAGAAGGCACCAAAAATAAGCATTGGAGGAACATACACAACAAAAGCTTCGGCAATAGCCGTCCTCAAAAGCGAAGTTGTTGATGTGGTTATCACAAAACCCGGTTCTGGTTATACATTCGTTCCAGAAGTTGTATTTACTCCAGTAGGAGGTCATGGATCAGGAGCGTCGGCAACGGCTATAGTCCAAAATGGAAAGGTTATCGACGTAACGATAGATCAACCAGATGGTGGAGGCGATGGATATACAGAAGTTCCAGCCGTATCATTTACTGTTCCAAATGCGCCGCCACCGCCTGATATGAATGTTTGGGTATCGTTCTCGGCAAGTTTTTCTTCTTATGGAGCAACCCCACCAACGGATACCAACAAGAATACTATAAACCCCAAACAAACCGATATTGACTATAGATTGGTCATTACAAGTTCTGCATTTTCTCCATTAACTCCGGCAGATCTTGGCTCTATGACATTTCCATACAAGGTTTTCAACACCCAAATGGAAGGTCATCCAATAACTCTTCATATTACAAAAATAAAAAAACCGTATTCCAGAGAAAACATTTCGGTTAATATCACTTCATCGTTCACAATCAAAAAAGTCCTGAATAGTACTACCATACAACTCAACGACCCATTCTATTACACCATAGGAAAAAATCAGTTCGTCGCAAATATTATTGAAGGAAGATGTTTTGCTCCATATCGGTTTATCTTATATAATACGGCACCCGACTCAAGTCAATTTTATCAAGTTTCTCCGTCAGTAGCTCTTCCTGTAAAAGACTCCTACGCAGAAGTCATTTATAGAAACATCAAATGTTTTACTGGATTCGTAGCACGCCACAAAATCTACCGAAAAAGCTCATATTTTCCCGGCGATTTCCAGTTGGTTTCTGATGAACTTTTAACCCCTCCGGAATTACTTTCGGATCAAGTTACATTCAATAAGTTCTATGACCGACTAGGAGTATTTTACAATCAACCCCACGTTAATAAATATTGGTTTTCCGAAACTCCCAATTTTAAGCTTTATCATTCTACCAATCCAATAAACTCAATGCGGGTTCAAATGGACTCGTTCACATATGCCGATGGAACAAAAGGAATAATAGTTAAAAATGATACTTTAGGTGGAGTCAATGATTCGATATACAGAGCATACAATGCTTCGGAATACGCTCGGCTTTCGGGTTCATCTTATAATTCAAACTTTATTAGCCTCAAAAAAGATGTCTTGTACGTTTTGGGGACCAACATCTCCTTAGAGAAAAACGCTTCGGAGACGGATGCAAAAGTGTCGTTTTACTTTACTAGTTCCATTCCAAGCATTAAAAACGAAAAAACTTACGATGCCACTCTAAAAAAGTTGAAACTGGGAGAAATATCGACAAAAGATAAGGTTTCCATAAAGTATTTCAACGACAGACAATACATCTACTTTACTCCTCAAGATGACTATTACGGAACTTTGGTGATAGTTCCTTACAAATGTTCTCCGACGCTTTCGGATATATCGCTGAAAGTGTATGCCGATTACGGGTTCTCTGGAGATTGTCAAGAGATCAGAATTCCTTTTGACGTAAAGACCGCAAACGAAGCATTTGATATTAGGTCAGAACTCTTAGATTTGAATTCTGTGATTGTGTATTCAGAGCTCCGAACTGTTCAATCTTTTGACCCCGGTGGGGAAAGTTTAGTTGGAAAAACAAACACAAGTAATATCAATACCAATATAACAATTGTCCAAGGGAACAATGGGGGAGGCGGGTCTGTTACCGTGACTGGAGAACCATATTTTCCAGATTTGACTCTATGTGACACAACAACTCGTTTCGTAGGATGGCACGCCACCACGGGGGATTCAACGACAGACGGAAAACTATGTTATACAAATGTTGCCCGACTTTTCGTAAGTTCTAGTGAATATATTCAACTTCATGAATACCAAGCTGGAGTGGAAGTAGTTGGGAAAGCCATTGCCGTGCAATATGACTTAGAAAACGGAATGGGTAGAAAAATTTTCATCGATGCCTTCGGCACAAAAGAAATCTATCCATAACTTTTTATAAAGTTTTTCTAGATTCATACGTAGATACTTATGAATAGAAGTTATTATTATGAAACCAAAGAAAAGCAATATCGAAATCATTAAATCATATCTCGCCGGAGAACGTCCTTTTGTCCAAGTTGGGTACACGCCAAGGGTTGTTGAACGGAAAGAGGGCGAAGAATGGGAAGATGCCCAAGGCAGAAGATGGGTTCAACGAAATGGTTACAGAACTCAAATTAACAAGCAAGCTCAGTTAATTCGTGAAGCCACTAATCAAGTATGTAAGTGTGGCCAGAACATTAAGTTTGGAAATCGTTTTGACGAAAAGTTTTTCGCAAAGACAGGAATGTGCTATGATTGCACAATCAAACACGAAACAGAACTTAGAGTGTTAGGTGTTTTTGCCCATTATGAACGATGGAAGCTTTTATCCAACTATCTTAGCTATTTGGAAGATATCAAGCGAAAAATCGAAGATAGCATTAAATATCTACAAAATGAGCCAGATACGTTAAGTATCCTTTGTAATGGAGAGGGTTTCCTCGAAAAGTTCAAAGGAATCAATACCACAGATTTGCTTACTTCTGCTCAAAAAGACTTGGAAGAAATAGAACAAACAATTAAGAAGGTTGCAAAAGATAAGGCAGACGCCAAGAAAATCTATGATTCGGAACTAACCAAAGCCAAGAAAGCAGCTAAGGCGGCTTTAAAAAAGTAACCATGAGCAACCAACAAACTCCAAGAAAAACCCTCCAAGAAATCATCAGGGAGGAATATAAGAAGTGCCTGACGGACCCCGTATATTTCATGCGGAAGTACGTTAAAATTCAACATCCAATTCGTGGAACCATAAATTTTGATTTGTATCCTTTTCAGGCCAAAACTCTAGAAGAATTTGCAAAACACGATTTCAACATTGTGTTGAAATCTCGTCAGATGGGGATTTCAACCTTGGTTGCAGCGTATTCGTTGTGGCTAATGGTTTTCCATAAAGACAAAAATGTGCTTATCATTTCGATTAAGCAAGACGTGTCTAAGGAAATCGTCTCTAAGATTCGGTTTGCCAATGATAACCTTCCATCTTGGTTGAAGGTTGAATGTAAAGAAGACAATCGCCTTTCTCTTAAACTAGCAAATGGCTCCCAAGTTGCCGCCGTTTCATCTGCAACAACAGCGGGTCGTTCTGCTGCACTGTCATTGCTGATTATTGACGAAGCTGCATTCGTTGAAAAGGCCGAGGAAATCTGGGCATCAGCACAACCTACTTTGTCATGTTTAGATAAAAATACACTTATTTTAACCGATAAAGGATTAATTAGGTTGGAGCAATTAATTGACGGATCTACAAAGCTTGGTTTTAATTCGGTAAATTTGAAGGTTCATGACGGGGAAGAAATCACTGATGCATCTTCTTTTTATATGTCGGACAAATCTGACATGTATGAAGTAGAGTTTGCAAGTGGAGCAAAAATCATTGGGACTAAAAAACACCCGTTGATGACCAAAAATGGATGGAAATCCATTTCAGATTTGTTTCCGGATGAAGACGAAGTTTTATGTAAATATTCTCAACACCTCTTCGGACCTCCAATAGATTATTCAAAATTTAATCCAGATATTAGAAAAGATGCAGTTCATTATAAATTTTCAAATAGAGAAATAGCATATTTATGTGGCCTCTGGACCGCCGAAGGTCACATTAACAAAAGAACCGTTGGAATTACCAATACCGATAAGGAAATAACTGATTGGCTAAAAAACAGGGGGTTTACATGCTATGATGATAGACATTACTATTTGAGTTCCGTTTGGCTTGTCGAATTACTAAAATGGATAGGGTGCGAAGGAACTGCTCATACCAAACGAGTTCCATGGAGAATTCTAAGCAGTTCGATGGAAGAACAATGTGCGTTTTTGCAAGGATTGTTTGACGGCGACGGTTGTTCGTTGGGAGCCAAGGGGGTTAAACTGACATCTGTATCTTTTGAACTATTATCTAACGTAAGATGCATGTTGTTAAACTTGGGAATACGTTCCTATATTCGATCCTCCGAATGGAAATCCACCAAATCCACAGTAATCAAGGATAAATCCAAGATCTTCCACGGATACGAATTGCATATTGGTGGATGGGATGCACATAAGTATTATACAACCATTGGTTTCACGGTTAAACGCAAAGCCGCAGGATGGAGCCAACTTCCATTAAAATCAATCAAGAGAGTATATCCCGACAAAAATGCAGTAAAAGAGCTTATATTGGAAACAGGACTATCGATTCGAGCATTTTCAAAAAAATATGGCTACTATTATGACAAGTATTTATGGAATGGTGGAAAAGGGTTGAGTATTTCTTCTGTAGAGAAGTTACTCGATATTTGCAATGGATTATCGACATCCGAAAATTACAAAAAGGTAAAAGCGCAGTATGAAAGAGATACCACTGAATATTATGATAAAGTGGTCTCCGTCAGGTACTTAAAAAATGATTTTAGCTACGACCTGAAAGTGCCAAGCTCAGAGCGTTTTTTGGCAAATGGTTATATAAGTCATAATACAGGTGGTAAAGCCATACTTTTATCATGTGTAACGAAGGATACTTATGTTATTACCAATGAGGGAATCAAACAAGTAGAGGATTTTGTAGATATCACGAAGACGGGAGGATATGAATGTAATCCTTATGGAGTTATGGGAGTAAACAAGATTCGACGTGGGAATCTTTTTTATAACAATGGTCGCCAGAAAACCATTCAAATCACTACCAAATATTCAGATTTGGAGTGTACCAAAAATCATAAATTGTGGGCCTATCGTAATAGAACGGGAACATTTGGATGGTATAAAGCAGAGGAATTAGAAATCGGTGATTTTCTGTCCATGCAAATAGGAATGAATACATGGGGAAATCAAAATGCCTTACAAGGATTTAGTCCATCGCAATCTACAAGAATTCGTTCACCCTTTTGCCCGTCTGAAATTTCTACAGATTTATCCTATTTATTTGGCCTTTATATTGCTGAGGGAAGTTCTTACAAGGTTAAGAATAAAACGGGAGAATTAATAGGAGGTTCCATTACAATTACCTGTGGAGATAATATCTCATGGGTATTCGATAGATTAGGATTGACGTATAATTGTTGGGATGGAATACATTACACAGTATCCAATAAGAATCTTTTAGAATTATTTGAACATGTTGGGTTTGATTTATCTGCCAAGGCAAAAGATAAAACAATTCCGAAAACTCTGTTAAAAATGAGTTGGGAAAATATCCGTTGGATGTTAAGAGGAATATTTGACGGCAATGGTTGTGGGACAGACAAAGTCGTTCAACTAACATCCACATCAAAAGAATTAATAAAAAGCGTTAGAATGATTCTAATGAACGCTGGAATAGTTTCCAGTTTGTGCATACACTCGAAAGAAAAAATGAACTCATATAAGGGAGAGATATTCCATAATGAAGATTCATTTGTTCTTGAAATACACGGACGCAATGCTTTGAAGTTTTATAACAACATTGGCTTCAATCTTGTTCGAAAACAGAAAAATAAAGAAAAACTAGAACTTACCAATTTAAATAGAGCGTGTAGTCACGATGTAGTTCCAAATACCCTTGAGTTGGCGAGATCTTTGGTAAAAAAATCCGGATTAAAAGGGAGAGAATTAAAAGAAATAACTGGCATTCAATTAAACGGTTATTTGAATAAAAAAACTCCTTATAAAACCCCGCATTTGTCTCAACACAATATTCTGACGCTTTTTGATTTGTTCGGAGAATTACTGTCCACGGAAGAACAAAATGTTTGGAATCGAATCTTAGGAGAAGATATTATATGGTGTCCTATCACAGCTATACATCAATCCGTAAATGACACGTTTGATTTTTCTCTCCCAGATAATGAGAAGGACTTCTGGTGTCATTCTGTTATCTATAACGGATTCATAGGCCATCAAACACCAAACGGCGTTGGTAACTTCTTCCATAAAATGTGGGTTCAGGCAGAAGAAGGCACAAACAAGTTTCATCCTATCAAGCTTCCTTGGCATTTACATCCCGAACGTGACAAAAAATGGCGTGAAGATCAAGATCGAGTCAGCGAAAACCTCAAAAAAACTGCACAGGAATTGGATTGTGATTTTCTCTCATCCGGAGCAACAGTTATCGATTTGCAGTTGCTTTCTTGGTTTAAGGAAACATACATGAGAGATCCCATTGAGAAACGAGGTATAAACCAAGAGTATTGGATATGGCAATATCCTATGTACACTCCGGATATTTCGTATATTGTTTGTCTTCCACCCGGAGAAAAGGTTTTAACTACCAAAGGAATTCGAAGCATTGAGGATGTAACATATGAAGATAAGTTAATCGATAGTGAAGGACGATATACTACGATTGAAGATATAAAGATTCGAGAATATCAGGGAAAGATATATGAGATTACTCCTTCCAATACGTTTCGGAGTACCAAATTTACCGCAGAACATCCCATTTTAGTTAGTTCCAATTCAAGACTTCAAAGAAATTATAATAAAACCAATAGTGAGTATGCTTTCAATCAAAGATATTGGGAACATGACTTTCACTTCAAAGATGCGAAGTTAGTAAAGAAAAATGATTGGATTTGTTTTCCCAATTTCTATAAAACAAATAATATTGTCACCGATTTTGACAAATTATGGAATGAATTTAATGAAACGGGACGAAGTGACTTTCGACTGAGAAAGAATCCATTACTAGAGAACGATTTCTGGTGGTTTGTTGGAATTTGGTTAGTCGAAGGATGGTGTTATAGCGACAAATACAATAACGTGACGGTTTATACTGCACACAACTCTAATGAGATGGATCTTGTGAATCGATTAAAACACGTCGTTGAAAATATCATTGGTCGAAGTCTCACAATTACGAAGAAGGACGATAACACTACGATTTGTCAATTTAATTCTAAACAAATAGGAAATTTTTTAACGACCCATTTCGGCAAGTATGCGGGCGGGAAATTCATCTCCGAAGTTATAAAGTACTCTCCGGTCCACATAAAGAAGGAGTTAATTAATGGTTATGTAGCCGGGGATGGTTGTGTTTTAATTAATAAAAGAAATGCGAAAACAATAAAAATCACTTCTATTTCTCTACGGTTGTTAGAAGACATTCAAGATATATTGTTTTCAATCGGATGTGTTTCTTCGGTCAATTTATTAAGAAGAGAAAAACAAACCACAATTAAAAATAAAATGGTTAATCAGAAAGAGGCATATTCCTTAACTATCCACGATTATGGCTGTAAATTTTTGTTGGAGAATCATTCCCCAAAGTCAAAAACACAGCGGATTGCCGATTGCTATTTAAGTCCAGATGAAACCAAAATCTATTTTCGGGTTAAAAAAGTAAAAGAAATAGATTATACGGGAATGGTCTATAATTTTACAACAACGAGTGGAACTTTTTTGTGTAAAAACATAACGACTCATAATTGTGCAGACGTTGCCCGTGGAGACGGTGAAGATTATTCAGCTTTTCATGTTCTCAACGCCAAAACTATGGAACAATGTGCTGAATTCAAAGGGCACATATCTACCAAGGAGTTTGGAAACATGCTTGTTTCTGTAGCAACTGATTACAACAACGCTTTACTTATCGTTGAACGTGAAGGACCGGGATGGGCTACTTTACAACAAATTATTGACCGTGGTTATCCTAATACCTTTTATGGTTCCGCAGACCTTCGATATGTTGATGTTGAACAACAAATGACCAACAAATACTATACCGAAGAAAAGAAAATGGTACCGGGGTTTGCGACTACTCTTCGAACCCGTCCAGTCATTATTTCTAATATGTGCCAATACTTCGTGGATAAATCACTTAACCTTTATTCTAAACGGCTTTATTCTGAATTAGAAGTTTTCGTTTGGGAAAACCACAAACCACAAGCAGCCACAGGATATAACGACGACTTGGTTATGTCATTGGCCATTGGAATCTGGGTTCGAGATACCGCTCTTAGGCTACAACAGGAACGAATCAACTTAACTAGAGCCACACTTGATCAGATTACAGTAAAAAAACCCGAGCAATCACCGGTGTATAGAGTTGGTGCAAGACAACCCCAAAATGCATGGAAAATGCCAGTCGGAGTAAAAACTCCATTTGGTGGCCCAGAAGAGGACTTGAAATGGCTCCTTTAACGTTTTTTTCTACATATTTATAGTCACGATGTTATAAAGCATCATACATACACACGAATAATGAAAGGCTAATTCTATGGCAGATCACTTCAAACAATTCAATGACGATACAGTAGATATCAAGCAACAATCTCTTTATGCGAGGTTGAAGAGGCTTTTTTCAACTGATGTGATTGTTCGAAACGTCGGTGGTAAACAGATTAAAATCAAGGACACCGACAATATCATGTATGCAACGGATCGCAACTCATTGCGAGACCGTTTCAATCGTATCCGTTCCACAGCTTACAACGCATACACCAGAGACTTTGCTCTCTCTTACCAAGCAGCAAGAATGGACTTGTTCCGTGATTACGATTGTGTAGGACCAGATACCATTATTCCATTGCCAGATGGATCACGCCCAACTATTGCTGAACTGGCTGAGAAATATAAAGACCGTCCTCAAGAACGATTTTGGGTATTCTCATACGACCATGAAACCAAATCCATAAAACTTGGGAAAGCATATCATCCACGTAAGAAAAAGGGGACACGTCAAGGATATAGAGTAACGTTTGATGACGGAAGTTCTATCGTTGGAAGTTTGAAGCACCCATTCTTAATGAGAGATGGTAGCAAAAAACGTCTTTTTGAGTTGCGTGTAGGCGATTCTGTAATGCCTTTCTATCAGAAAGAGTATGGGTATGATAAACATGGATTTAAGCGTTATCGTAAAATATACAACTTCTCAAAAGGATGGCAGCAAGAACACAAAATAATTGCCGAACAGTTTTATAGACCACTTGAAAAAAATGAAGTCGTTCATCACAAAAATTTCAATGGATCAGACAATACTCCTGAAAACCTAGAAATAATGGATTGGGAAGCTCATAAGAGATTACATTCTGATCACAATAAGAATGTGCTATGGGGAAGTGAAAATTATAAAAATCAACTCCAAAAGCTGAAATCTCACCCCAATTATGTTAACCGTCAGTTTCATCGATGGAATGGAGAACGTAATGGATCAAACCATCCATTTTATGGAAATACACATTCAGACGACTCAAATGAAAAACGCTCTAATACACTAAAAGAAGTATTCAAGAATAGAGACCAAACAGGTGAAAGAAATCCAAAATATCGTGATGATATTACATTCGAAAACGTAAAACAAAGAGCGTTTGATTATTACAAAGAGTACTCTAAAATAAATCTATGGGATTTCATTAAACACATTCATTGCGATCATTCAACTTTACAAAATCGTCTTCAAGGTGAAGGACATAATTGGAAGACATTCAAAAAAGAAATCGAGACAACTCTGAATCATAAAATTGTCTCTATTGAATGTATCGGAGAGATTGAAGTATATGACGTAACAGTTGAAAAGTATGAAAACTTTGCAACCGACAGTTGCATCGTTGGAAATACAATGGATATGGACCCCATCATCGCCTCGGCATTGGACATTTATGCTGACGAGTGTCTTACCCTGAACGAATTGAAAGAAATGTTGGTTATTCATTCGAAAAACCAGAATATCAAAAAAATTCTTCACAACCTGTTTTACGACATTCTCAATATCGAGGGTAACCTTTGGTCTTGGACTCGTAACATGTGCAAATACGGCGATTTTTTCCTTCGATTATACATTACTCCCGAATACGGCATTTACATGGTAGAACCAATTTCGGCATATAATGTTGAGCGTATTGAGAATGCCGATCCATACAATAAACGGTATGTGAAATTTCAGCTTCGACCAACCGATACTTCTCAGGCAGAAGTTTTGGAAAACTATGAAATGGCTCATTTCCGTTTACTTTCCGACAGCAATTTCCTTCCATATGGTAAGGCAATGATCGAGCCAGCCCGTCGTGTTTGGAAACAGCTTTCTTTGATGGAAGACGCAATGCTAATTCATCGGATCATGCGTGCTCCAGAACGACGTATTTTCAAGATTGATGTTGGTGCGATTCCTCCAAACGAAGTTGATGCTTACATGGAGAAACTTATCTCTAAGGTGAAGAAAGTTCCATTTATTGATGAGCGCACAGGAGATTATAATCTTCGATTTAATCTCAACAACATGACGGAAGACATTTATCTGCCAACTCGTGGTGGTGATAGCGGAACAGAAATCGATACTCTGGCCGGAATGGAATGGACTGGCATCGAAGATTTGGATTACATTAAACACAAAATGATGGCTGCTCTTAAAATTCCGAAAGCATTCCTCGGATATGAAGAAGGACTTTCTGGAAAAGCCATATTGGCCTCGGAAGACGTGCGTTTTGCACGCACAATTCAACGCATTCAACGAATCATCGTTTCAGAACTCAGCAAGATTGCTATCATTCACTTATATGCACAGGGTTACAGGGACGAATCTTTGGTTGATTTCGAACTGGAACTCACCAACCCAAGTACAATCTTTGAACGTGAAAAGGTTGAAATCTGGGGAGAAAAAGTATCGGTTGCGGCGGATATGTTGGAAACAAAACTCATGTCCAAAGAATGGATTTACAAGAATATCTTCAATATGTCCGATGAAGATATTATGGACCTCACCGATGAAATTCTCGAAGATACCAAACAAAAATTCCGCCTGACCTCAATTGAGGAAGAAGGAAACGATCCTGCTAAACCAGCACAACAAATCAATCCCGGTAATATTGGTGGTGGTGGTGGACCAGAAGGTGGTCCAGATCTTGGAGACCTCGAAGGTGGACCGGGAGGTAGTCCCGGTGGGGGAGAAGGTGGACCGCCTTTACAGGAAAGAACAGAACAAGATCAATCTGACCGAGACCAAACAGGACGAAAAAATGCTCGTGATTATCCATTTGGAGAAGACCCACTAGGTAATTTAGAAATGAAATCCAAGCCGGGTACAGAACGTGATATTCGTCATCATTATCGAAGTTCTCCCCTTGGAATGAATGAGGGGGTTGGACTCAAACCCAAAGTAGATCAGGGTGTCATTAGTGGTCTAAAAGGTTTCTTAACAAAACCCCTTCTTCAAGAAGAGAAGGAGCTTCGAGATGAACTAGGACCGAATGCCGGTAAAACTCTTCTTGACGAAAGCAACATCATAGAAGAATAAGGTATAACAAATGTGTATGTTTGGAGTTGAAACAACATATTTATAAAGTAGTTGAGAGTTGAAATTACTATGCAGAAACGAATGCGTCATTCCAAGTTTAAAAATACTGGCATTCTCTTTGAACTTTTGACTCGACAAATCACTGCCGATATTTTGGCAGGACGAAGCGAGTCACCAGCTAAAGATTTGCTATTCAAATATTTTAAGGAGAACACAGAACTGGGGAAAGAATGGAAGCTTTACAGTGCTCTTCTTTCACACAAACTTCTCGACGAAACCAAAGCAGAGCGATTCGTTTCTGTTATTCTTGAAGCTCGTAAAAGATTGAGCCGTAAAAGTCTCGCTCACGAGAAGTATGAACTCATAAAGGAAATTAAAGAAGTTTATCCTCTTGATGAACTTTTTAAGGCTCCTATTCGGAATTATCGAATATTGGCTTCTATCTATAAGCTATTTGAAGACGGTGTTTCCGGAGACGTTAGGTTTGATGTTAATGAAGTGTTCCAAGCCAAAACCTGCATAGTAGAGCACATTGTTGACAAGCCGAAGTCTGTACCAAAAGAAACCGAAGACGAACAACTCATCGACTGCTATAGACGACAATCTGCGGAAACCCGTCTTCTCGCTTACGAACTTTTGCTCGAAAAACTCAATACCAAGTATGCTACGGTATTAGATGACGATCAGAAGGCGGTTCTACGTGAATATATTTACAACATCGCTAATACCAATTCTCTTGGCAACTTTGTCAAATCAAAAGTCTCCGAAGTGAAGACGCAGTTGACCGAAGTGGTCAAGAAAATCGATGACAATGTTGCCCGCATTAAGATCACCGAAGTTGTCCATCAACTAGATAAAGTTAATCCGGATAAGATTGTCAAAGATAATCAAATCATGGTTCTTTTGCTCTCTTACGAGTTGCTCAAGGAATGCCGAAAACAGTTGAGGACAACATGAAAAAAAGTGAGCTTAAAATAGTAATAAAAGAAGCCCTCCGGACTATTCTGGCCGAGATGTTTCGTCCAAAAATGAAACTATCGATGTTAGAAGAAGGACCAATTCCACTAGGAGATTTGTTGTCAGCGTGGCGTGAAGATAAAGACGGTGAATACGTTCAAATCAATCCCGACGATTCCGTTTGGCTTATCCGTCATCAACGACCCGTGTTTAAAATTGCCCCAGAAGGAACTGAAAATCCCTATCCCATTATTGCACGATGGATGACGAAAGGAGGGGTTATTCTAAATATTTGGAAGGTTAACGATCACGGAAATGTGGAATTGATGAGTCGAACTGGAAAGGAACTTGGGGGGCTTGTAGAGAACATAAACGAAATGACGACAACCGGGGATGTTGCTCCACTCAATCTTCCCGGTAATGTTGCAGGTGGATGGCTTTCTCCAAAAGGTGGAAGTAAAAAAGGTGTCGCTGGTTCAGCGAAGCTTGGCTATGAATTGACTTCGATTGGAAAACAGGACATGGAAAGAAAACGAGATCCGTCGTAATGAAACTGAAACGTATAGTCGAACAAACAACAGTCGCCGCCCAATATTACGATTTGGGGAAGGATTTTACTTCATTTACTCGGGCGATGGATATGGCGACGGAAGAAGTCAAAAACCGTTTTGAGCAGGCTATTGCTGCTAAATTGAAGGGGAAAAAGATTCGGGCTAGGGCGTCTCGGGGCTATAAGCAATTCGAAAAGGATTATGAAATCAATGTCACCAATGTTTCTTTGGATGATTACTATGATAACTACGTAGTGGTAGTTCGTGGAAGTGACAACAAAGAATATTTTTTGAAGCCGGGATTCAAGGTTCAAATTTTGGGAGCGGCGGATCAAGAACAACCAGAAGAACCAATTCAGCCTCAAAAACAGCCAGAAAAACCGGAAACTCCAACTCAACCTCCACAGCAACCACCACAGGCACAACCGGCAGTACCCCAATCAGCGGTTCCACAGTCTCCACAATCGCCGGAACAATCAATAAAAGAGATGGATACGATTAGCAATACGGAAATAGTAAGGAAATATCCGATTGATGCGATTGTAAAAGACCTAGAGAACTGGTTGCCACGTCTTATGAGGCAAAGCGGAAAAGACTTAAGGCCCTATGTTCCACAAGAAGGTGTATCTCGAACTAAAGGACGTAAAACAATTATCAGTTATGGAATAACCATTCCAGTTCAGGATTTACCGGGATTGACCGTGGACCAAATCAAACAAGAATTATCTCAAGCTACAAAATTAGGAGATATTGAACAGATTTACACGTTGGAGAAGTTTGACGTGAGAAATGACAAATACGTGATCATCGTCAAGAAAATCACGAACTACTAACAACCTATGAACGACAGAAAACTACTTGTAGAAGTACAAACTTTCAGGGCCGATCCTCGCATGTTAAAGGAGAGTCTTGAAAGACCGAATGCCCCGTTTCGAGTCAAAGGTATTCTGCAACGTGCTGGCATCAAAAACCAGAACGGTAGAATTTATCCAAAGGACGTATTGATGCGAGAAGCTCAAAAGTATAATGATACATTCGTTCGTGAAAACCGAGCAATGGGAGAACTCGATCATCCCGAAACATCGGTTGTAAATCTCCGAAACGTATGCCACAAAGTTGTGGAAATGCACTGGGAAGGTGATGACTTGATAGGGACATGTGAGATTCTCTCAACTCCAAGTGGAAACATTCTTCGTGAGTTGTTCCGCAGTGGAGTTAACGTTGGTATCTCATCCAGAGCTCTTGGTTCTTTGAAACAAGTCTCCGAAGGAACTTCGCTGGTTGGAGACGACCTTGAACTTATTGCCTTTGATTTCGTATCGAATCCATCTACAGCAGGAGCATTCATGTTTGCCGAGACTCCGTTAATGGAAGGGGTTAATAAAATCCAAAATCCTACTACCGGAAAATGGGAAACAGTGAATAAGATTGTCCGTGATATTCTAAATGAAATTAACTAAAAGATGAAAAAACAAGAATTGAAATCAATCATTAAGGAATGCATTCAATCGGTTCTGAAAGAAAACTTCATGACCGAGGATGTAAAAGACCCAACTCGTGGAGAAATGCTTCGTTTCTTGCAGCAACAATTTGGTCGTGAAGAAGGATTTCTGGATGCTGCCGAAGTAGCAATGTTTTGGTTTGCCAATAACTATCATGGAGGTCAAGGGTCAAACCTTTACTCCGTTTTGAGCAAATCTCCTTTTATTCCCGGTCGCAATTCTCGTGGTCCAGAACCCAACAGCTTGGAGGCGGACATGTATCAAGCACTCGAAGCAGTGTATGGTGGAAAAGAACATCGACACAGCGAAGAAGACTTACTCCAAGAAGCCAAACCCAAAGTTTTGAAATATCTAGACAATGGATTCTATATCATCAGTGCTCAACAGGCCAAAGAATTTGCCGTCGATGGAAAACTTCCTCGACCCGGCTATGAAAAGAAAGCCGACATAAGCAAACTCAAAGGCTACATGGGAGATTATAATAATCGTATTGAACCATTGGATATAGATGAAACAACCACGGGGTGGATTCTACCAACCCGAGTGGGAGATAAAATGGTCTGGGCAATTCGTCTTTACACAAGTCCTAAACCTATGATGCAGGGAATGAAAGAAATGACTACTACGGGAGCAGTACAGGGATACATGACTCCTAAAGCATTTGGTAAGAAAAAGAAGTTCAATGAAAATGAAACAAATGACTTCATAGAAGGACAATCTAACCAAGTTGCTGCCAATCGAGTAAATAAGCTTCTTTCGTTGATAACCAAAGGTATTCATTCGGATAACAACTGGGAAGCAATTAGGAAGATTTTCAAAAAGTTGGACGAAGCGGGTCTAAATGTAACGATTACTAAAACACAATACGGTGGTCATGCTGAAACCCAAAGCGGGATGCCAAAATATAAAGAATGGCATATTTCTATTCCTTTTACCAACAATAAAGGAAAACCAATGGAATTGGTTGGTGTAATTAAGGCTCACGGTGCAGGCACAATTGAAGATCCATTATCGAGTTACGATATTACAGCATTCGTAACTGCTATGCCACAAAGGGATTTGCAAGAGGAAGAGCAGCCAGAAATGTATGATGCCGAAACCGACCAGTTCGCTCCCGGTCCTCGTCAACGTCCAGAAAACTGGCAACAAGGTGGAGACACTGTTCCTCAACCAGACACCGCAAAAATCCAAAAAGCTCTTCAAGCCATTGGTAAGATGAAACACCACGAATGGCGTGGTTTGATGGCTAGAGCAATCAAAGCTCATCGTTTCCATCCAGATGACGGTAAATACCCAGATCGTTTGAATTTGGGGTTGGCCCTGCAATATCTGGCCGAACACCCGTAATATAAAAAGTTGCTTCTTCATTCATTTTGGTGTATGTTTACGCCAAAATGAAACTGTTCTCCTACGACGACATGTGTCTCGTCCCCAAATATTCCGAGTTAACGTCTCGGGATAATGGAAATACTTCGGTTGAACTTTGTGGGTACAAATTCCGTCTTCCTGTTGTTCCTGCAAATATGGCCGACGTAATGTCGTGGGACATAGCCGATAAACTTCAACTCAATGATTATTTTTATATCATGCATCGGTTTGATGGAGCAAACAGCAAAATTCCTCCCAAATTCGAGGGAGGAGCGGACACGAAAGTTGTAAGTCTCAGTGTAGGTGTTCGAGAGGAAGATCGAGATTTTCTAAAATCGCTTATTTTCACACCGTCATTTATCACTGTCGATGTTGCCCATGCTCACCATTCCTTGGTTGCAAAAATGTTGAAGTTTCTTCATAGTTTTTATTCGGAACCATATACCGAACGTCCAAAATTCATTGTTGGAAACGTGGCTACAGTTGATGGTTACATGTTTCTCTGCGATAATGGAGCCGATGTTGTTAAAGTAGGAATCGGCGGTGGAAGTATTTGTACTACTCGCTTTCAAACTGGATTTCATCTTCCTACTGCATATAGTGTGTGGGATTGCGTGGAAAACAACGGGGGGCGGTATGATGTTCCAATTATCGCCGATGGTGGGGCCAAACATTTTGGGGATGTAGCAAAAGCATTAACTCTTGGAGCTACGATGGTTATGAGCGGAGGTTGGTTTGCAAGTTGTATTGATTCTCCTGCTAAAATCCAGAATGGCAAGAAGTTATACCGAGGTTCAACTTCATATGAAGCAAAAGGCCAAAAGAAACATATCGAAGGTAGAACACTGGAATTGGATGAGGGAACTACTTATTTCGAAAGACTAGAAGAAATACGTCAAGCGATTTGTTCTAGTATTTCCTACGCAGGAGGAACAGACCTGTCAGCGTTTAACACTGTTAAATGGGATTTACTATGATCTCAGACCTATGAACAGTTCGTTTTTCCGTCATCGATGTATTTAACACCAACGGAAACATCCCGAAAACGAAAGAAAAAAAAAATGCAAGTAAAAAATCTATTAACACAGTACGTTGACCCCAAGACGGCGGTCATCCTAGAGCACGTAAACCAAGGACAGAAGGTTACCTTCCAATATTTCCGTGACAATGAGTTTTGGTACAAAACCGATAAAGGATTGATGTTCCCGATTCCGCTTGCCGAAGCACAGGCGGGCCGAGCAACATTTCTTGCCAGCGACAAAGCGATTTACTACATGCGATGGATTAAGAAATACATCGAAGCATGTAAAAAGGAAGCAGCAAATGAGAATAGTAATCACGGGTCACCGAACGGAAAAACTAACACTGTATGACATCGGGTGGATACAAACCGCCATTGATGACGTTTTAGTTACCATTAAAGCGAATAATTCGTCACTTCTGGCATATTCTGGAATGGCAAGTGGTGTTGATTTGCATTTTTGCAAGTCCTGCATCATTCTTGGTATCCCGTACATTGCCTGTGTACCTTTTGAGAGTCAGGAACTTACCATGTCTCCCCGAGACGCCGACCTTCGGGAACAACTTCTGAAATCCGCCAAGAAAATCGAGCGAGTCAAAAATTCTTGGATGGTTGAACATTGTGATATCGGTATTGTGGTTTGGGACGCCAATAAGGGAGGTACCCATAATGTCGTTCAGCAATTTGTAGAAAACCGAAAGAACTTCTATTGGATAAACCCCGTAGGGAAAGTCACTTGGAAGTGTTTCATCGGAAACCCTTGACTTTTAGTTCTGATTTTGATACCATCTTCCTCTAAAACTATGAAAAAGAGCGACAGATTGCGTCGTCAAGCCGAAGATACTATGAATAAAGTTCGAACGATTGCTCGACATATTCAGAATGTTGAGGATAACTGTCTTCTTCTTGGAGAGAAGTTGATCGAGCGGGGTGAGGTTGAATTGGGGCATAAACTCATTGCCAATGGTTATGTTCATGATGCATCTAAGTTTTGGGGCATCGAATGGGAATACATGGCACCGGGACAAATCACTGAGGAAGAAAATGCAAAAGTTAAACTTAAATTAGCGGTTCAACATCACAATCGAACCAATTCTCATCATCCTGAATTTTGGGGACGAATTCAAGACATGCCGAGAATTGCGGTGGCAGAAATGGTTGCAGACTGGAAGGCACGTTCCGAAGAGTTTGGAACTTCTCTTCGGGATTGGATTGATGAACAAGCGACGAAACGATTTCATTTCACGAAAGAAGAACGTATATACAAGGAAATAATGGAATTTGTAGATCTTATTTGCCCCAAACCATTTGAAAATCTTTCACAAAGCTAAATAAGGGCTTGACTTTTTCTAAAACTCACGTATAATTTCCCTATGAAAATTAGAGCCGGTTTCGTATCAAACAGTTCATCCTCTTCTTACGTTTGCGATGTCAGCGGAGAAGCGTTTGAAGTACATGATGATTGTTTTTGGGATGCGGGTCTTTGCCAATGTCCTATGGGACATGTCTTCCAAAAAAAGTTTCTCGTCAAATGGGAACGAAAATATCCCTCTCGGGATGAGATGTTGTCCAAATTGGACGAAGTAACTGATAGTAAGCGTGAATGCATGGAATTCCGACGATTGACGGATTCACAACTGAAACAGAAATATTTGGAAATAACCGAGGGATACCAAGGCAACAATGCAAATGTTAATGAGTGCCCAATTTGCACCATGACCTTTATTAAGGATTCCGATCTCATCAAGTACATGCTAAAAAAGCAAGGACTGACTCGGGAGGAATTGGTTGTTCAAATCCGTGCTGAGTTTGATAACAATTTTCCTGCCTTTTTGGGGTGGATTGAATGTACTAAGAAGAACTAAATATGAATCCAACTATCTGGACCACCGTCAACAAGAACGGCGAGAAGATCAAAGTTCTTCAATCGGATAATTACAACTACGTGTTCAATTCGGTCACGGGATTTTTTGCCCGATGGGGAAGTAAAAAAGAAGACGATCCGGAATGGGCTCCATTTGGTCCCGAAATCATGGACATCGAAATTTCGGAAGGTGAAGGTTGTCCTCTGTCCTGTCCGTTTTGTTACAAAGGTAACCGAAAAGGCACGAACGCCACGAACATGTCTTTTGAGACGTTCCGGCGAATCTTTAAAACGTTTCCACCAACGTTAACTCAGATTGCATTTGGCATTACATCTGTTGGTTCACATCCCGAATTGTTTGATATTTTTCAATATTGCCGGGATAATGGTGTTATTCCCAACGTCACAATCAACGGTGCGGACCCATTAACCGATGAACAAATTGAAAAACTGGTGAGGGTTTGTGGTGCTATGGCGGTGTCTGTTGTATGGCCAAATCCAGAAAAGGGGTTTAACCTCATCAAACGACTTACTGACGCTGGTGCTAAACAAATTAACATTCACTTCATGATTTCAAAACAAACCATTGAGAATGCATATAAGGTTTGTGACGCAATGAAGAACGATCCTCGATTGGCAAAAATGAATGCCATTGTATTCCTTGGTCTAAAACCAAAGGCTCGTGGACAGGCGTTTGATGTTCTTCCAACAGAAGATTTCGTGAAGTTGGTAAATTACTGCTTGGAAAATGGAGTGAAGTTTGGGTTCGATTCTTGTTCTGCTCCTCGATTTGACAGGGCAATAGAACTTTCTACCCTTCCGAAAGAAATTAAGGCCAATCTCATGGCTTGTTCTGAACGTTGCGAATCGGGGTTATTCTCAGCTTACATTGACGCCAGTGGAAAATATTGGCACTGTTCGTTTGGAGAAAACCGTGAGGATGCTTACGGTATTGACGTAACCAAAATTAAAAACTTCACTCAAGAAGTATGGCTTAGTGAACCGATGATAGAATGGAGAAAAAAGCTTTTCGGTTTGTCGAGAGAGTGTCCACTTTACCCAGAAATACGTGTTAAACAATGAAAACTCGAATCGGTTTTGTTTCCAATAGTTCCTCGGCATCTTTTGTTGTAGCACTCAAAACAGAAGAAAAGCCATGTGCTCATTGCGGAAGGAGTGATCCAAACTTTCTTGATATTGTCGAAGCCATAGGAGCTCGTTTTGGAGGCGATTCCGAATGTACACAACTTCATGAACGAGGATCAGAAAACCTTCGAAGATATGTCGAGAGACAAATCAATGAAGATGAATGGCGTGATGACACGGAAAAGAAACAATGGAAAGAAATTGTTGAATTTACCGAGAAGGCGGAAAAAAAAGGCTATACGGTGGCTCGAATAGAAATATCGTATCACGATGAAGTAACTAACAAAATGTTTCGTGATTTGGAAGAAAGAAAAATTCTGATACCCCTATGGTCTGACCATCGGGATATTAGTCTGCGGGAAGTGAAACTATGAAAATTAGAACCTGTTTTGTATCAAATAGTAGTTCATCCAGTTGCGTTTGTGACTTGTGTGGTAAAACGGAGACAGGTTGGGATTTATGTGTCGGCGATGCTGGAATGTTCATCTGCGTTAATGATCATACTGTTTGTCAAGACGAAGCTGTGATTGATTTCAATGATTGGATTGATGAACGTGAAAGGCGAGAACTCGCTGGTGAGTCAATGGAACCTGCCGAATATGGGGTTCCAGAAAAGTACTGCCCATTTTGTTGCATGATTGAATTCACTCAGAGTGATTTGAAACGGTATCTTTATCAAAAAACTCATATTCCAGATGAAAAGGTACTCGCCGAGGTCAAAGCGGCAAATAAACATCGTAAGAAGCTGTATGCTTCCGAGTATGTTATGTATGTACTGGGCCTATGTGGTATTAAAACCGAAGATTTGATTAAAGAAATTAAAGAGAAGTTCTCAAGCTACGCAGAGTTTAGAAAGGCCCTATGAAAATTCGAAATGGTTTTGTCAGCAATAGTAGCAGTTCTAGTTTCGTTGTAATTAGATCTGCTTCAAACGACGATATTGCAAAATTACGAGGGCAATGGGGCGGTAAGAAAGATCTAAAAATTACACTCGACTTAGGTTGTCATCAATTTGGGTGGGAGAGAACGAAATACTCTCATTTCTGGGACCGTGTGTTATTTGCTTGGATACAAGCTGCTTATATGCAGTATCCTCGGAAAAACGGTGGACATCCGGAATGGATGAAGATGCTCAACAGGGTTTTGAAGAGATACCTGAAAGTCAAAAACATCCATTGGGATGGAGTGTCTCTTGAATATAATGAAAAAACTAAAGATTATTGCTACATCGATCACCAGTCGTCAGCAACGGAAGGAATGAACACAGAAATCTTCGATTCGGAAGACCAATTAAAAAATTTCCTTTTCTCTTCCAATTCTTACATTCAAGGTGGAAACGATAACGAATGAAGGCAAGAAACGGATTCATCAGTAATAGTTCATCAAGTTCTTTCGTGGTTCCTCGTTTTGAAGACACGATGGGAAAGCGTAAAAAACTTCTCCTAAAGAACGATGAAATAAAACTAAAGAAATTTGGGTTCAGTCTCGGATTGAATTTTTATCCAGACCAAGTTAGGCTTTCCTCGGATGACGAAAAGCTGAATCCTGAACTCGATAGAGAAATCTTAAAATCGGCCAACTGGTGTCAATATGTCTCTTGCAACCAAGACGAAACCATTGAATTTTTGTTGAAAAACCGTATTTCATTTACTGCTGACATTTATTATGGTCATTACAGCATGATTTACGATGGTAAGACGGATGTCTTGATCATTGCCCAAAACTTCGGAAAACAAATACAGATGTGTGGCACCGACAAAATGACTTTTGCCTCCATTAAAGAGACAAACCCAGTCGAACGAACGACTGGAAAAGAATATATTAAAACACTCAAAATATGAAAATCAGAGAAGGATTCGTGTCAAACAGTTCATCCAGTTCATTCGTGATTGTTACCACTCCGGAAGCGTGGAAAAACGCCAAGAAAAAGCTGGTAGAAAAAGTAGGTGAAAAAATCGCCAAAATTATTGTTGAAGAAATCGGCAAACCAGAGAGGGCAAAGGTTTTCGGACAAGATGCTTTAGTGTTCTCTGGGGTAATTTCTTCTGAGGAGTATGGATACGTTGGCATTGCTCGACTTAGAGAAAAAGTAGAACTCACCGAGGAGGAAGAGGAAAAGCTTTCTGTCGAGGCATACGACCAACACCATGAATTGGACAAAATTCTCAAGGAAGATGGAATTTCTTTTACGTCTAATCGGACCCATTAGTGTTAATTTATTAAAATCAGATCGGGTTTCATATCGAACAGTAGTTCTTCATCTTTCGTTTGCATTGGATATAAGCTTACTCCTTTGATCAAAACGGCGTTGGAAGAAAAATATCCAAAACAGAAGTCCGAAGATGACGGTACCACGGAAGATGATTGGGAATGGCTTGATAGAATAGCCTATGAAGTTCTCGATCTGGACGTAATTGACTTAGATGGACAATATCTCATCGGAGTGTCATTAACTGATGGCGACGATTATATGGTAGATGGTGAATACACCATGAAGGAAATCGAAGAAGTCATTGAAAAACTCAAACAAATTGTGGGTGAAAAATTCCCGGTGAAACTCTACATAGGCACCCGCCCCTCTTAAATTATGAAACTACGCACAGGATTCGTATCAAACAGTTCGTCAAGTTCGTTTGTGTTCTTGGCGTGACCATTGACGATGAAATGGAAAACAAAATTGAAGCTATTCCTTCTTCGAAACGAGAACAAAATCGGCTTCAAATATGTTACGCTATTTCTGGTGGAGAGTGGAAATGTGTAGGTATTTCCGCCGCCGATATGGCCGACAATGAAACCCCCGGTCAACTCAAACAAGAAATCGTCAAGCTCTTGAAGGATGCTGGTATTGATGTCAAAGTAAAAGATGTTCATTGGATTATGGATGGTGGCTACGACGGTTAAAAACTGTTGACAAGCGTCCATCGTTTGATATACTGGCATTGTTATTCTATGAAATTGGTGAGGAAAAATTGGCCCGAGAAACTGCCCATCTATTGGGACTGGAAAGATTAATATGAAAACTAGAAATGGATTCGTTAGCAATAGTTCTAGTTCGTCCTTCGTAATTGGTCTTCCCAAACGACCAAAAACATGGGAAGAACTTCACGTTACCCTTTTCGGAGATATGATCGACCGAGAATTTCATCCGAGTTGGTTAAAGATAACAGAGAAGGCGCATAATACGGTATTTTCAACTTCCCACGAGATCGCCAAAAACATTTTCAATCAAATAGAGGATCAGGACTCTGTTCAAGACTCTATTTTAGCAAGGATTTGCGATCCCGATTCGTATCCCAAGCTTCCATTCTGGGATGATATTAAGAAGGGGCGACTTCTGAAAAGAATGAAAAACCGATACGCAATCGAATATCCTTACTGTATCTCTCCAACCAATCGTTTTTGGAAACAAATTCAAAAAATCAACAACCGTGTACGTGCTAATTACGACACCAAAGTAGCAAAACTGCGAAAAGCAAAATGGGCTAAGATCGCACCAAAGTTCAAGGGCCTTAAGAAGTTTGTTATCATGACGCAAACAGACGGTGGTCCCAATAGCAAAATTCTTCTCATTATGGAGGATTGTTGGAACGAAATAGTTAAGAAAGTTAAAAGTGTCAAGCTCACAGGACATTGATTTATGAAACTTAGAAACGGATTCGTATCAAATAGCTCAAGCTCATCCTTTATTATTGGTTTTGACAGCAAACCACGGAACGTAGAACAGCTTCGAAAAATATTATTCCCTAACAATGAAGGGGTTTCTTATCCATTTGGAGGACACGAGGATGTGCCCGCAGAAATAGCGGCACAAAAAGTTTGGGATCAAATTAAGAACCAACGTCCCCTTTCCAAATCCAAACTCCCCGAAAAACTTAATTCAGGGTGGTTCAGTGAAAAACCAGAATATTGCTTTGATGGTCCTCATCGAAATATCGAACAAGAATATCGTAGTTTGACAGGGAAAAGTATTCAGGACGAAGATACTCCTCGTGAATGGCGAGAGAAGTGGAATATAGCATGGCATAAGCATCGTGAAGAGTATCAAAAGAATTGTATCAATGCCGCAAAAAGATTGGCAAGGGAACTTTTGAATGGTAAATTTCAAGGTAAAAAACTCTATGTGTGTTCCTTTTCGGATAACGATGGAATGTATGGTGCCGTACTGGAACACGGTGGAACGTTCAAAGAAATTCCACACGTTCAGATTTCGCATCATTAACCATTTGACTTTGGGATGGAAATCTGTATAATACATGCATGGATTTGACGTGGCTCACAACCAATACTATCTTTTTGACACTCCACGGTTCGCAGGCGTATGGCCTTGCAAATGAACTATCTGACGTGGATGTGAAGGGTATTTGTGTTCCGCCACGGAAAGTCGAAACTGACTTGTTCCAGCGGTTTGAACAAGCAGAAAACAACAAGTCCGTGGAAGAGAAGTACTCCTCGTGGAAGAACCCGAAGAACCCCAAGTTCGAATCGGTCATCTATTCCTTGAGGAAGTTTTTCTTACTCGCCGCCAATGTTAATCCAAACATCATTGAGTTGCTCTGGACGGATCCGAGTACGTGGTTAGAACACTCTGAATGGTCTGCTCGGTTACACGAGAAGCGTAAGATGTTTCTTTCGACGAAGGCAAAGTTCACATTCTCCGGTTACGCAATGGCGCAAGTGAAGAAGATCGAGCGTCATCGTAAGTGGATTGTTCAAGGCGAGCTTGCTCCCCCGAAGCGTGAGGATTTTGGACTCCCGCCTGTTATGTCTCGTGGCGTCGAAGAAATCTTCGGTTACATCAAAGCAAAGGTAGAACAATGGAACTTTAACCAGTTCCCACTGGAAGAGTCTAGTCGTGCCGACTTGAAGGAACTTATCTGGGAACTTGTTTATGAGTTGTCCAACAAGAATGTTTCATGGGACACTTGGCCCGACGCATATGCTGCGGGTGCCATCCACAAAATGGAGTCAGAACTTGACCTCCGTGAGGAAGTCATCACTCTAATCAACGCCGAGAGGGCATATTTTAAGGCTAAGAAGAATTATGAGAGTTGGCTCCGTTGGAAGGCAGAGCGTAATCCTGCTCGACGTGAATTGGAAATCAAGAGTGGCTACGACACAAAGCACGCCTCTCACTTGATGCGTCTCATGAGAATGGGGCACGAAATCATGACGTTGGGTCGGGTTATCGTCAAGCGTCCAGACTGGGAAGAACTTTTGTTCATCAAGAACGGCGGTTGGAGTTACGAAAGAGTCATGGAAGAGGCAGAGCGTATGCAAAAACAACTCGACGAACTCTACAAAAACATGGAAGCAGATCGTAAAGCAGGTAAAACCGTCATTCTTCCAAAAGAGGTGAATTTTTCGGAACTCAATACATTCTATCATCAACTTAGCGAAGATTACCTCTCTCATCAATGGGAGGGGTAGTCTCTTTTTTATGATTAAAACAACAGATTTTATTACCGATGAGGCGAAGCGTGCTGCCGAAGCAGAAGCGTTAGGTGCATTATTGGATACTTTTGTAAAAGAAGTCGGTACTAAAATTTTCACAAAACTTCAAGCCGGATACACCGGATGGGATGACCCAAAAATAGAGGAAGAACTCAAGCGAAAACTCTTGACTAACTTCCAAAAGGGTGATATGGTTGACGTTGCAGCATGTGCCATGTTCCTGTGGAATTTGCACGACAAGAAACCAATATGAGTTACGAGACCGACGTACCAGAATACGCCATTCACGATGATAAAAGAGTCTGTGGATTTTTTGGCCTATTTTGGTTCCTTTCCAATTTTTTCCCTGCCAAAGTTCATTACGAAGGGCTTGATTATCCTTCGGTAGAACACGCTTATCAAGCGGCAAAATGGCCACCACATAAGCGTTCTGAATTTACAATGATTACGGCGGATCAAGCTAAGAAGCTTGGCAGAGCGGCCAAAATAGATAAGAAAGAATGGGACGCCAAAAAATACAACATTATGGCGATGCTAGTTCTTCAAAAATTTTTAATGAATCAGCCTCTCAAGGAAATGCTTCTCGCTACCGAAGATGTTTACCTTGAGGAAAGAAATCATTGGGGAGACGTTTATTGGGGGGTAAATGAAGACGGCGAAGGTGAAAACAATCTTGGACGTATCCTAATGGGCGTCCGTGAAACCATAAGAAAAAACAAACTATGAATAAAATCGCATTGGAAGAAGTTCAAAATGTTCTGGAACAATACAAAGTTAAAGACACCGAAGCTATCATGAAGGATCTTGAACAGATTCTTGCCGAATTGAAAGCCGAGAAGGAAGCCGAGAAGGAAGAAAAACCTGCCTATGAAACGTTAGTAATTCTTCATGATCCTTCTGGAAAGTTGATTAACGACAAGGCCGATGAATTTGTTTCAGCTTTCGTGGTCCAACAAGAAGAAGGTCAAGATGCCGGAACCATTCTTTCTCGCATCGCCGATGCTGCCAAGACCCAAAACGAATCAGCTAAACGAAAGAATGCTCGATTGCAAAACATGCGGGAAATCTTTGATGGTCTTAAGCCGAAATACCTCAAAGAGAAAAAGATTAAGATTAAGACCAAGGAACCCGTACGTGTTTTGTTGACTACCGGAAAATTGGGAAACCTTGAACCAGTCAAGGATACTGAATGATCCTTAAAGGTGATTGCATAAAAGTAATGCAGGAAAAGGTTCCTAGCGAAAGCGTGGACCTCTGCATTACTTCCCCGCCGTACAAAGAATGTGATGGATGGACCGAAGAATTGATGCGGGGAGCGTTTCGGGAAGTGTACAGGGTATTGCGACCCAATACCCTGTTCTTTCTAAATTTCGGCCATTTAGCTGAGGACAAGTTCCGCCCATTTCGAACTTGTGAAATAGCCTTAGACATGGGATTTCGACTTAACGATACCATCGTTTGGAAGAAGAATCATTACAAGCCCATTCAGGGTGAAAAAAGACTGAACAACCTTACGGAGTTCATTTTTCTATTGTATAAAGGAGAAATGCCGAGACTTGACAGATTGGCCATTGGTGTTCCGTACGTAGATATTAGCAATGCTAAGCGGTTTGCTGGTGGACGAAACTTGAAGTGTCGTGGGAATCTCTGGGAAATTGATTATCCAACAATCAATTCCAGTGAAGAAAAACCACATCCCGATATGTTTCCTCCAGAGTTACCAAGATTGTGCATCCAACTTTGTGGTTATCCAGTAAAGGTTGTTTTAGACCCGTTCTGTGGATCTGGAACTACGTGTTTAGTAGCGAAAGAACTTAAGAAAGAATTTATCGGCATTGAAAAGAATCCGGAAATTTTTAGGGAACTAGAATTGGTCGTTCAATCAAGTTAGACTCCCTAATTTCCGCTTTCATTTTTTTGAAACACTCGGGGCATATTCCGTGGCTGTCTCCTTGTCCATCGAAATACCCCATATCTTTTTTACACCAAGCACAAATTTTGCGTCCTTCGGAAATAACTTCCGAAAGACATTCTCTAATTAATGCTTTCAGTTCGTTTTGCTTCATTCGGCTAATGGTTTAGAGGCATGTTGTGGTTCTTATTCGGAGTAGCAACTGGGTCAGATACTTTGTAATATCTCGTAATCTTGTGGCGAATGTCATCGAAAAGAACCCCAAGCTGTTGTTTTCGAACATAACATTCTCGTGCCAGTTTTTGAAGTTGCTGAACCTTCTTTGTAGTTTCCTGAAAGTCCTGTTTAATGATGTTTTCCTGAAACACGTCGCCACCTTCATTCACGGCATACATTTCGGCTAATTTTATAAATTCTCCGATTGCCTGAGCAGCATCCATGATAGCCTGCTCACCTTCAAATGCTTTACCGTATTCAATAAACATCGATGCCATCTCCTTGAGTTGTTTCTTCATTTCAGGAGTCATGGTATCTTGTTGTGGCTGTCCCATCTTGTTGGGAATAGAAGTCATATTCTCAACAATTGTCTTAAGTGAAAGTTCAGTTGTCTTGGGTAGATTCATACGCATATAAATAGTTTGAATTTTTCGATTTAGCTTCTTTCCTTGTCAATTTCCGGTTGAGAATAATGGTCAAAGTAATCAATGATTTGATCAAATTCTCGGAATAGCCGAATTCCTTTTCCGTCTTCCTCTACCACAAAACACTCGCCTTGTGGCATTTTCTTTTTATAAATTTTTATAGACGGGTCTTTGAGAGACATCACATAATCCCCATCAAATTCAAAGCCCATTGTCTTTAAGTAGTCAACGTCAGTGAACTTCCAATCATCAATATTGATGAGTTTGGATTTTTTCTCTTCGGCTACGGTATGAAGAATTTCGCTGAGCCTAATCATATTATGCTTTAGTTCGGTAAACGGCCTGTAGAAAGTTGGTTAGAATTTCCGAACCTTCTTGGTCATCAATTGGAATTGATTTGATGATTTTGATTTCATCTCCTTCTACATCAGTTTCAATTTCTCGAAGCTGAGGTTGTGCTGGTTGTTTACCTTCCGGTTTTTGCGGCGGTGTTTCGGTAGGCGATTCCTTTGGCAAATCTTCACCTCCACGAACTTTGACCAGTGCTGTATAAACAAACTTTCCAGTTGGTTCACGAAGTTTCTTCACGACAATCGTACTATTGTTTGTAAAATCATCGGATTTACTATATTGAACTTTGAACCTGTCATGTGCTACTGGTTTGATTTCAAAATTCTGAATAGCTTGATTTTCTTTTGGTGTAAATTCAAACCCACGATACATTTTGAGAGTATCGTTGAAATCCCCATGAAAAGTTTTTGTGCTGGCAATAACATTGATAGATTGTTCGTTTTCTTCTTGAAGGTGGCCTTGTCCAACAAGATTTTTAAGAACTTTAAGAATACGTCGTTTTGCTGAAATCCCACATTCTTGAAGCCCACATTCTTGCATCAAGAAATCTCTTACGTCCGATGGGTCCATTTCATCGGCAGCTTTTCCCGCTTTTCCGGATTTCGGAATTTTTCCTTTTTGCATGGCATAAACCACATGCATGAACCTACGTTGGCGATCAGATGTTGACGGCATATTTCTATTTTTTAGGACTTCTTGTATAAATAGCTTTTCTTTATAGTAGAAACGCTTGTTTTTGAGTTTTGTTCAATCTCCTAAGCCATCGTCCCTTCGAAAACCAATTTTCTATAAATATTTTGATGTTTTGAAAAAAGTAAACATATTTATATTTCAGAAATGCAGCTTCTTCTATAAGCCGCCACACTAACAAAGTGTAATCTTCATTGGACTTCTAATAAGTTCAGAACCGTAAGGAACAATTAAATATGGATAGCAATCTCTTAAAAGAAGCTATCGCCGACGCAAAGGCTGTCCGACAAACTGCATTGGCAAATGCCAAGGCTGCTTTGGAAGAAGCTTTTGGAACTCGTCTTGAGGCGATGCTTTCTCCAAAACTCGAAGAGGAAACAAATGACGTTGTGGGTCCAGAGGATCTTCCTCCAGCCCCACCAGTGCTTCAAAAACCTATGGAACAAGAAGCCGCCGTCAATGAAACCGATATCGAGGAAATCATGAAGGAACTTGAAGCTGAACTCCCAGAGGAATCAGCCGCCGTTCCACCGCAGGCACCAGTACCAGCACCAGCTACGTGTCCTCCAACGGACACCACTACTGTTCCGCCAGCTATGTCTCCTCCAGTGGATACTACTGTTCCGCCTGCTCCCACATCTGTTCCGCCTGCCCCGGCTCCTGCACCAGCACCAGCCGCTCCAGAAGAGGAACTAGATGAAGAAATCGATGTAAATGAGCTTCTTGAAGCCTTGAAAAAAGAGGAAGAAGAAGAAGAAAAGGACGAACTCCAAGAGTCAGTCCCAGTTAAATCTTCTGGTATTGGCACTGCTGACAACAAAGTGCCATCAGCCGATGCTCATGAATCGTCTCACATTGAGTCCGCTGCCAAAGATCGAGTTGGTGGAGGCGAAGGCTACACAAATGGCCCTGCTGATCCAACTATGGCAAAACGACCAAATCAAGGTAAAAATGCCACAAAAGACAACCTTTCGACCCCCGGTGGAGCCCTTAAGGAAACCAAGGAAACGGGTATTCCCGGTGGTACTGTAACAGCGAAGGAACCTTCTGAGGCCAAACGTCCAAATCAGGCAGATCATGCCACAAAGGATGACCTCTCCACTCCCGGTGGATCATTGAAGGAAGAAAATGAACAGTTGAAGGCTCAATTGACCGAAGCCGAAAACGCAATCACCTACCTTCGTCAACAACTTAATGAGATCAACTTGCTGAACGCCAAACTGCTTTACACGAACAGGCTGTTCAAGGAATACAGCATGGACAACAATAAGAAGATGAAGATTGTTGAAATGTTTGATCTTGCCAAGAATGTTCGTGAAGTCAAAATGACCTATGCGGTTATCGCTGAGTCCCTCAATTTCGGTGCTGATCTCAAGAAGAAGACCTCTTCTAAGATTCAGAATATCACCGAAGGCATGGCGAGCAAACCCGTAGCGGGAACAGCACCAGATAAGCAAATCATTGCTGAAAGTGCCAAGTCCGAAATGGTGTCTAAATTCCAAAAACTCGCAGGAATTAAGACACCACAACCACAACCAAAAAAGTAAGTGCGAGAAAATAAAGGATAAACCTATATGGATAACGTAAAAGAACTGTTGACCAGTGCGTTAGATCCTCAAGCTCGCTTGAAGCAGGAAACCCGTGGACTCGTGTCCAAGTGGGACAAAACCGGGCTTCTTGAGGGACTCAAGGACGATATTGCCAAAAGCAATATGGCCGTACTGCTCGAAAATCAGGCGAAACAACTGATCGAAGAAGCCTCCATCACTGGAACTTCTGCGAACAGCGAACAATGGGCTGGCGTGGCACTTCCACTCGTCCGTCGTGTATTCGCCGAAATCGCTGCCAAGGAATTCGTTTCCGTGCAGCCAATGAACCTGCCTTCGGGTCTGGTATTCTACTTGGACTTCAAGTATGGAACCAACTCTGGCGTGTTTACTCGTGACTCCGCAACGAACTACTCTTCGTTGTTCGGTGGTGTCTCGGGATCTACCGCAACCGACCCATGGAAGCTTGGTTCCACCAATGCTCCTGTTGGCGGTTTGTATGGACCGGGCCGTTATGGCTATACTGTAAACGATCAGGTAGTTGAAAATATTACCATCACATCGGCATCTGCTACATTGGCAGACATCAACTTCGACACGGGCAATTCCAACGATCCAGTGTATCAGTCGCTATCTGCGTCTTATGCCGCTGGCCGTTTGTGGGCCGTTACAACTTCCGGTTTCACGACCGCAGTTGCCGCCTCGGGTTCCGCCCCAGATATGAATGCTGTTCGCAGCTTCAGCATTTCGGGCTCTGGTATCGTTACCTACCTCCCCGGCTTCACTCGCTATAGTGGAAACGAAGTCGTATTTGTTGTTTCGGGTTCTTCGGGTAATGCTGGACCAGTAACACCTGCCAAGATTACCTACTCCGTCCAACCTCGGGATACTTCCCGTGGTGACTTCGAAGATCGTCTTGGTGTGTCCACAGACGCTACCGACACTGGCCTGAACAAGGACATCGGTATCCCAGAAGTCAACTTGGAACTCAAGAGCGAACCCATTGTGGCCAAGACCCGCAAGTTGAAAGCCGTCTGGACTCCAGAATTGGCCCAAGACTTGAACGCTTATCACAGCGTTGACGCCGAAGCAGAACTCACTGCTTTGCTGTCTGAGTACGTCTCGATGGAAATCGACCTTGAAATCCTCGACATGCTGATTAACAATGTTCCTAATATCAACAAGGAACGTTGGAGTGCAGTACTCAACCGTGAAATCATCAAGACTGGCAATACGTATGTTATTCAAGATACGACCACTGCCGGAACTGGTGGTTACTACACGAAGGCAACTTGGTACCAAACTCTTGGTAACAAGATTCAAAAGGTTAGCAACAAGATTCACCAGCTTACCCTGCGTGGCGGTGCTAACTTCATGGTAGTCGGACCAGACGTAGCGACCATCCTCGAATCCATCCCCGGCTTCGTGGTCAATACGGACGGCGATTCTGCCAAGTTCGCAATGGGTGTAAGCCGAGTCGGAAGCTTTGCTTCTCGATTCCAAGTTTACAAGAATCCTTATATGCAGGAAAACCTGATCCTCATGGGCTTCCGTGGCAATAACTTCTTGGAAACTGGTGCAGTCTATGCGCCATACATCCCACTTATCCAGACACCTCTGGTTTACGACCCAATCAACTTCACGCCAAGACGTGGTGTAATGACCCGCTATGCGAAGAAGATTGTCCGTCCAGAGTTTTACGGACTAGTGTATGTAATGGATACCGACAGGGTATAAGCTATAACACTATAATCACGAAGGGCTTCCGAAAGGAAGCCCTTTTTATTTCCATGCTATAATGAGATATGCGAAAAAGACTTGCATCTTATTCGTATATCTTCTATATGTATATGGATGAAAAGAAAGATAGTTAACAAACCCAAGACAGTTGTATGTGGCATTTGTTTGAAACCATTTTCGCTATATGGGATGGTATCACACATTAAGAATACGCATCATATTTCATTAGAACAATACACAAACACGTACGGCGAATTTCGAGCTCCAATACGACAAAGTAAACGGAACATACAAACCATCCAATGCGGAATATGTGGGAGGGGAATATCTTCAACAGGCATGTTCGTGCATCTTCGAGATTCTCACGACATTTCACCCGACGATTATGTTAAACTACATCCAGAATACCGACCATCCAAAATACGACAGCAAAGTTACATGCAGCGTCTTAAGGAAAATTGTAACATTCAAACATGTGTAATATGTGGTAAGGATTTTCCTTCTGGTAATTTACTCGGTTGGCATATAAAAAACGAACACAAAATATCGAAAAGAGAATATATTCTTACACATATTTTTAACGGAACCCATCCAAAATGTAAGTGTGGATGTGGCAGGCCAGTCAAAATTCTAAACTACTACCCATATTGCCGAGAATATATTTCAAGTCATAACCCAAATGCAATGTTGGGTAAGCATCACTCGAATTTATCTAAAGAAAAAATGGCATTGAAAGCAATGGAACGTCTATCTGCAACTCCATCGCCAAAAATTGACACAGAACCAGAAAAAAAATTTGAAGAATTCCTCAACCGCAATAATGAAAAATATATTCATCCCTACAAAACCGAACACGGTCTGATTGATTTTTTCCTCCCTGATCGGAACTGGTTCGTTGAAATAGATGGAAATTATTGGCATCCAATTAAAATCGAAGGATTGAATTTTCGATTGCTTCCCAATGTAATTTCCGCAAAAAGGAAATCCTCGCTTCCAAACTTAAAGAGAATACGAGAGGAAAATATTGATAAAATAAAATCAATCGCCGACATTCAGACATTATCAACCACATACGATTTTATCATCCCTTTCCGGCAGAAAATAATTTTTAAGGAATTCTTCGAGGCTTGCTTAGAACTTAAAGGTGAAAGTTACCTCCATGAGAATATTTGGCTACTTTTAAAGTTTATAAGAGAGATGCAACCAGAGTTTCCATTTCCACCAAACGAAGAAACTCCCGGTGATGTTATTACACAAATCCAGTCTGCGGACTTTAAATCTATATTAAATGAAAATGAAAGAACGTTTTCAAATAATATCTCGAACATCGGAGTTTCTTGGCTGAAAAGTCATTTCAAGTCATATTGGAAAAGTGCGTTCAATGGAAATCCATCTCCCGTTGAAGCATGGGGGGATGATGAAATCTTAAAACAAATAATCACATATAGAGTGGGTCTAAATAATTCTGGAGAAATCTTTGATTTTAGTCTCCATCAAATGATACGGGGTTTATCTGCTCGCCGATTAACCGTCTCGTTTTTCAAACCATTATTGGCGGCAGCAATATATGACTACTACTTGAAAGATGCTACGACCCCTACAACGTTCGATCCATGTTGTGGATTTGGGGGAAGATTAGTCGGGTTCAAGGCACGATATCCACATGGAAAATATATCGGATGTGAACCAAACTCAGAAACCTACACCGAACTTGTTTCTCTTGTTCGAATGATGAATTGGCAAGATGTGCAAATATACAATTGCAAACAAGAAGATTTTAAAGAAACTATCACTCCAGATTTTGTTTTTACAAGCATTCCATACTACGACAAAGAAATTTACAGCCAACCAGTGGAATACTCTTCATTTGAAAAGTGGACAACAGAATTCATCGGGGGATTATTACGTCATGCCAAATTAGCTCCTACATATATCAACCTATCACAAGATTTAGCACAATTACTTGGTTGGAACAATCCAGATACTTATATTGTATCCAACCGTTCACATTTCGATAGGACAGAAGGGTTGAAAATCGAACCAATCGTGAAGCTTTAGTGAATGCTTCCACGACTCTAAAGGGATAAGGGCTTTATGCTTCCAAGAACGTAACGACACACTTGACTCACCATTCAACTTCTGGTAGTATGAAATTATGAAATTATGAAATGTAGATGGATTGTGGAGAATTTTACGAACTCCGATGACTATAAAAATTTGATTGAAGCCGTTCGAAAAACGGAGCGTGATTGCTATGTTATCGACAAACATAACAATTTCGATTTCGACCCATCAAGATATCGGGAAAATGAATGCATTATGTTTCAAGGGTCTATTCAAATGGCCCGTCATTGCCGTAAAGTTCTTCCAAAAGGATGTTTCCCCATTGCTTTTTGCACCGAGGAAAATTTTCTTTGTTCCACCTATTATCCTTATGTTCAAGAATTCCTGTTCAATAACAAACACCGCTTTGTGACCATTTCTGAACTAAAGGCCAACATGTTTGGTTTTTATAAAGAATTCGGAAAAGAAGCCCTTGTCTATATTCGTCCTGACCGTGGGGACAAACCATTTGTCGGTCAATTGCTTGATATACAGGATTTCGAACAATTTTGGAAAAATGATGTTGTTTGTACGGCAGAAGATGATGATTTGGTAATTGTAAGCACACCTAAGACCATTCAAGGTGAGTGGCGATACGTTTGTACCTATAATAAGGAAATTATTGCCCAATCAACTTATCAGTATCAGGGTAAACGAACTTCTATTCCTTTTGCTCCACCGCAAGCCACTGAATTGGTCCACAAAATACTCAATAAAGGGTATTTTCCCGATCCAGTATTCACAATAGATGTATGCCAAGACATCGATGGGAACTTTTGGATGTTGGAGTTCAACTCCTTTTCTAGTGCAGGACTGTATGCCTGTGACAAAAATCTCATTGCTAAGAAGGTATCGGAAATCGCTGAAAAGGAATATTTTTTGAGGTATCCGTGATATTTATATTCATGCTGACGCTCAAGTCTCTAATTTCAGAAACCGTTATTCCATTGACACAAGAAGATGCTCAAGAAGTTCATCATAAGCTAAGAATTCTTGCCGATACTCCAGATCTTCAAATGGATTATGGTTTAACTCAAGACCAAGCCAACGCATTAGTTCAAAGTATTCCTAAAAGTGGGGGGCAATGGATTGTTCCTCCGTGGGCATGGACGGCAGTTCAGGGAGAAATGGCCGATCATATCGAAGTCCTACAGGATATTGCAATGGATGCGTTTAATGCTAGAGAACAGGGCCAAGCATTGCGTATAAGTAAGCAAGCCAAAAGGCTTAAAAAACTCTTTGGAGTTTGATCTTCTTTTTGCTATTTATATGTTGAGACACTATGTCCACATACCGTCACTTTATCAATGAAATGTACATTCATGGGTTCGAAACCGATGAGAACGAACCCATTTTTCGTGTACCTGAAAATTTTGACCGCTACAACAAGGGATCAGGATGGGAAGCGTACAAGGGTGGAAATGATTGGGAAAATGGAACAACTGGTGTGGCGGTTTATCTTAATCCAGAGGGTTATAACAAGGACATGGCTAGAATTTGGTTCGAAGTTAAATTTCCTCCGCATTTAGAAGAATATGTTTCCTCGTCAAAAAGATCCACCGATCCTTCTTCTATTGCTGTCCAAAAATGGGGAAACAAAGCTGCTAGCCGATGGCTAAGGGAAACTATAAATATTCGTAAAAAAACAAGACAAGTTCATGGTCCTCACGACGGCTATAAACGAAAGTGGATTGAAAGAAAACCTTGGAAAGAATGTTTTATGCTTGCTCTGGAATCAGAGAAGATGAAGCCGTTTGTGAAGAAATGGGGTGTCGATAAAACGAAATGGGTAGGAATGAAGCGGTCCACGATTATGGAGGGATTAGGTCTTAAACTCCAAGAAGAAGGAAAGCCCTCTAAATATTGGTGGATGGATAAAGACGGAAAACTCATTCCCGTTGGTCCAGAACAGCATTCTCCGGTTGCCCGTCAAATGTTTGGACTTCCTATTTCTTCTGCTGTTTATCCCGAGATGTATGAAAAAGGATATCTCCGAGTTGCTTTTACGGGCTATTGGGGTTCTTATCAAATTGAAATCAATCATAAGCCCGGTAAAAGTCCTTCTCTTGCCCAATGGAGAGCCTTAAAAGATTTAGCTATTGAAATGGGAGCAGAATCAATTAGAGATAATACCGACAGTAAACTTGTTCGGGTTGACGAAAGCCGTTTATTGTTTGAAAATTTTCATGACAATAAGGAATGGTTTCTCTATGAAGGAGACAACACTATAACGGCAGTCTTTGAAGACAATTCAAGACAGACTTTTAAGATTCATTTTCATACCAATCGGTTAAGAGAAGATAGAGAAAAACACCGAAAAAAAGCCGCAATAACATGGAAAAAATTAGCCAAAGAAATCCGTAACAGTGCGGGCTTGAATCAGGCAGGGAATCCCATCGTTATTCCTTGGCAAGAATGTTTTTCTCGGGCTCTCAAGCACCCAATGATGAAAGAATTCATTGATGATATGAGAGCAACTCCTATTTTCGAAGTATGGATGCCAATACAAAACATATGGTTATCCCCAAATGGAGAAGCTCGACGTGTCAGTTCACACGAACGGGGAGCGAGTGATATTCTTGCGAGTCTTGGAAAAAAAGTTGGTGGAGGGTATCGAGAAGCATATGATGCCATGTACCGTCTTGGATGGGCACGGGTTATCGTGGGAGATAATGCATATCCTTTGATTGTAGATACTGGAAGCGAAGGAATGCCTAGACTTACAAAAGCACAACGTCAATGGGTAGAAGACCGTTCTTACGATCTTGGCTTGGAAGGATCTTATAGTAACGCATATGGACAAGAAATGCATTTGGAAGAATTATCCGAAGAAATCATTGGTGAAATGACTTATGATGAACTTCGGAATAGTATGAAGGGATATCGTTCTAAGGCAGATTTGAATAGAGGCACAACTACGGGTTCGGATAGTCGTGAACGAGGAGCGAAAGAAGTTAGTGTTCGTTCTCTGCGTGTTATAAGCACATTAGGTAAAGACGGGGAAGAACATCCCACAGCGATGTTCAGTTACAAAACCAGAAATACAACCGGCGATCCAAGAAAAACGCACCAGAGATGGCAGGGATATATTCGTTATCGAGGCGGCGATTCCAAAAGTGTAGTTGCACCAGTAAAAAAGAAACAAGATGTTGAAGTAAACTGCACTTGTCCCGACTACAAATATGTCTGGGCCAAGGCAAACTCTGACGCTGACGCCGGTGAAACAGGAGTTTCAAAACCAGCCGGATTTTCTGCGACTGGTCCCGTTTCAAAGATTGAGCCAAAACCAATGCAATATAGAACTCAACAAGTTGGTAAGAAACCCGTCAATATTTTCGAAGATGTCAACGATTATGACACACAAGAAGATACACCCGTTCAGAATGAACCAAAGGGAGAACCCGTAGATATAGATAAGCGATGGAAGTTCCAAGGTGGTAACACCAATAATGGAACATACGGAAAGAGAATTCGAAATCCTCAGAATACGCCGGGACTCTGCAAGCATTTGCTTGCTTTAGCAGATTATATTGAACGTGGAATTGAAAAAGCCGAACCGGTGGCTCCGGTCAAACCGGGAGAAGAAGAGCCTCAAGTCGTTGCCCCCGAAAAACCGTCCAAATTGAAAAAACGAGGTAAACCAATCAACATTTTTGAATCGATTGTCAACTTTGCACGAGCCAACCCACAGTTTGATGTTTTATATGAAGACTAAACAACTTAAACAACTTATTCGGGCTATTATCACCGAAACCCTTCAACAACTCAATGAAGCTGAAAATGGAGAATGGTGGATTTATCCCGGTGGCGACGCTCAATTTGCCGATGGAAATATCGGGGATTCTAATCACGAAGGATATGTTATTGAGCATGTATCCCGAGAAATTTATGAGCATTTTACCGGACGTGAATTGGGAGACCAAATGGGATATCTTTCGCAATATGAAGATGACCTTTTCAAATCTCTTCAATCCGACGGAAGACTAACAGAACGAGATATTGAGACGTGGGAACGAGGTCGGGGGCCAACAGAAGTTCTCATCGAAAAACTTCTTGAAGACAACGTATATCAAGATAGGAATCAAACGGAGTTTGCAGTCCACATTGCATGGGGTTCCTCAAGTAGAGATGCCAGAGATTACGCAATGAAATATCTTGGATGGAAGCGAATGACTACCGCCCGAAATTATGGCACAAATGTTCAGACGTGGTTTTTACGAGATTCCGACCTTCGAGATATCAAGCGTGGCATTTATGATGCATGGGGCAATGATGGAGATGAGGAAGATGATGCAACTCATGAAGTCACCATTGAAGTCCGTTCTAATAATAAAATATTCAGCGGTATTCCTCTGAACGAACTTGAGACAGCTACCGTTGCCGATTTAGCGACATATCAAAGAGGAGCAGCATGGATGCGGGAAGTGAAAAGAAAAGCTGCTCCTATTATGGACCCCGTGAACTTTACTCCGATGGGTTAAGACGATTTTATTTCTTTGGAGCCAAAAAGCACCTATCCCTTTAGGGTAGGTGCAGTTGACTATAATAATAGGTATTATACGTACCCGCCCCCCAAGTCAGTTCGAAGTTGTTGAACTAATGTATAGAAATTTGCCGATTCGGAAATAGTTAATCCCTTGTGGATGGCAAAAAACGACACTCCTTTTCGAGAATGTTGAACGATAGAATTGTTCATATTGTTTGCCATTGCAACTAACTGATTTGATGGCAGAGTTCCTCCCTGTACCGTAAGGCTTGATGTAAATATTCCATGGCCGGTTGTGGAACTACCCGTATAAATGGCAAAAATAATCCCATTTCCAAGATTCTCTCCGTGGTTCGCAGAAATATAGCCTCGATATCCGGCATTGGCTCCACTGATTCGACCATAAATTTGGCTGTACATATCGGCATACGTAACATTTTGGAATCCAGCGTAAAGGCGCATGGCTTGGTTTCTGGTTGGCTCAGTATGAACACCAAATTCACATTCTGGATATTGCGATGTACTATTGTAAATGTATAATGTAAGTCCCCCATCCGAAGAAGTGGTGTAACTCAAACTCGGAACAAATCCTGTATTGAGATATGCGGTTCCGCTTCCTGTTAGCCCGTTGACACTTAATTGTGCAGAGGTAAATCCGGAATTTATCCATGGATCGTAACCTCCAGTTGAATTCCAAAAGGGGGTCAAAGACGCCGACAGATTATCGGGCACGACGGCGTTAATGACTTTCATTTTGGATAACAGATTGTTACTAACAAGTCCATTGTAAAACGTTCTAAGGGCGTTTTGAGTCGCTTCGGAGGGGGCGGCTCCTCCATTATAAATGACTCTTTCGACCCAATCCTGAACCGGATCGGGGTTAACACGCCCTCCTCCTAAAGCGGCTCTCATATTCTCCACCGCCGTATATAGAGCCAAAGATTCTGTTACCGTAAGGGGCGTGTGAAGGGCCATAAATGAATATGAACGTGACGTATAATTTCCGACGGTTCCGCCGCCGCCACTAGAAGCGGCTAGATATACAGTATTATTAGGAATTGTTGGGTTTGGAGTGAATGATTGGGAGGAATACAAAAGCGAATGACCGCACTGTGAATTTCCTTTATAGATTTTTATGCTATGGCTATCTGGATATTTCGAGCTAGAATAATTCGCCGATATATAGCCCCGAAAATAAGGATGCCGGACTGAAGCGTTGGACGATAAATAATTATAGGCGTCGTAGTGCAAATAGCCGTTATACCCAAAAAGCAATGAGGATTGATTCTGTCCGACACCATCTGCAACTAAACAATCCATGTGTGTAGTACTCTGTGCATTGGTGTTGTTATAATGAGAACAATAAATCGTTATCCCATGCATGGACGCAGAACCAAATGTTCCTTTTAGATTTATTCCAGTGTCAAGATATTTGTTGACTGCATTTCCTTTGATTCCGTGAATGGTCAAATCCGTGTCCACATAGTTGTATGCCTTCCACACATCATAACCCGCCCCTCGAATTATGGGAGTGGCCGAAGCACTAATACCATCTGGAACGAAGCAGTTGGCGACGACAATCTTTTTTCGAATTCCAGCCACATCAAGTTCTGTTAGGAATGCATCCATGGCCGCTTGGGTGACCAGAGATGGGGCGGAAGAAGTATATTGGAGAATTCTTTGAACCCATAGCTGTACTTCTCGGGACGGCGTGTAACCCCCGGTATCTCTTAATTGTAATTTTCGTGATCCTCTGGAGAGCGTATGTGACATATTAGTAAGTCATTCTGTTGACATAACCGTCTAGCATAATGGAACCCGAGATTGATGCGTACCCACGAACACTCAGTCCATTTTGGAGAACCTTTCCGTCCACCAAAAGAGTTCGTCCTGTTCTTGGTGTGATGGTTGCTCTAACGGCATCCACGATATCATCTACGCCACCCCAAAGCAACGTGACCATTAAAGAACTGGTGCTATCATTGTACCCGTACAACCAAATCTCGTCGATAGAAGTTGTGCCGGAAGGTGTGGTGTGAATTTCGTTGGCATTAAGAGATCCCGTCGCCGACAATGCAATCTGTCGTCCATTTACTGAACCACTCAATGGGAGTTTTGTGAATGTAGCCATAAATGTAATAGTGATTAAATGAACATCTGAACCATGATAATATCGGTCCCCTCTTCTCCCCCCCCCCTCCATTCATTGCATACGACGCAGTTGATGCGTATGAGGCCGATACGGTCCATGAGGCAGTAAAGGGATAGGTTGATCCAGTTCCTAATCCCCCTCCACCACCAGCGTCAAAAGAACCC